TTAACCAGTTAGTTCTTCTAAAAATTCATCATATACAATCTCTTGCTTTTCCCAAGTTTGTACTATTTCATCTCCACTATCATCATATACAGCAGTATAATAGTAGTCCATACCATCTTCTGGTTTGTCAGAAAATACAGCTGTTTTCCATCCAGCAAGACGAAGCTGTTCCTCTGTTGGGTTAGAGTATACTTTATTGTTATGTTTTATATACCGAGCTTTAAACTTAACTAAAATACCATTTTTAACTTTATAGAAATCCTTCATCTGTTATCACTCCTTTTGATTAAGTATAATATTTTACTTCTACATCTGACGGTCTTTCAGTACTTTCAATGGTGATTATATTTATACCTTGATTTAACTTAGAAATACTATCCCAATCTTGAATATCTGAAATATCTTCTACAATAGGCTCTACTGTTTGAATATAAAAATGAATTATTTTATCACCAATCCATTCTTTAAATTCATCAACACTTGTAAATTTTTTAGTTCCATCTGAATTTAGATTACCAATAATTGTTCTGCTATCAGGGTGCCAATACGTTCCCCACTTAAAATTACTTGAATATTTAAAATAATCACAGAGACCTTTTCTATTATTGAATACACCTATATTAAAGCCTGCACTAAAATATTTTCCCTCAGAAGCATCACTGTCTGAAAAATGAATAATGCTATCTTTTGTCATAGTGTAAATAGAAAAATTACGTGTAAGCACCGCCGTTCTATTCTCTATATCAAGTGTGACGACATCATTAACCCCTTTTATACCACACAGTTGCTTAGGGACATAGATATTATACTTCTTTACTTCATCACAGTAAGGTTGGTATACAAAGTCCTCAACAGCAGTGGACATTTCACCTTCAAAAACAGATATTCTAAATACTGCCTTTCCTACTTTTCCTGCTTGGGTAGAGACTTCTGTCCTCAACATTGTCTTACAGTCAGCCAAATTCTCTCTTGATACAGCGGTTATTTTATAAGTACCTGCTGATGTAATGCCCTTCCCTACTTTGAATTGACCTGCCCAAGCTAATGAAGCACTTGTCACCGCACTCAAAGTGCAGTTGCTCAACTCTTTTACCTCAACAAACATTGTGTACAATCTGCTCGGTTTAATTTCACTTGATGGTTCTGTATAATAGGCACTATATGTTGTACCTGTTGCCGAACTGTTATCCTTTTCTAAAGAAATATAATCCTCTTCTTCAAGAGAAAAGACAGTATATCCGTTGTGGTCTGCTGTGGTATCTCTAAGATTAAATAAATTTCCGTTTTGCTCAACAGGAATTTTATAATGTCCATAAGGCTCATAAGGTAGTGCAGTATCACCCTCATTAAGCATAACTTCTGATATTCTTATCTGATTTAAAGGAGCAGGTTCTCCTGTATTAGGATTTGTTTCCCCTTCTCCTAATGATACATAAATCCCTAAAAGGGTAGCATCAAAATTTGCTACAAAAGATTTTCCATTTTGAAGATATTGCATTAGACCCTCTTCAGGATTTTTTATATAAAATACCGAGCAAGGTAAATCTCCTGTTATATATTCTGTATCATATGAACAAGTATATGTTTTTCCCTCTTCAATTTTGCAAGGTATTAAAGATATTCTGTTAATACTGTTGTCCAATATATACCCTTTAGATGTTCTATTTGGGTAAGGCACTCTATTTGAGCTATTTGTGCCTAAATAAACATTTGCTTGGTCGGCAAGATTTACTGTCATATCTCCGCAACTCTGTAGTTCTTGTGGATTTGTAGAACTTAATGCTGTATATGGTTTATATTCTAATGCAGTTTCACCCTCATTTAACATAACCCAATAAGTTCCGTCTAAAAGATTTTCTCTTGTGCAGTTTATCTTTCCTCCTGTAACCAATATCATTATTGTGAGATAACCCTCACTATCTGTACACCAAGTTGCAGGTGCATTTTCTGAGGCAACTCCTGCTCTTGTGAAAGACCACAACCAAGTTGAAGTGTTCTTTCCTGAGAAAATATAAAACAACCCTGCTTTTGTTCCTGAATTCGTTTCTGTTACAGGAGCATTGGTTGATAATGTGTAAGCAGTATTAGGCTTTAGTTTTATATACTTATATTTGTATTGATTATACAAAGTACTGTCGGGGTTATCATAAACATCAAGAATATCTATACAGTTGTCATCAGGATTTCCTTGATAAGTGTTTCCACTAACAGTCATATTAGCAGGATAATCATTTCTACAATTTTCTAATGTTACAGGATTTCCGATTGATGTTTTTAAAGTACCTCTAAAATTCCTGTTCATCATCAGGGCATATCGTTTTCTTTGTAAGTAATTCATATACTTACACCTCCAACAATACCTGTTAGGTATACACCATCATAACTGATTATTAAGGTGTATCTTTTATTTGCAACAGGAGTAAATACGCCGTCAATACAATCTTCTCCGCTCATCTTAATAATGACTAAATTATCAGGGTCATCAGGATAAACAAAATTTGCAGGAGCATTGCCTGAAGTAAACACTACTGACGAAATAAAATCATCGGGTAATTCATCAATACTATCGACAGTTATAGTTACTTCTAAGTGTTCCACTTCATCATAACGCACTTCTTGATTATGCACCATTTCTAAAGTTGCTATAGTTTCTGTTGAGGGTAGAATTGTAATGGCATCGGATTTTTCAACCATCTGGGATTGCAATGTGTCAATGTTGTTATAATTTACATTTATTGCATTAACCAAAGATTTTTCAAATAAAAGTTCCGACTTTTCTCCTATGAAAGGCTCGTATAAATCTGCATCCATAGACCTGCTACAAGCTACCTGCTTCATACTAATGGATGCGTCGAAGAAGTCGTCTCGAAGACGATATGCATACCAAGTATTATCTTTCCAATATTGAAAATATAGACTATTTTCTGTTCTATCAAACTTAACAAGAGGATATACGCAAAACCCATCTTCCATACCAAAACGAATGATTTTGCCAGAGTTGTATGCATCTAATATATCATCATATGTCGTAGCGGCTACGGACAACCCATTACCGACTATTGTTGATTCTGTAAATACCGTAAAAATTTCTTGGTTGGAGATTTGAGTATATAACCCATCTGTCTCTGCCCGCAAGTCTTCCAAGTCAGATTGCTCCGCCTTGTTAGATACTGTATTCCACAATGCTCGCTCATCATAAGTGATATGCATTTCTTCATCTGAGCTATGAGCCGTTATATTAACGTCTAAACCTGAAAGTTCGTTGGTGTTTTCATCTAAGGCATTTTTTATTGAGTCAACAGTATCTTGCAATACATCTAATTCAGATTTCGATACATGTTCACGTTCTATTAGCTCTTCTATAACACCCGACTCATAAAATAGAAATGCACTGAAACAGTCTCCTATACAAACTTCTATATAAAATGTTTTATTTTCATTATCATAATTAATATTGGGGAACACCATAGTTCCTTCAAAATTTAAAACAATAATAAGTCCGCTATCATATGCTTCTTTTACTTCTGCATATGTTTTATCAGAGGTTATTACATCACCACTCGTACTCATAGACATTTGAAAAATTTCTTTTTCACTTGAACTACTGTTCTCTCCGTTTGCTCCCAATTTTGTCGCTTTTCCAGAAGAGTCAATATCATACCAACCATCTTTTCCAGCAAAAAGCCCCCTTGTGCCCGTTTTGGGCACAGAAGAGGGTGTTTCAATTTCGGGAACTGTCAAAGGATTTTTGGGAATAAAAGACATATTCTATCGACCTCCTATTCATTGTTATCTTTAATTATAGCATTGTACTCATCTTCAGTTAGCTTGTCCGCTTTATATAAAGCTTCAATGCGTTCAATCGACCATAAGTGTGGGTAATATTTTTGTGCCATTTCAAATACTGTCATTTTCTCTGTCATAGTTCTACCCCCGTCATAATTGCAATGTAATCTATGTCGGCTCTTAGTTGCTCAATCTCGCTCGGTGGGCACTCCGTTTCTTCGGTTTCTTCACATTTAACCCCAATAACATCAGCTAATACGCCATTTTCTAGAACAAAATCATAGTTAGGATATAACTGTTTGATTTTGTTAGCTATTTTGCAATTATCATCAACTACATAAAGTGCTTCGCCCGTCCAATCTTCGTTTGGATAGAGTGAATTTGTTTGATAGCCTTTGTCTTCAAATATAATCATTCAATTAACCTCCCTTATATAAATGCGATATAATTATAAACTGTACCGCTAACATTACTACCATAGTATACAGTTTGGGTTTGGGTTTGAGAGGTAGCATATGTATATTTGTCAAGCGTAACACTAAATCCATCTTGTACCCTATCGTTGTTAAAAAATAGTTTGGTGAAGGTATATTGACTTGGCCTGTTGTTGCCTGACACTGTAATTATTTGTTTATAATTGTCTATTATCACCGCTTTTGGTGTAACTCCCAAGTCTATAGTTCTACTTTCAGCACCGTCGCCCGTGTAAGTTCCAAATATGATTTTTGTTTGAGAGTTAATACTATCCACACATTCACCAATAGCAGTTTCAAATCTATTCAAATTATAGGGACTTATAGGGATAGCTCTGCTATCCGACTTATCATACCATTCTTGTTTTTCGAAATTTATCATTTTGCTATATTCACCTCACATCAAACTTTATATGCCACATAGGCATTTTTTAAATCTATATAATAATGAACACAAACAAGGTCTCCGACTTTTAATTCGGAGACCGACTTATTCAATACTGAAATTTCTGTTGTGTCATATGGGAATTTTATTTTTACTTCTGTTCCAACATTACTTGTCTTTGTTGTATCAACCCAAGTTACAGTTGCATTTGTGCTTTTAATACAATTTTTAAATGCTCCGTCTTCCTTTAGTTTTTTTACAAAATAAGGATACAATAAATCAATAAGTTCCGCTATCTCTTTATCATTCATTCACATCTACCTCCACAACTGAAAAGTCTTTTAGAATATTAACACTCGTAACATTAACTGTCATTGAACCTGATGAATTAAGAGTAAACCCAGTAATTAAAAACAATTCTTTTGACATATTATTGTTAGGGGTAGATACCGTAACCAATTTGTTGACATCTAAATGATATAAAGGAATGCTTGAAATATCTCCGCTTTTTTGTAAAATCGTATCTATTTTAGCATAATACATTGCCAATTCTTTACATTGGTCGTCAGAGTAATATTGGTTGTCCTCAAACGGCTCTTTTGTTTTCAAGCCTATTTTTTGGACACAAGTATCGCTCATTATATTCCTGTTTTGAACACGTGCCTTAAATTGATAACCATTTACAACATTGCCCAAAACAATAATATCATTGTAGATTTTGTCAAAATTATATGTTTGAGTCAATCCTAAAAAACTCTTTTCATCTACTGTATAATGCCACAAAATTTCCTTATTTGTGTCAGTAATATCATCGGCTGTATCTATCATAGGTTCTATAACCAATCTGCCGTTTACGTCATAATAGATATGTGCACAAAGTATTGTAGCATACTCTAATAGAACATCTGCATATGTTTTTCCACGTTCTACTTTAGCTGTATACGGGCACTTCCATACTTCAACGTCTTTGTCATTTACCTTAGTTGTCTTCGTTAAGAAATAGGGTGAAATTAATGGTGGAATTGGGTCTACTACTTCAATACTGTTGTTTTGTGAATATGGATTGATTGGAAGTTTTAATAACTTTCTTGTAGCATCATATAAATCATTATTTATATTGGTTTGATATGTACCTGATAGCTTCCCATGCAAAGTTCCATCTAAAAATGCCCATTTGTCAACACCGTTAATCTTAATAGTCTTTGTAGCTGGCTGATATACTTCATTTGGATTAGAAATATAAAAAACACCCTGTGGTATGTAATAGGGCGTCTTCTCGTCTATATATATTCCTAACCATAATTTAAACTTTTGTCCTATCCAGATATTGTTGAAGTTGATAGGGAATGCATTTCTATCATTGTTTAATGTTAACGTGCAAGTCCTACGACTCCCGTTTTGATAGTTTACACTTAAATCTACATTTATATCATATAAAGAATTTGTAAACTCAAATTTTACAGTTTCGTCATAATTCAGCCATTCTATTTTGATTGCTTTCATAGGATTCTTATACAAAGCCTTTATGTATCTTTCAAAATTCATCGAATTACAACCCTGCCTTCGTAGTTTATATCCGAAAGTAGTTCAACACCCGAATTGGTGATTCTATAACCGCCAAGCACCATAGAATAACTGTTATCATTCTTTATATATAATTCTATAATAGGAGTGGTTTTATTGTATTCCGACTGCTTAATAAAAATTGTGCCGGAAGACCAATCGGATGCTGTGAAATTCTTGACATAGACTCCGTTTGTCTGAGATAAGCCTTTTTCCAAAATAGAAAAATTCTCATCAATAATTTTTTTAACAACACTTCCTTTTGTGCCATTAACCCAAGTCTTCAATTATATCACCATCCTATTCTTTTATATTTCTACCTAAGTTTGTAGTTTGTGAATCGCGAGAATTATCCTCACCAGTCCAATAATATGAATCATCCCATCTATATTGCTCGTCCCAAGTATATGTAAAGTAGGGGAGAGCTTCGCCTGATTCTGTTAATACCCAATCGGAAACTGCTTTTTGAGGGTTGTTTATGATAGATACTCCTTTTGTATCGCCAACCTCTACCCAAGAAAATTTTAAAGTTTTTAATTCTTGTAATGTTGTGCTTGTTGTTGAGATATTCAAAGGAGCAGACACATTGACCTCCCACAGATTACCCTCTATATCTTTCAAAAACTTCCTTCTCGTATCAGAAGAAATCGCCTTTAGCTCGTTAATCATATTTGTGTTTTGTACATAATCAACATCGTTTGCCGAAATGAAACCACACAAAGAACTAAGACTGCCGCTCCAATAGTTAGCAGAACCATATTGAACCGTAGGATATTTAGTGAAATTCGGTACTATTGAAATTTGAGTATTATTTGTCATATCATCTATTTGTAAGTTAAGTTCAAACTTAAACATTTTATCCAAGTAAAAAACATTCTCTTCTTCTGTTTCATCAACAATAAATAAACTCCAATAAGGGCAATTAATTGATACTTGTTTTGTTACAAAAGGGGAGAGAATGCTTCCGCTTTGAGAAACATCAGTATTAGGATAAAAATAATATTCATACTCTACTCCATTTTTGGCAGCATAATCAATCATCAAATCATTAATATTCTTTTCTGATTTTTGAATTGTTCCAACATATTCAGAAACGGACTCATTATATTTACGCCTATAAACTTCATAGCCGTTAATAGAGCCAATCATATTTGAATCTCCTGCACTCAAGGGGGCATCACTGTTGTTGAAGTTTGCATATAAAGTTGTTGTTTCCTTCCATGCAACAGGTTCATCACTAACACCAGAAAATTCATCTTCAGCAGGAGCGCTATTTTGAATATACAAATAATCACATTTCTGCTTTCCGTTCAATATTATTTCATTATATGCCAATCATAGTCACTCCTCTCTATTTATACCATTCTCCTATTTCAGGATAAAGTTCATCATCAGGATACAATTCGTCTTCGGGGAACAATGCATTATCAGCAGTATTTTCCACAACTTTTAAAGGTGCGTAAATTCCATTGTCAGACGACATCGGCGATAATGTTACTACATACCAGCATGTTTGACCTGTCTTGTTTGAAAGATTAACAGAATTATATACTACATCGTCTCCCTTTTGAACCATATAGTTCAAAGTATTTTCGTTATAATCATAATAAAGTTTTCTTGAAATGGGCTTGAATATGTCATCAAAGCCTGACATCTCAAGAATAACGACATCAGATGTTTTATCTATTTGAAAACTTAAAACCACATAAGAATCTTCGTCAATCTCTAACGATTTTCCGTTTGATGTATCTGAAAATACAACTCTGCTATCATTCGGAATGTTAATAGACACAGAGCCGGAATGAAAAGCATTTTCTTCTGCAACTGCAATAGGATAATTAGTTGTATAGCTAACATCTTCGCCCTCAACTATACCCTCGGTAGTTCTTAAATTACCCCAATTTAACATGATTCCTGATGTTTTATTCAGGGCTACAATACCAAAGTCTGCATCTATGTCTTTTACAACATAATCTATTTTAAACTTAACATTGTTTAAGATGTTAAAATATCCGTTTTGAGTTTCAACATACAATTCGATTAAATAATTGGTTTGATTAACCAATCCATTACATTCACAAGAAATATCATCATCTATACCATATATTTGATTTTGGGTAATGGTATCCATAATAACAAAATTATTGTCGGTATCTGTTAAACGCCAACCATATCTTTTTATATGTATATCCTCATCTTGTACATAATCAGCTTTAAAGAATACCTTTCGTTTTGACAAAGAAGCGTCATCTTTAAGGATTAAGTCGCCGATTAAATTATTTTCTTTATCCGTGAAATTGTTATCATAACTATAATATATAGTAGTTTTAGGTAATGAATTGGCATAAAAGACTTCTTCACAACTTGATACGGTATTTCCTGTTCTGCCTTTCAAAGTAATATTCCAGTAGTATTCTTCGCCACTGTTGACAAATTTCATATAGAATAAATTGCTATAATCGGTATTCCAAGTTTCAGAGTTGTACGTATATTCACTATACACTCCGTCGGTATAAGTATAATAAACTTTTTTGTCATCATATGTATTATCGGCTGTAAAATAGCAGACTGAAGCGGTAGAAAAATATTCTTTTAAATTGACTTTAAATACAACATTTTGATTGCGGTTATTAATAGGGTAAAAAGGAGTTACAAGTTCTTGTTCTCCACTATCGAAAACAATAGAATTATCGTCCAATTTAGATATTATAATTTGCCACTTTGTAATTGCTTCATCTCCGTCTACTATACAAGAAAAAGGTAGTTCCATAGAATTCAAATCTATAACCATATTGCCATGCATATTAATACTTGGAGACAAAAATTTTGGTTTATTTAGCATACTCTTACTCCTTTCTAATATAATAATAGGGCAGAGATGTCTCACTCTGCCCATAAGTTAATATCTTAATGATTTCCTACATATCTGCGTAGTGCACTGATAAGTGCCTGTCCGTCTGAACTTCCGCTATCAACAGTCATACCATTGATAATAATTCTATTATCGTGGGTCTGATTTATCTGCTGTGGTTGTGTATTTATATAACTTCTGTCTGGATTGATATTGAAATTACTCATATCCCATAACGACCTTAAATTACTCATTTGTTCTGTGTTAAAGACAATACCGCCACTTGGAATATTGCCGATAGTAGGTTGATTAATAGGTATAAGATGACCATTTGAACTTATGTAAGCCTCAAAGCCTTCTTCTCCCATCAATGTCATTCCGCCCGATGTATAACGAGTTCCCTCTGCATATTTGTTTCTATATTGCACTCCATTTACTGTATAATTACCTTGAACATTTGGGATTTTAGTAGAATAAGAACTACCCCCAACTACAGATGGATGTAAACGAGAAACCCTATTAGAAGATTTAGAAGTTCCACCAGAAGAAGCGTTATTATACATCGAATTTAATGCATTTGGTAAATTTCCAATAGCATTCCTTGCAGCATCTACTGCTTCGCCTAATGTAATTACTCCGTTTTCAAACTTCTTAATAACAACCGATAGCTCATCTTGTTGCTTTGTAAGATTGTTGATAGATTCTTGCTGTGTTAATCCGGCTTCTTCAACCTGTTTAGCATACTCAGCATCAGCCAACTCTGCCTTAGCATTTATAACGTCCTCTGTGTTTGCTACCCATTGCCATTGACCGTTGATAAACATTCTAACATTACGCTCATTAAGAACATTGTTAAGTTTTTGTTTCTTCTTGGCAATCTCAAGGTCTGCTTTTGCAATCTCATAACTCTTCATAAGAGTTTCGTATTGCATTTCATACTGAGATGTTATACTTTCAACAGTTTCAAGCGTAGAATTATTCAGGTCTCTCTCATACTGTCTTCTAAGTTTATCTGCTTTATATTGAATATCGTAAAGTTCTTCAGACAAAGTGTTATAATCTGTTTGATTAAATAATAACTGTCTGGTGTCTTTATCAAGCCATTCGTACATCGTCTTAGACGTTTCAAGTTCTTTGTTAATCTCGTGTTGAGCCTCTGCAATAGAATTTGTAACATCATAATAAGATTGCAATAGAGTTTTTTGAGAATCAAGTATGGAAGAGCCGAAATCGTTTGCCTTATCAAACTGTTCTTTTCTGGCTTCAAATAGATTTTGTTCTGCCTCTTTGATTTTGTTAATATCGTCTGGATAATCTTTTTTAAGCCATTTAACAACACGTTCCCAAGCATCTACTTCTGAATCATTGAACAATGCCCAGTCGTTATATGTGTTTCGCTCATCTATCCAATTATTAGAATGTTCCCAACGGGCATCTACAAGATTATTTTTTGCTTCCTTAATTTTATCAAGAGCATTAGGGTAGTCTTGCTCCAACCACTTAACAACTCTTTCCCAAGCTTGGACTTCCGAGTCTCCAAATAAACTCCAATCTCCTTTGGCTTTTCTTTCTTCTATCCAATTTGTAGAATTATTCCAACGCCAATCAAGTTTTTTATCTTGAGCATCCCACCAAGTCTTTTGCAGGTCTTGTATTTCATTTGAGTTGTCATCGTAACCCATAGCACGAAGTCTTTCTGCCTCTTCGTGTGCAACTCTCTGGATTTCATTGTACTGAGCAGTCACATCGGCATTTTCGCCTTTGAGTTCCTTGGTCAAATCAATTTGATGTTCAAGGTCTTTAATGCGGTTATCTGCAAGGTCACGATATGCTTCGTTGATTTTTCCGATAATATCAAGTCGTTCTTTATCATTTTTTGTGAGATTGTCGTGGGCATATTGAAGTTCTTTTATATATTTGGTTTCGTCTTGGTGTACTTTATAACGATTTTCGGCATCTTTGAGGTAGTTGTCAAGAGCGTCATTTTTCTTGGAACCACCACCACCGCTTGAACCTGATTTGCCACCTGAGTATTTAGGAACAACATCTGCTCCTGCAATATTAATACTTTTTATGTTCTCCAAAGCCTCGACCGCTCGCCCATAAGCCAAAACCTTTTCTCGGTCTGCCAAGTACTTAGTTTTAGTATCTCCTGACATTCGGCTTTTTTCGGAACCTACATAATCAACTGTGCCATCATTATTGGAATCATAACCTCCAGAACCAGCTAATAATGCATAGGCTTCTGCTAAACTTTTAACTCCTTCTAACTCAGATTGCAACACACCTAATCTTGCTATCGCACCAGATGAAACAGCCTCTAACATTGCAGTCTGTGCAGAAGCATAAGCAGATGACAGCGATTGAATAGCCCCTTCTGTCAAGCCCATAGTACGCATTTCTTCATATAAGGTTTCGATTTCTTCTTTTGTGGCATTCGAAAAATCAAATGTTGCTAATTTAGCATGGATTTTAGCTCGTGTTGCATAGTTATGTGCTACTGCACTTGCATTTGTAACACCATTCTCTCTTAATACTGCTGCAATCTGCTCTTCGGTGACTTCGGTTAAGCCTTTACCTGCAAATGTGTTATCAAGTATTTTATATGTCAAATCAGTCATTACTTGATTAAACTCAGCAGTACCAGCCTTAGCATTAAGAAGTTTTGACTGATAAGAACTCCATTCTTCACCTGCTAAACCTGTTGCTTCTTGTATTTTAGAAATTGATTCAGTTGTTATGTAGCCTTCGTCTGATAGTTCTTTGAATGCTTTTTGAAGTGTTGAGACGCCTTCTGATGCAGATGTGAGGTCTTCTAATGAAACCGTCATTTTATTGACTTTTTCATCTGAGTTTTCGGCTTCTGTTCCGACATTATTAAAAGCAAGGGCAATTTCATCTAAGTTGTCAGCGCTATCAATTATTCCTAAATATACAAGTTTTTGAATGAACTCGTCATATTTAGGGTCGTTAAGCATATCGGCAGTAACTTTGCCTTCTTTTCCTAAGTCTTGTAAACCTTGAACAACTTCATCAAATTGCCAATTATCTACAACTCGATTAAAGGCATTTGTCTCGGCGTTGTCACCGCCCATAGCAATAGCCATTTTGTCCTGAAAATCATTAATGAAGTCAAGCCATTTATTTACTTTTTCTTCATCGTCGTTTGATGGATTTTCAATATATTCAATACCATCCGCATCCGTAGTAAATTCGGTGTTCTTACCCCTAAGATATTCAGAAATCTTTTTATTTTGGTCTTCAAGTCGTTTTCTGTCTTTTTGGTATTGTTTATTGCCAAGGTCGTCTTTGTACTGGGCATCGAGTTCAGCCATTTTAGCAAGATTGTCTTGGTAATCTTTGAATTGCTGATTGATATATGCTTTTTCATCGGTATTCATACCGATGTCACGCCCACCATGACCCTTTTTTACCTTACCACCATAATCACTTACGTGGTATTCGCCATGCTGTTCAACATCCTTCTCCATCGTCTCGACAAAGGTTTTATTTTTTTCTTTGTTCTTTTCTTTTTGCTCTAATTTAAGAAGGTCAATTGTTCTTTGAAGTTCATTGTTCTGTTTTACAAGATTATCATATTCTTCTTTTTCGGTAAATGTAAGAGTTCCCTTGCCCTCAAGTTCATCCATTCGTTGTCTTGTAACTTCAAGTTCATCATTTGTTGCTTTTAAATCCGACTCAATTGTTTGACATTCAGATTTAAGATTTGCTAAAGCTTCTCTCGATTCTTCCGTAGTTACAATCCATTTATCAAACTGTTTGATTAAAAGATTGACGCCGTACATAGCAAGACCAATAGCCGCATTAACAGCCATGTTTTTAGCAAAAGCCCAAGCCTTCGTTTTTAATGTTGCAAGGTCAAGCGTTTTATTGTGGTCGTTTAAGTATTTGGTGTATGTAGCCAAATCTTTTGTTTTATAAGCTTCGTCTTCTGTTGTGAGGAACTTTTTTAAACTATCGTCAGTAACACCAATTGCTTTACTTAAATTTTCAAACTCCTGCTTTGTTTTTAATACGGATAAGTCCCATGTTTTTGTTTTATCAAAAAAGTTGTTGGCATTTTCACTAATCTCTATTGGCTTTGGTTTGAATACAGATTCAAATTTGCCTTCGCTGTCAAACCTTGCAAGCAATTGACAACAATGACAATTTGTGCTATAATATAAATCGTTAAAATGTGTGATTATCTATATTATAGGAGAGAAGTTAATGAAAAAGTATTGTAAAACTTGTGGCTATCAAGTAGATGAAAACATAGAAAAGTGTCCCGTATGTTCTCAAAATAATTTTTATCCAGTTAGTAACATGAGCTTAGATGAACTAATGTCAAGTAACACATGTATTCTTTGTCGTATCTGTGGAACAAAAACCACTGGAATAGCAGACAAGTGTCCAAATTGTGGAGTACCCGTAGGAAAACATTGTATCGTTGTAAATGACAGTTCTATTTTAGATAAACTATCCATAGACGATTATTTCACTATTACAGACATATCAACAGACCAATCTTTTCTTCGGGCAATGATACAACTCAAAGAAAAAGACATTATAGAATACGAACTCAAAATGTCTCAGTTTCGTAACCAATCTAAACAAGCAGAGCAAATTCAATCTCAACCTAAACCAACCGAAAAACAACTTACTTGCCCTCAATGTGGCTCTACAGATATCACATCAGGAACAAGAGGTTTTACATTAACCACAGGATTTCTTGGTTCAGGCAATCATAGGAATGTCTGCAAGAAGTGTGGATTTAAGTGGAAACCCGGCGGTTGGCTCGAAGCATTGAATAGGGATTTACACGGGCACAAGTAAATTTTCTAAAGAACACAAAGGAGGATACATATTGTGGATTTACTTCAGGAATACAAAGAACTCTATTACAAAGAAATAGAATTCAATGACCGTCTAAACGGTAAAATATCTACTTGTATTACATTTTTAACAATAATTGGTAGTGCATTAATATTGTTATGGACGCAATTTAAAAATTACGAATTATTGTGGTATACTGGTGTTTATCTTGTGTTTTGCATAATATCTACGATTATGTTTTGTATCTGTATCGGTATGTTTTTTAGAACATATTCTGGATACAAAACGCAGTTATTTCCAATAAAATCAATTGCCACACAAAACACTGCTGTATTAAATTCAATTCAAACAAATCAAAAAGATAAAGCTAACGAAATTCTTGAATTAAAAATGGCTGAACGTTTTATTAACGATGCTATCCATAATAGAGAACTCAACATTAAGAAAAATGATAGACATCGTAGTTTGATTAAAATGATTACAGCAACATTTATAGTGACATTCCTATCTTTTGCTATTAATGTTTCCATTGATTATTACGAATCGACTCAAAATGTTCAGGAAGTTACTGAAATTTATGTGCAGGGAGGTGAGATAGATGTCAGAAAATGATGCTATAAAAATGAACACAGATATTCAGTTAACAGATAGCAAGGGCGTTCCGATTAATGTCGTAACCCCAAAACCAGAATATTTAGTAGAAACCTTTTCTCTCAAAGAATCGGAAAATAATTCTGAAATACTAACAGGAGACAAATAACTGTCTCCTGTTTTACTATAATGTGTATAAATACTCTGGTCGAGGTGTTTCAATTATTATTATATTCCCTTGCGTATCTGTAACAACATCAGTTTTAATTTTAATAACATCGTTTGCTCTGTCAAAACACTCGTTATTTGTGCTTGCTTTTCCACTATCAAGCAATAAGTGCTTTGCTGTCTTATTGTTTGTTTTGATCATCGTACTATAATCCTTTATATATTGTAAATTATAATTATCGCACGAATACACTTTATTTTATTATCTGTTCACACATACAGACTAATAAAAGAGATGTGTTACTCATCGTATTTCGGCTTTCGCATACGACAAACGAACAACTTTTTACCAACTTACTCAAGGTTGGCGGCTTGACTATATCTTCACGTATCCACTTTCGTTTATCCGTGTCTGTCTAATAGTCGATGGGAGTGGCACTTACTAAAAGCAGTACGCCCCTCTGCGAATTGGGTCATCACGCTTAATTTATAGAGTCACGTGAGCCTTTCCCGTCCTTGTTGGGTTATTTCTAAATCCCAAATCTAAGTAGTTGACACTTAGATATATAACAGCCTGTACCTTACCATACAGTTTATTTATTTTATTTTACAACATAGGTATATCTTAAAATGAATAACCATTTGTCTTTGTGTTTTATCCAGACATCTTTCATTCCGGCACGAGATATACCACTGAGCCTCGCAAGACCATTTAGCCTACGGTAAGTTAAAATGCGATAATTAACCCAGCTTTTTGTTAAGTGTTATGCCTGCTATAGTTCCTATTGAACCAAGTGAGCCCAATGCGTCTGTGAGATTGTTTATTTTATCTAAAATCCAATCAAGGGATTTTATAAGTCCAATTACTCCATCAGAATCAGCAATATTTCCAATGGTGTCAGTCCAAGTGTTGGAAAGCCTGTTCATAGAGCCTTCCCAACTATTTGCGGTTTTTCCGGCTTCTTTTGCCATTGAACCAGTGCCATCTTCAAACTGACCGAGCATCTTTTCGTACTCAGACCATCCACGCAATAGCGCGTCTAATTGTGTCGCTCTAAGTTTTCCACCAACCGCATTAAGAAGGTTTGTTCTCCTTAAATCGTTCTCGTCAAGTTTATTATATTCAATAGAAAGGTCGTGCAAAACATCCATAGCATCTCTCGTCTGGAGCACACCATTCTTGGTTTCTTTAAGAGAAACGTTGAGTGCATTACAAGCATTCTCATACTTTGTAAGACCCTCGGCATCGATACCTTCTTCTTCATCGGAAACCTGCCTAATATTAAGTAAAATTGCACGGAATGCACGGGCTACCTCAGAACCACTCTGTTGAGTTCTTGAGCCCATAGTCGCAAGTGCGGCAGTTAATTCGTTTGCTTCTACACCAAAAGATGAAGCCGTAGACGCTACAACTGAAAATCCTTCCGAGAGTTCAGTCATATTTATTGCATTATGATTGGTTATGTAGTTTACGCCATCCATAATGCTTGTCAAATCTTTTAACGAGCCGCCAAGCATATATGCTTTATCAGTTGCCACAATGAATTTGTTTGCAACTTCTGCCGTCATATCGCCAGCACCCTGAGCTTTTACTGAAAGCTCACCCATTTCTTCGGCTGTATCATAATAACCAGCTCTCGACATTTCTTGAACGCCAGCGAGATAATCAGTTGCCTTTTTACCGTAATCACTTGCAACATCAAACGCGTTGTTCCCAATGCCTTTTAATTGGGATTTGGAAAGGTTTTCGTTTGCCTTGCTAATCTCAGTTAAAAGTGTGTTAACCTCTTTAAGTTCAGTCATTGCTTGTTTGGTTTTTGAGATAACCAACATAATTGCAGAACTTACAGAAACCCATTGAGTAAAGCTTTCGGCAGCCTGTTTCATTTGTTGTCTTAAGTTAGCACCAAGTCTACCAAGACCACGCATTGAGGTTTCTACTTTTTTGAGTTCATTGTTATACTCATTCCACTTTCCAAGCGTTACACCGCCACCCTCAAGCAAGCGCACATATTCCTGTAACTTAACCTTTGCCTCTTCGGTTATTTTAGTGTTCTTGCTTAAAAATGTGTTTATTCTCAGAATTAATGACGAAGCCTTTTCTGTTGAAACGGGTTGGTTAAATTTATCAAAAGACAACTTTGCTTGGTCAACAGAAACCTTGACGGCTTTAAATTCTTGTTCGAGTCTGTCTGCTTCGGCTATTAATTGCTCACCAGACATCCCTTTCATATTATTTAAAATCTGTTGTAGCTGAGCTGTTTCGGCTTCTGCTTTGTTTGTTGCAACACCGTATCTTTCAAAGTCAGCAATAAGAGAATTTATTCTGTTTTGATATGCACTAACACCATGCCCGTTATCCAAAGAAAACTTGATATTGTCCATTTTTGTTTGAGAAGTAGATTTTCGTGCTCTTTCATCTTCAAGCCTTCTTTTCTTAGCAAGTGCCTCCCTTTCGGCATCAATGGCTTCCATTTCCTCTCGATGTCTCGCTTTTGCATTTGCAGTGGTCTTTTTGATTGTATCGGTTTCAGCCGCCAACTCTTTGTTTTTCTGTCTAATATTCTCCAGCTCTTGTTTGCGAAGACGGATATTTTCTTTTGTTCCTTCTTGTTGTGCTTTGTTGGCATCTTCGGCTGCTTTTTGTGCTTTTTTTAATGAACTTAAAATGGTGCTTGTATCAATATCAATACCCTCAGATTTTAAGACTTCTCGCATCTGTTTTGCAAGGTTTTTAAGTTCTTTTTGAGTAGTAGCTGTATCTAATACAGTTTGAAGATTTATCTTTTTTTTATTTAACTCTTGTTCAATCTTTCTTAAATCGTCGGGAGTTTTGCTTGAATCCAACCTCGCAATAAGTTTGACTATAAAATCATCCATATATAATAATCCTCCTCTCTATTTAGGTATAAAAAAGACTCCCCTAAATCATAGAGAGGGGAGTAGTAATCAGTTTTATTTAACAGGAATTTGCACTAACAAAATCCTTAACTTTTTTGTACATTTCTGTTGTGAAACTATCACATCTATTATAAAAGGCGTCAAGCGATTTGTTGCCTTTAGAAGAATTACAAACAGGACACACCGGTATAATATTATTTTTTGTAAAATGACCACCTTTTGTTAGTGCGACTATATGTTCTTGTGCTAAATATTTATGATGTCTACCAAAACATTCACTTTCTTCAATTCCACAATACGCACATTTGTGCTCAAAATATCTTAAAGTGTCATTCCATTCTTCTTGTGTCAAATCGGATATTAAATTCATTTTTCTTGAACGACGTTTTTCGTATGTATATTTGTTTCTGTCACGATAACACTTGTCACACAAACAAACACCACCATTTCTTAAAATATCTTCTTCTCTAAATATTTCTCCACAAGATGTACAAAATTTTTCGCCTTCCTTCAACATATAAACTTTACTTTTGTTTAAATGTCTGGAGTTAGTAAGTTCTCGTCCTGCCTTTTTTGCGATACATGACTTGCAAACAGTTTGTCCATATTCTCTTTCTGACTTATGATAAAAATAATCATCGGTGTCTGGCATTTCCAACATACAATTATGACACACTTTATATCCGTCACGAATACCAAAATCATCTTTAAACGCATTAATACTTCTTGTTCCAAATGTGTGATTTTGACACTCCTTGCAATTGCTTGAAAATCCTGTTTTTGTATTGCATCTACCATCACTTTTTTGGAAATATAATTCGTTTAAGGGTAATATTCTGTCGCAAGTTCTACAGTATTTTTTGTTTTCTGCATATAATTCAGCATTCTTCTTTCTGCCCCAACCAAACCTTGTTCCTTCACACTCCTTACAATAGGAATGAAGTCCACCGTATCGTTTGCTACCTCCAGATGCGAAAAAATATGTGTTTTTAGGGAGATTGCGCTTACATATTGGGCAAACCTTCTTGTCTCCTGTATATTCTTTGAACTTTTCCATTTCTGTTATGGGTGACTCAAATTCATTAAGCACAAGCCGTCTAAACCCACTATCTTCATCAACATCCCACGAAATATACTTTTCTAAACCGTCCATAAATTCCTCACTTTCATTTTAAAAATCAACATAAAAATAGAGTGGCTATTTAGACCACTCCTGCATTGCTTTTTCTAATTTGGTTGTTTTTATATACACCCAAAACATATCTTTTGATTTTGGATGTAACCCCACTAACTCATATTTAATACCTTTCGATGCGAAATAATCACGCATTGGAACGGAGTAGCAAGGGAATAGTTTTGATTGTTTTATTTAAACCAATCCTTCCTTTATTTTAAATTTAATCCATGAGCCTTTGCGTGTTTTTTGAATAAAGATACGAGTTTTCCACCACCAAACAATTCATTCATAGGCTCTTCCCAAATTTGTGTGCCAGAACCCCATCGACTTCCATCGTTATCGGTGATAGAATCCCAAGTGGTTTGTCCCTTTACAAAACTCGAAACATCCCAACCACCGTGTAATCCCGCATTGGCTGCAACAACAGTTTTGTATGCATCAGCACCCGGACTTTCATAGTTCAATGAATCAATATCTAAATAAATTTCAATTGATACCGAATTACCCGACACTTTTGCTTGTCCTATCTTACAACAATTCCTCAGTTGGTCTGTTCTGTCATACCAGTATCTGCCAACGATTTGTCTTACGCTTGGGTCATATTCCGAGTAGTATTTTGCAAGAGCTTTGTCTATTTCTTTTTTTACATCATCTGCAACCTTTTCAAAAATCGCTATGAGTTGTGGGTTTAAAGCTCCCGCAAGTTCTCCAAAATTATGTATTTGTTTTGCCATAATTATTCAGCCTTTGATTCTTCTGCTCGTTTTTCATTTATAACCTTGTTTGCAATTTTTACCTTGTTAGACAGGTCAATAAACTCATTCAACATATTCTGTAATTCTTCTGCATTATCAGATTTAGATGCTGTAAGCAAAAGCCTCTTAAATCCTTCTACGTAATCCATATTGTTGATAACAATACTGGATAACTGGTTAACAGCATAAACTTTTAGTAGCTTAAGTTTCTTTTTGTAAGTAAAATGATTAATAATTCTTCTAATGACCATAAATCAAATCTCCTTTAAATCTTTTAGTTAATTTTGAACCCATTAAAAGATTCTACTATATTATTCTCCGTTTTACATAAGAGAGAATAATAAAATAAATCACCATGAAACTGGCATTTCAACACCTATTCCTGTATTTTTGCAGTAAGCATAGGCTGAACCAACATAACTTCACCCTCTTGTAATTCGCTTACATATTCATCAATATCCTCAACTTTAGCGGTTACTTCACCTAACTGAATAGAGGTCGCATCAAGTTTTAATGCCAGATTTTCCAATACAGAACGTTCCTGCTCAGTCACTTCGCCCTCAAGTTCTTCATCGGGATGCTTGTGAATATAGTGAGTAACATAATTGGTGAAATCAACCATTTCGGTTTGACTATCCAATATCTTCAACCATATTTGAACTTTACCAGCAACATAAGTGAAAATGTTGTCCAGCGGTATCTCGATATAGTAGTAGATAGGGGAGTAGTCTGTTAAAAACTGTGTCACATCAATAGCTCTGCCGAGTTTCTCTTCGTTCATAAAACTTAACCAAATTGAACACTGCTTTAAATCTTTACCGTCAATTTGTTTCGGCATAATGATTTTGATTGTCTCAGCGTTGTGTTCATTTTTATATGTAGTACTTGACTTTGTAATCACCAAGGTCTTATCTTTTGACATTTTTAAAACCATTTGATACACCTCTCTTTCAATTTTTATTTTTCTATTAACCCTAAAATGTAACTTTCTTAAAGAACGTTCCTGTTTTGTCTACAGTCATTCCACAGCAAAGCGATTTCGGGTCTCGTTTCATTTCTGTATTACAGGTAGGGCACTCATGACCCGTTGCGACGTATTCTGTAATTCTCATGGATATCGTCTCAGTGTGCCCACATTTTGGGCAGAAAAAAGGATAAAACAATTCAAGATAACCTCGTTTCTTTTAAAAATTTTTCTATATCATAGCGATAGTTTGTTCTTAACAACTCGCTATCAATTTCAATAGGGTTCATTTTCAAAACATCACTCTTGCTGATTGATTAAACATATCTAAATATACATTTTTTATATTTTATATTTTCTCTCGCAGCATTTCTTACCCCTTGTACTTTCAAATCTATCCCAAATTTATGTTTTATATCAAAACATAGTTGTTTAGTAGAATCATATATAATTTCTTCGCCATCTTTTATAATTGAAATAGACTTTGATTTCCTATTTAAAGAGCGTTGTTTGTATGATTTTTGTGGGGTATAGTCACCCCATCCCAAAACATAACCATTTTTTAAATAAGTTAAAATAGTTATTCTTGCTAGTCCAAATTTTTCAATGCATCCATTAACACTTTGACAATGGTTATAATAATCACAAACTTCTTTTGAAAGATTAGACATAGCAAACTCATGGCATTTTTTAAAATCAATATTGCTTAAATCAAACATAGAGTTAAGTATATCATTAGATTCAAACTGTTCTTTCATATAATTCAATTCGTTCTTAACACTTTTAATTCTAATAACAGTAATGCTATGATTTTTAGCTAACAAATCTTTTATGTAATCATTTTTTTGTTCTTCGTCTGCCGTCTTTTTGTTTAAAGTATTGTACTGATAATGAAAGCCACCATCCATTTCTAGTATATATTTTTCACCATCATACTCAAAGTAATTGTCATATCTTTTGCCATTTCCCCAATCAGGAATATATTCATGACAAACATTTTGTACAGGTAACTGCCTTAAAAACTCATATGAAAATTTATTTGGGTATGATATTCCATCTCGACAGTTTTTACATCGAAATCCAAAATTATAGACATTTGAAATTTTTTGCGAAGAAATATCTCCACAATCAGGACATTTAAAATCGATATATGAATTTGAAGTTTTTGTGTACAAACTCCCATCTTCTTTGTTTTTTATGTATTGTAGCATCCAATTTGCCGTCGTGTTTATATCGTTAATTCCAACTGCAACTTTTCTTCCGCTACATACGGGACATCCTCTACCTTGAGATAAATGGGACTCATCAATGTAAATTGAATCGTACCCACATTTATTGCACAGCAACTTATACCATTTTTGTTTGTAAATATAATTGCCGTACAAATAATCTTTTGTTTCTTTAGCTAAAATCGTTAAATTTCTTTTGTCGTCTTTAATATTTTCTCCATCATGAAATTTCCATTTTGTTTTTATTTCTTTTTCTCTCTGCTCTCTTTTTTTTGACGTATTCATAATCACACCAGCCCCCATCAATTTTTGAAAAGCAAACCCACTTATAATTAACATTTGGGTAGTGATACCAAAACAATTTTCTTTTTATAATTGCTACACTATCTGGGCAACCCTTTGTGTCAATTACTTCTTCATGACCATCTTTGTAAACAATAAAAAAATCTGCCACGTATTTAATGGGTTGTACGGACTTATTATCGTGTATAAACTTTGGTTGTAACTCATATGGCTTTTGTAATTCGTATTTTACCACATCGCCACTCTTCACTAATGGACAAAGTACATCTCGATAATATTTCATCTCTAAGATAGAGTCAAAAACAATCCCGTTATATGTACGTTTTTCAGTATCTTTATCTACATTAAATTTTGATCTACTCACTATATTATTCTCCATTCTTGGATGCGAATCTTGTCATTGTACCACCCGACCATGAGCTTGCATTGTCATTCAATCTTTTGACCAATACATAGTCCGGCACTGACTTAATAAAAGCATCTTCAAATTTTTTACCTTCGTTCTTTGCTATATCATTCACATCCTTTATAATAATAGAAGAAGAGGATGCTAACCTAAATTAACACCCTCTCCTTAAATCCTATATTCAATTGACTTGTTTCTCATCGGCTAATATTTTTGCATATTCGCCTTTAATTACTTTAATACTAATTGAGACCTCACCGTTCTTTATATTGTATTTTTCAATAATTTTCTCGTACTTGTCATATGTCGTAATTGCATGCTTAAGACATTCTTTGCTAACAATTCTTCCGTTTGAAATTTTATCAGCCGTATTAATTATTTCCCATCGATAGTCAGAAATTTGTTTATCAAGCAAAAGGTCTTTTAAACCCTTGATATCATCAATTAATTCTTGGTGGCTTGTTTCGTATTTCTTTGTATCGGCTTCGTGTTTATCTTTTAGGTCTTTTATGTCTTTTTTATTCTTTTCTAATAAATCGTGGTCTAATTGTCTCTGTTTAACCCACTTAACAGGCTTTCCGATTATCTCAGAAAACTTGCCAATTATACTATACATTGCAATTATCCCAGACATTATAATAAACACTGTAAGAATGACGGCGGTAAAATCAAGTTTAAGTAATTCTCTTATTGGTTCCATTCATATACTACCATCCCTTCACTATTAACTCCAAATAATACCGCCCCAAAGCTGTCTACCGTCGCCTTTAAACTTATATTCACCATTTACCTTTAAGGTAGTAGAACCACCACCATCAAGAGATATAGCAAAATCAAGACCAAGATTTTTTGCTGTTTCGCTTGCTCTAGTTGCATTGCTACCTGAACGCACAGCAATAACAATTCTATTATCAGACTTTCTATATCCGATAATCGGTCTATTGGTTGTCCTTATAACGTCTGAAAATTTCCCAACAAAACCTTCTTCTTCAGCCGTAATTTTAGGATAAACACCATAACCACTGACCGCAAACCATACACCTTTTTCTTTTGTGATGTCGGTAATATATTTTAATTGTACATTATTCCAACCATAACATACGAGAGTAGCAACAGGCTTACCATGGGTTGCATAATTAGATAAAACTTTACCTGCATTAACAGCCATACCTTGGGGAAACACTTTGCCGTTTCCTTGTGGCATAAAGAATAAACTGTTTACAAAGTTATCATATGGTGTTTTATTTGTAGCCCTCTGAGTTTCTACATGAAAAATATTTCTAGGGTCTATTTCAACAACATGAGTGGTGCCAATGACACTATATTTTGTAGGAACAACAGAAGGGGTAATTTCTTTATTCTTTTCAGTAGTGCTCTTATTGGTAGTTATATTTATCTCTTTTGTATCATCCTTCCAATCGACACCATAACCAAGTAAGTCACAAAACTTCCGTATGGGAACATAAACAGATCCATCTATATTAGTAAATGGTATATCTACTTTTTTGTCATTAATTTTTATAGTAGTTTGTGCCGAAGGAGATGCACTAACTTCCTCTTTCTTTGTATGTTCAATTCCTAAATGATCACAAATACCCATAAAAATTGCATTAGCTAAACCATCTTGATTATTCTTTTGTATACCTGAATCTCGTGTGTTAGAAATAAAACCCATTTCTATTAAAATTGCAGGCATTGATGTTGCTTTTAACACGCTCAATTCTGGTCTTTCCGATATTAAATTACTACGCCCAGTTAACCCAAGTTTTAGTAGCTGTGTATTTATTTTGTTTGCTAATTTTTCAGCATTCGTTCCTTTTTTATATATACAAATATGAGAACCTTGTGCTGACTTGGATGCTGAACTGTCTGTATGTAGCGAGATAAAATAATCAGCTTTAAAATTGTTAGCCAAAGAAGCTCTTTGACTTAGACTTGAAGAGACACTTGTTCCAACATTATCAGTTATTTTGTTTCTTGACATTTTAACTTCAAAACCAATGTTTTTTAAAAGTTTTGAAAGTTTTTCAGAGATTTGAAATGTTATATCTTGTTCTCTCAAACCATTACCAGAAGCACCTGTGTCAAAACCCGAATAATTATGTCCGGGGTCAATAAATATTTTTTTCATACACACTCATCTCCTTACTGTCTCTTAATCTTGGAGACGAGTGCCTGAACATCTTCGACAATCAAAGTGCCATTCTTCAAAGCATCTAAAATCTGTTGTGCTTCCTGAGCACCTGTTGTTACATTTCTGTTTTTATATGTATTATACAATGACGCAACTACAAGAAAAATACCAGACACGATTACTGATATTTCTTCGTTTTCTATTGGCAAAGTATTAATGCCAAACATCTGTAATACTGCATTTATAAGAGCAACAAGCAGTATTAATATACCTGTAACGGTTTCAGAGGTAATACCCTTTAAATTTATTTTGTTCATAGTTAGTCCTCCGTATTTTTATTCTGTTTTTGTTCATTCCAACGACCTATATACTTTTTATGGTCATCTTTTGTGAATGCAAACGCCCATCTTTTGGTGTCGGGAATAACTGTCTGGTCTACGGGCTTACAACCCCACAACCAATACTGAGCTGCCTGTAACGCGTTCCCATACCAAATGACATCTTCCATTTCATATTCTTTTCCTGTTAATTCGCTTGTCGTTTTTATGTTTAAAACATCCTTCCGATAAAAAGTAAAAAATAGGGGAGAAACTATGAAATGAATAGCATCTCCCCTATAAAAGAGTTTTTAAAATAATACTATTCATAATTTTATTCTTCAGCGTCACTTTCTGTAGCAGATTTTTCAACGACTATTTCAACAGCCTTTTTCTTAGATGACTTACGTGCAGGAACATCTTCTTTTAAAATTTCATCAAGCACTTTTTTAGCACTCTCCTTAAAATCTTTCATTCCTGCCAAATCTATATTTGCAAGCATTACCTTTGCATCTTCTTTAGTAATAACGCTAGCGTTATACTGTTTAAGAAGAATATAAAGTTTATAATGCTCTGGACTGCAAGCTAATTTTCTCCAAGGTGTAAAAGACTGAATTTCATCACAAGAATCACAAGCGTGATAGCCCTTACCACAGATAATGCACCAATGGTTAATCTTCTTTGACATAAATCCTCCTTGATATAAGAGAGGGTATAGCATTAACCATACCCTCAATCCTATTCAATATAATTACTCAGCTACGATTACGCTGAAGAGGTCAGCCTCATCGTCACAATAGTCCTTCATAAAGTCAATCGCAAGTCCGTGCTTACCTGTGGCTGTAAGAGTTGTATCAACAGAAGACGGATCAATCTTACCCTTCTTAGCAACAACTGCACCAGCATACTTGATGTTTTCGTTACACTGGTCTCTGAAGATAGCGAAAATCTTAACACCAACAGCTTTCGGGAATTTCTCAGTGTTGTTAACAACACGAACAGCACTTTCAGATTCATATTCGTATTCAACATAAATTTTACCAGTTACACCAGTAGGAACTGTGATTGTGTTACCATCCACTGTAAATTCTGTAGCGGTTGCACTTGTACCAAGAGCATACTTTGTTGCAAGGGTGCCCCTTTCAAGTTTGTAAATATACTTGATATCGTTAGAAGGTGTGTGAGAAAGGGTGATCTTTCCGCCTTCTACTGTAAGAGTTTCTTCGCAAGGTGCGACAATCTTATTGTCAGTAGAAGCAACCTCTTTTTCAGTACCATACTGCTGCGCAAGCAAATCCATACTGTGGAGTGAATTTGTAGTCTCAAATCTACCTTTCTTAGCTCTGAAAAGTTTTGTAATCAAAGCACCAACAGCATCAGTAATTTCCTCGCCATCTGCTGTACTTGAAAGTTTAGGGTCTTCAAGCTTTGTTAGACGAGTAAGAACGGAGCCATCTTCCAAGTCAGTAAGGATAAGTCCACGAACTTTATCAAGAATAAGTTCATTAACATTAATAGCCATATTAGTTTCCTCCTTGTTATTTTTAGAACAAAATAAAAGAGAGGCTTATTAAAGCTCTCCCATCCAGTTTGTTTCTTCTTTACTTAATTTCTTTAAATCTACACCAAAACCAGAATAACCACTTTGCAATAGCAATTCTGCATTTTTGATTTTACTTATACGACCAATACCATCCATAAAAGCATTTATATTTAAACCAAGAACAAAGTCTCGATTAAAACCACTCTCTACAACCAGTGTTGATATCAAAGGGAGAAGGTAGGCTTTCGGTTTTTTACCTTTGTTTTGTTCATACTCATCACGAGCATCCTCAATCAAAACTTGTCTGGTTGCTTCGTTACCTGGCATTTCATCGTTTCTTTTGATTTTGTGCATCTGACGAAGCACACTAACAATGCAAGTATAGGCATATCTGTCAATTTGCAGATAACTACCGTCCTCAAAAACTTGCACCATCACAACTTCTTCAAGTTGTTTATTATACATTAACTGCATTTTTGAGAAATCAATAACATTTCCAAACAATATCTTTGTTTTTTCAACATCAAAACCTCTCGCCAATACAGAATAAAAGAGTTCATAATCCTCAATCTGTGTATAATCTTTGCCCATATCATCTAACTGCCATTTTAAGTCGGCACCAACAGAACATAAAGTATATATCATTCCGTAATACTTGTTGTCGCCGTATTCTATTATCTCGTCAACGGACGGCTGTTTGATTGTGATATGGTCATTTATTTTTACGCTATATCCACGATATATTTTTGTATCGTCATTGTCTTCAAATAAACAGACAAGTTCTTTCTCTTCTTCGGGTGGTTTCATTAAAAACTTCATAAGAGAAGAAAAGTTGTCGTTTATAGTTTTCAATCCAAGAATGATATTTTCCAACGACAATACAATTTTACTTGTGAAAGCAGATGAAATCCTATTCAAAATCTTTTTAAACATTTTTCACCTACTCTTCACACATAGATTTGTTGAGGTCTTTCATTTCAAATATCATCTGGCGATATAAGAATTTTGGTGAATATGTACCCTCAACATTATGAACCAAATCTAACTTACCAAATAAATGCAAGTTGTATTTGTCATTCTTGCTACCACCAAGAGTATCACGACCATTAAACTTCTTGTCTATCAACATGGATATATAGTCATTTCTATTTGCTGATATTTTGGGTATATTATCAACATCCATATGGTCGTTATGAGAATAAATCCAGATTTCTAAACGTGGGACAACCCAAGTGTTATTCTTATCATAAGTCTTGGGTATGTGTACCTGAAGAGTGATAAAGGTTGTTACATCCGTAATAGTATCTGGATTTTTATTATACGAGAATATATTATAATCAGTAAGCTGGTCTCTATCCTCTACAGAAGATATCTTAGGACTGTTTATTGCATAATAAAAGGATTCGTCGTTTATCATCTCTTTGGCAATAGCCTGTTTTAAATCATTTATAATTTCACTGTTTGCCACACGACCACCTCCTAAAACGGACTTACGATTGTAATAACAATCTCGTCAAGTATTTTATCGCCCTGACAAAGTGTGAGTTTGAACATCTCGTCAATCAAATCTTCGTCTTCAACAAGCAACTTAACCTGATTGCCATTCTCAGTCAAACCTACCTCAATGTCGCCCACAATGTTCCACTTAAATTCATCAGACCATTCAACTGCATTACCGTCCTCGTCAACCAAATTGGCTGTATAAGTACGACTAGAACCAACTTTAAGGTTTTTATTGCCAGATATAGTTCCAGTGATAGCATTGGATAGAATTGTCGTTTCATCGTCATTTTCAAGCGGAGTAGCAGGGGAGATGTAGTCGCAAACTCCATACTTCAAATCATCTTCACTTGCCGTATAGGCACATTCCTCAACAATCCAATGAGTAATTCCGTGTCCGTTATATGTATCAGCAACATTGCCCGTATTAGCCAATAAATACGCTGTCGGGTCTTCTTTGTTGTTGTCAATAAAGAACTTTTTAGCCATTGATTTTTTGAGCTTAAGAGCTTCAGCATCCAACGGTATATTGATTGAAAGTTTATCTGAGCCTAATGAAATTACATTGCTCTCAGCAAGACCGTCATTGTACTTACTTGCACTTAAAATAACAGCCTGACGCTCAATGATTTCACCAAGTTCATTCTGCCACTTTAAAAGATAATTGCACTGTTGCAGTTTACCATTGCGATACAACTCGTCGTCGTAATCACAAGTAGTAACAAGCCACCAAGAATTAGCCCACTCAATGTAGTCGCCAATATTTATCTCTTGCCCCGGCATACTTTCAAATTCTTTATAATAAGGCTGTGTGCCTTCGTTGATAACCAACTGCGTTTCTATGCCATTAAGTTTAATCGTTTTATACGACAGACTATCAACAACTTTGTTTTGCAAATTCGCTTTCGTGCGATTTACCATTCGCTCTCGTTGAGTAGTACCATGCAGGTTTATTCTTGCGGTATATCTATCCATTAGAATCAACCTCCTTAAAATACTTTTCATTTATCTCTTCGAGAATACGAATGCACTTAAATACTTCTCGTTTGCAAACCTTATTAGAATACTCTTCTGAAATAAGAAACTGCATTGTATTCAACACAGTTATAAATCTTGGCTCGTTAACCAAGATTGACACCAAATCTTTATTCCCGATAAGTTCTCTAAGGTAACTTTCGAGATACGATTTTAGAGTGTCTGACTTTTCTTCTTTAAGAGGAAGTATCTTGTACGTCTTGTTTATCAAAAACTCAAAATACTTACAAAAATTCTCTCTTGGCAACGCCCCGTATTTCACTTCTATCATGATTTCAACTCCTTCATATCGGCAATGATATAGGAGTATTCATTGGTAAGACTTCTTGCTTGTTTTCGAGCAGTGTCATATCTATTACCAACCTTTTCAAGAAGATTGGCGGGGGAGAATACTGAAAAGTCTTTTGTAGAAAGATTGTTTCTAAGGTTTTCAAGATTGTTCACGTAAGGCTGTAGCCAAAACACTGTCATCCATTCGGTGATAATATCCATTACTTCATAAGGTATCTCTACCGAGAATTCCATGAGTTCATCGTCACGAAGAGATAAATCTACAACCTTGTTTGTGACACGACCACATCTTGAAATTGCCTTATTCATATATGCAACAAGCATTTCTGTCTGCAAACTTTCAGCAAATGTAATCAAATCTGGGTCAGTTATTTTATCTTTGAATTCATTAAATACAGTTTCATAACTTGTATTCATGGTTAGCACCTCCTTAATTAGTCGATGCTAAATTTCACATTTAACGCCGTTTCAAGAGCATCAATAGTCTTTCCTGTGCATTCTTTAGCATCAATTTTTACCTTTGCTCTTGCGGCAACAGTAGCCTTCATTCCGGCAGATAGATTAGAAAGAGTGCGAATAAGTGTAGAATCGTCCATGTCGAAAATTGAGTCAATGGTATCAGGCGTCAAAATATGTTCATAAAACTTTGTAACCTTTAAAAACTCATATAACTCAATTGCAGAATAATCTTCTGTATCTTCTAAGATAATCCAATTATCTGTAAAGAAACGTCTTTGAGAATTCTTCATAGAAACAATTTCGCCAAGTGTCATATACTCACAAGCACCAAATTCGTCCCAATCTACAGCATCGCCATTTCTGGCAATATAAGTAGCACCTCCAACGACATTACAAGTTACTGGAACTTCAATATCGAGGGGGATTTTAGAAACCTTTTTTGAAGCTTTTTTTACAGGCTTTTCAGTATTGTTATCTTTGTACTTTTCTTCGTATTCGGCACGAATTTCCGCCTCAAGTTCTGCTTTGATTTTCGCTTCTAATTCAGCTCTTTCCATAGCCTCTTTTTCGGCTCTCTGTTCTTTTGTTAAATTTGCCATTATATTCCATCTCCTTTTATTCAAAGAGGGCGGTATAAATCCGCCCTCAAATTATAGTTGTTTACCTTACGCAAGCTTGTACACGCCAAATGCAGTTGACAATACAGCCTTAACGCCATATCTCTGAGCCATGAAATACTCCTGAGAAAGGTCTGCGTTACCAAGCATATCTCCGGGAACGATAAGAGTATCGCCTTCAGTTACAAACTTGATAAACTTTTCATCACCAGCAACGATGTAAAGGTCGTTACCAAGGATAAAGTCTGTGCCACCGATCTTATGACCATTCTGCATTACAACGATAGGAGTTGTATAGAAATGACCATAGTAACCCATAGCATAAAGGTCTTCTTTTGCAGAATCTGCATCAGCGCCCTTAACGCCTGTAATCTTTCTTACAGCCTGTTTAGAACCGATGATTGCTGCTTTCTTACCTGTAGCAGCTTCTACGTGGTCAATTACTTCTGCAAGTTTAGCTTCGTCAAATGTACCGTTTGCTGTATAAGGAGCAACAAGACCATCAAATGTTGCAACTACAGCACCATACATTTCCTCAGTGATTTTCTTCTGGAAAGACTCAGCAACTTTGTCGATAAGCTTGTTGAAGTCAACACGACCAGCAAGAACTCTACGAAGTTCTTCGTAAATCTTAATGCCCTTAATCTGTGTCTTAACAACAACTTCTTCGCCACCAGCCATTCTCTGTCTGCGAAGACCCTGTGTGCCTTCAGCAATGTCAGCAACGATGAAAAGACCTTCGTCTGTAAGTTCAAATACGTTAGAATCGCCTTCTGCTACGTTTCTGTAATCAACATAGTTGAAGAGAGGACAAGACTCAGGAAGTCCTTCGATAACAGTCTTGTTGATAATTTCCTCAACGATAGCAAATACACCACTGCACTTGCCATCTCTAATTGCTCTATAATCAAGCTTTGTAGAACCACCATTTGCTTCAATAAGAGCCTGTCTTAATGTTTCGTTGGTGTCATCTACAGAATAGTTACCAGCTATATGACCTTTGTAAGAATCAACAGCCATCTTAATAAGATTTTTATCTGCCATAATATGTAATCCTCACTTTCTTTTAAACTTTTAATTACTGTACTTCGTATACGTTGTATGTATATCTACCAGCAGTCTCAGTGCCCATAAACTTAGCAACTACAACGTCACCAACAGTCTTATCTGCGCCAGCATTTTCACCAGCAATAGAGAAGATATCTCCTGCCTGAAGAAGCATTACACGGATGATTTCGCCAGCTTTATTTGTGAAGTTAGCCAAATCTGTGTCGCCAACACCACACTGGTCGTAAATAAGTTCAGGTGTGCAAACGATACCTACATTTACATCGCCTGTTGCAGGAGCTGTAGCTTTATGAACTTCTCTTTCACCGTCCACAAACGCACCTACAGTTACGAGTTCACCATTTTCAATTGCAGTAGCAGTTTCGTCTACAAAATACTTTGCACTCTTAATAAGAGAAGGTACTTTTGTTGCTGCCATATTGTCTAATCTAACAACTTTTGCCATAATTCAAATTCCTCACTTTCTTTACTTGTTTAAATATTTTTCAATAATTCCGCCATAAGGCACATCATCATTTATTTCGGGTTTCTCAATAGAAAACTTAAGAGAATCCTTAGATGAATTCATTGAATACATGCCAACAATGCACAGACACTCTTTCTTCAGCTCATCAAGCGAATAGTTAGCAGACTGAGATTTAAGTGTTTTAAATTCTTCGGTTTTGCCAATCTTTTCTTCGTAATCAGCGAATAATGTATCTTCTGCGTTCTTGCGTTCTTCAACCTCTTTTCCTTCTTTATACTCCTTAAGAGCATTAAAGTCAGAATCTAAAAAAGAGTGCTCTGCTTTGTAGTCAGAGAACTCCTGTTCAAGTGTTGAATATTTAGTTTCGTATTCAAGTCTTTCTTTTTCGATTTTCTCTTTTTCTTCCAATGTAAGCCACATCTTAACCATTTCTTCGAACTCGCTTGTGATTGTAGCGGTAAGAGTTGCTTCATCGAAAGTATAAGTAAATCTGCCATAAGTACATTCGTAATTGTCAGGAGCCCAATAACTCTTTTCAACATAAACATACTCATCGTCAAAATCTTCTACCCAGAAGTATGTTTCTTCAAGATAGTTACCCTCATCATCTTTTACGATAATCGGGTCTAACGCATTGTTTAGAGCATCACGTTTCTGTCTGTATGTAGCAGAAAATGCGATAGGCTCTGTTTTCTGTTCTCCGTAAAGTTCTTCCATTTTTGCACTCAATTCTTCTTCAGACATATCTTCAATAGAAAAATCTAAATCTTCAATGGTCTTGCTGAACTTCTGGAGGATTTCAAGTTTCTTATCCAAAGTGCTACCTCCTTTTTCACTATTGTTTTTATTAAAGAATCCATTCAATTCTTCTTTTAACTCATTCATTAGGGATGAGAATTCTTGTTTATCAATGCTATATGTAATTGGTACAATAGATGCTTTCGGAAAACAAGGGTCGACATTAAACTTATCGTCATCAGACTTTTGGAGCATACACAACGCATCAAAAGAAAAGTCGATAATGTTGGTGTAAGATGGGTCATCTTTCAAAGGTTCATACTTTGAATAGAATATTTCCATACTTTGACCAGTGAATATGTTTTCGTCATAGAATGCATCTGCTAATTCAGGATATCTGCCTATCCAAAGAATTACCTCGCAAGTTAAATATGTAGAGGTTGTCCCATCGTCATTTTTAACTTCTTCGTATACAGGAGATTCAGCAGGAAGAGCCACGCCGAATGGCACACACTGACTTTTTAGTTTAAAATCATTCAAATCAATCTTGTAGTCGTGCCCGCCGAGATGATAAACACCATTATCATCAACCATTAAGTGACCGATTACCGGTACATACGCAAGAGTATGAAATGCCTTATCTACATTTTCTTTATCAAAATATGACCTATTTACATTCTTACCTAATGCCATTACATAACATTTTGCTTTCAAAAAGTTCTCATTAATTTTTTCAAACGAAGAAAACTTTAAATTTGACAATAGCGATACTTTTTCTAAATCCATTTCAGTTCCTCCTTTCTCATGCTAAAAGTGGAGCATGTTGTCTAAAAAGAAGTCTTTTGAATCAAAGTTGCTATTGATGTATTTCAACAGTTCCTCAGAAACAAAAAAAGCATAAATGGACTGACCATTTATGCTGTCTAATGTATATCTAAATCCTAAATTAGCAAGTTCTTCTGCTTTTTTAGAATCGAATACCTTTATTAAATTTTTCTCCATTTATTCACACCACCTAACGATTATCGTTTGCATCAATGTTTCTTGTCTGTTCTCCTGCATCACCAAGAGTTTCGCCCTTCTCTTCTGCTGTAGGTCGTCCGCCTTGATTATCAACAGAACTTTGTGTATTAGAAGAAACAAGTGGAGTAAGCCAACATTTCTTTGACAAGCCAAGCAACTCTTCTTCGAGATAAGTCATGCCCAAAATATCACTTGGAGACATACCGAGTGCGGAAGCATATTCCAACTTAACAGGGAGTCCGTATGTGGCTGCCTTTGATAATCTGTTTGCGTGTTCGTCTTGGTTAAAAATGGATAGCCGAGAAAACTTTAATTTAAAGTCATAAGGCAAATTAAACTTTTTAATCTTCATATTAAAGAATCTCTCAAACTGCTGAAGTATCGCAAATGCAATTGCCTCGTCGGGTTTTACGGACAACATCATAGACCCAGAAGCTGATATATCGCCACCACCAAACAATGCTGATGTCGTGCCCGCACCACGCCAGAAGTTATTAATTGCTTCTTCAACATTGTTCCTGTCGGACGCCGTTGATGTTTGAAATGAAAATTCATCAACGTCAAAAGGAGAGAGGAGGAGTCCAATTCCTTCAGGAAGATTTTGACTCATTTGTCCATAATACTTTTGAGCCGTCTCATAATCCATTTTTGGAACACCATCATCATCCGTTTCCATTTTTGCTGCCAATACTTTGTAATTATCATTTTCTGCTTTCGCCTTATTTAACAATTTATAGTCATCTATTGAAAGAATATCTAAAAGCAATCCAGTAAACATAGGAAGAGAGCAAGTGGGGTCGGACTCGTCCGCTTTTATACAAATTCCACTTTCTGGTTCGTACCATTTCTTGTTTTTATCTCCCTCAATTCCTTTTTCGGGATTGCCCTTCCATAACTCATATGCCTTTTTAACATCGTTCCCATATATATCAAGCAAATATTCTTTACTTGAAAAATAAGCCATATCTATTGAAAATCTAAACACTCCATCTTCAATAGAAGATATTTTTGCATATCTGTTATCAAATGGCTTTATATAGAAAGAGTCTTCAGACTCATAACATAGACCATAATAAACGCCGTCACGCGCTGCAATCTTCATCGCCTTTATTCCTTCGTGGCGAAGATTGTATTTCTCACACTGATTTACAACATAATAATATGATTTTTTGTATTCTATTTTCTTTGGTTTGTCCAAAGGTATTTTTGTAGGTGTTACCGTATAATTATAAAGAAGGATGGTTGCTTGGAAATCTATAAGGCGTCTATAGTGACCAGAAACCAAATAAAGAAATCCACTAAGTTCACGAAGTTCTTTTTCGTGCTTCTGTGGATTTTCTAACATTTTTGCTATTTGCTCTTTGCTATATCTCTTATAAATTACACTTTCATTTCGACTGTTGATTAAGTCTTGAATGATGTTTTTCTTCAAATTAGCAAAAGAGAGTTGAGCATATTTCTGCATTAGTTTTGCTTGTTCTTCTTTGGTAAAATCTTTTACTTCCATTTGTTTTCCTCCTTCCTTATAATTTTCTCAAAGATGGTTGCTTAGACATTATAAATTTCGATGGGTCGAAATTCTTTTCATTGGGCTTTTTAAGCTTGGTTTCAAGTTGACACTGAACCCAATAATTATACCCAACACTACTTACACGGTCTTTACGCATTCCGGTCTTTTCATATACTTTAATATTTACACCCTTAGTTTCATATTCAAGGTTAATCAATTCGTTAACCAAAAGGGTAGTGTGAATATAAGGCATTTGCAATAAAGTTTTGTTACTCAATTCTAAAGAGTTGTAGCCTCTTATATCTCTCAATATTTCTTCTGCCTCGAATTCGTTTATCAATAAGTTTATTTTGTGCTGTCGTAATCCTTCTCTTAATGACAAGTACATATCATTATTAAACTGTGCTGTTGCCTGAATTGCCCAAATAACTTTTGGTGCATTCGGAACCTTACATCTATCGGCATATACTTTATCGTTACAACAACTCAGTGCCCCATAAGTTTCACCTGTTAATGGGTCGTACATATCTTTTATCAAACAATCGTAAACGCCCAGACCGATACCTTTTACGTCAAGAGCGATATATGTACACTTATACATCTCATAATATCTACGAATAATTAGTGCTAATTCGTCAGTATTCAAGCCCTCGTGGTTCTCGGTGTATATCATATTACCAACATACTTTTGATTGTTTGTCGGTATTGCACTGTTGATAAATATCGAAGCGGCGTCGTTGTTTTGTTTCTTTGATGCCAGCAACGCAACGTCAGTAGATATAATTCTTTGCTCATTTGGTTTTAAATCTGGTATCTTAACTGATTTGTCTGCAAGCATTCTTGAAATAGTGGTAGGATACACACATCTTTTTAAGATACGATTCTTTGAAGTATCTTCGTAAGAGAAAAGGCTTCCGTCTTTATCTCCATACCACAAACATCCCATTTCCATATCCCAAGCCATTTCCGAAAAGTCTGCTTCTGACATTTCATCTTCAACCTGTTCACGAGACAATAAACCTTCTTTAATGGATACTTGATATGGAAGACCGCATATAAAGTATTTCTTTGTATCATTAACAAGGTTTGCACAATATGCTTTTGCTTTTTCAAAAGACCAATGAGACTTAAACCAACAGCTCGACATATATATCTCCTTGTTGCGTTCAGCCATGTGTCTATATTCTTTTTTGTTTAAAAATTTAGGTGTTCTTGGTGCTGTCAAAAACTTTCTAAGAACAGTGTTGATGACATTTAAATCAACCATTCTAAATTCATCAGTGATCAAAATATTTGCTCTTGCAGAGCGTCCTGAATCTGAAGCTGTTACAACTTTTATCCAAGAACCATTTTTAAAATTAATATAAGCCTTGTTTTGACCTACCGAATAATCTTCAACTTCCATTTTAAGATTATCGGACTTATCCATAAAGTCTGTAGTTATTTTTTCAAGAACCTCGTTTGCCTGATTTCTGTTTTTAGATGCAACACATATCTTCGTGCCGGGATATAAAATACACCTAATAACACAAAATAGTGCAGTTAACCACGTTTTCAAATTGTTATTAACCCACGACTCTTTATTCGTGGCTCTGGAAGTTTCCTTCATTTTCATCGGTTGGTCAATTCCAACCCAGTTTGGAGTACATTATCCATATTATTCATATGGTCGGAGACTCTTGGGAATATTTTATTTATTCAATTCCTACTCTCTACGGTGTTTTACAGCCTTTCGCAATCTGTAAAATTACCTCGGTATTAGCATATATTTCAACTTAGCTTTCACCGATTTTCTCCGATTTAGACAGGGCTAAAGTGGTTATCTGTTTATATGTAATTCGTTATCAGTTTCAATAAAAAAGAACTTATTGTATTTTCGCGATAAATTCCTATGGCTGTCCGAATATAAATACCGTTTAAATCTCTCTATATTCTCAGCACCATAAATATAAATATTAACTGCGTTACTGCGATTGTCTTTCTTTAATTCAGAAACAACAATCCCCTCTGATAATAACACATCTCGTAATTGTTTTAAAAACATCGTATTACCACAAAAATAACATCTATAATGATGTTGTTTATAATACTTATCTTTTTGAGAATGATAATACTCTCCCTCTGTATATGAAACACCACCATCGCCATCAAAATATCCTCTTATAAAATGTCTCAATAAATGCTTTGGGACAATTTCTTCTGTTGGAAATTCTAATGTTAGACTTTTTTGTGGCGTGCAACCTAAATTAATTAGATCCCTACAAAGAGACGTACAGTTTAAAACTATTTTGTCTGCATGATACTTATTAGAAATGATTTTATGTACTATGGGAATGTTTGTTTCTAAATCGTACTTGAAATTTTCTAAATGTTCTTTGTCTTCCGACTGCAATACTAATTCCAATGACATAGATTTTAATTTTTCGTTCCTGTAAAATCTTGTTATACAACCATCTGCATATAAAAATCCCAGCCAATATGCTTGTTTTTCGGTTGTAATTTTTTTGAAATAACTCTTATTGTAAAAATATTTACTCATTGTTTATTTCTCCTTTTCACACGTGATGTTTTTTTTTGTTAACCCTGTCCACGTGCAGCAAGATACATAAAGTAGTTGCTTATGTTCATCATATAAAGAAGAATTATTTGAAAGAATTTTAAGGTTACTCCCAAATAATCTCTTGCAAATCGATGTGGATTTGCTCTATAAAAACTACACCAAGTAGCAACGCCATTCATTATTTTGGCAGACTTGTCATTGGCAACTTCTTTGTCTGTTTTTTTACTGGTTTGAATCATCTAATTCACCACCAAAAACAGCATCAAATAGTGCCTCATCATCATCTTCATATTCTGGTTTTTCAACCTTATATTTAGCCATTTCAGCCTCATACATACGAGAATATGAATTCTTTATGCCCATCATTTTACATAAATGTCCTAAGAAATAGACGGTTATATATCTGACAATACCATCTACATCTTTCCATTCTTCGTCAGGCTCAGGAATGGGTTTTTCATTTTCCCATTTTCTAATCAAAGTGCCAAATGTATTTTGTTCTGCCAATGTATTATCTTTTGTTTGTTTTGGCTGTAAATTAGCAGTTGCCAACAAATCTTGTAGCGTCCTTGTTAAATCCTTAGTAGGTAATCCAGCACGTTTTGCTTTCAATATATCTAACTGAGCATAACATATCTGTTTAAACACTTCTTCTTGAGCTTTAGTGTTGCACTCGTGTCGAGTTGTCCAGTCGAGATATTCATCTTCTAAGAATACATAGTCGTCATCTTCAAAGCCAGTACCAAAGAATTTAACTGTTTTTAACTTAGCCTTTTTAGAATCTTTAACATCTTCGAGAGTTTCAATTACCTCGGCTTTCTTGTTCAAGAAATTGTATTTAAGACTATCAAAGAATGTTTTTCTACCCCCGACATTCAAATTCTTTTTAGCGGCATAATGACTAATGCGTGAGCGATCCGATGAAATTTCTCTTGCGCATTTAAGAGGTTCAACATCAAATACCCAATCCACCTGCTGACAAAAATGCTCTATTGCGTGTTCTTCGTTTCCAGAATAAAAAGCCGTAAGAAGTATCATATATTTATCTGTACAACTCTTACACCAAGGCAAGTATCCGTCATTAGACTGAAATAGGGGACTATTTGTTTTTTGAAAATTGATTTTTTGTGAATTAAACCCTGCTCCACAACAAGAACATTTAAACTCGTGCTCTTTTGGATTGTACTGCTTAGGAGACCTATGTATTTTAAAATCAATACTTGTATCAATTGTTTTGGGTGAGTCAATCGACTCACGAATTATTTCTTCTCTAGTTTTTGCACCTTGAGCCAAACGCTCACATCCTTTCATTCAAATAGAAAAAGCAACCCGTAAAGGTTGCTTTTCGCAAATGCAACCATATAAGGTTGCGATATATTCCGACTAACTGCCAAGTTAGCCATATCTGTAAGCATCACTTTAGAATGCTTATTCTGTGGTCAGTGGTAGGACTTGAACCTACGCTCCAAGGCTCTTACCATCTGAGCTACACTGACATATAAGAGGGGAGAATACCCCTCCAAAGGAGATAAAAAAATGAAAAACATGTGCAAGTGCTTTTCTTTCGCCATACGGCTATCTACTCTGTGGTAAAGCGACCCCTCCAATACTCATATATACACCGAAAGTAGCCCGGCATATATAATCATTGTATACCCACATCTCAAGTATGTGGTGCGTATCACTTATCTTGCGTTTGTGATACTTCTCGCTTTTGTTTTCAGCGCAAAGCCTATTCGAGACCAGCTAAGCAATAACTGATATAGAACCTCAACAATCACTACTCGACAAAGCGTATTGTGTCATCGGTTAATAGCAGTTTAGGTCTGCCACTCTAATCGGTACGGTTTACCATTTTCAATCCGTATGATTTCGACTCGTACCCGTCGATGAGGAAATTCCCCATAATTCGGTTGACCAGACTTTCGTCAGCCAAATTGTTTTAATGCCTGCAAGGGGCGGTGTCGATATTTTGTTGCTCGCAAGGAGCTATGTTAATATATTCCACGCCCGGCAGAAGTTACACCTCTCCGGTGGGCGTGGTGAAGTATAAGCGACAGTTACACCGTTCTTATAGTTCTAATATATCATTCTCCATTAATTGCACCTTTAAGGGTATAATTTTAAGATATAATTACATTTTTGTACCCATAAGGGTGTAATAAGCAAATATCCGACACGATAGTATGTTTGTCGGATAAGTAGTCAAATATGATAAATTAAGCAGTTATTTTTAACTTAATTAGTCAAAGGCGATAAGTTAAAGCAGGGTGGGCGTACCCACACCTACTATGACCACTATATTATTCTCCATAAAATTGAAGTGCTAAAGGGATTTAACTTTCAAAACCAAACATTTCATTAATGGTGTCATCAGAATGGTCTTTAAGATATGATTGCGTAGTAGACACGTCGCTGTGATGAGCAAACACCTGTACTTGCTCCAATGGGAACTTCTTAGGGCTTCCATTTTCATCAAGCAATCTTGTGTCGGTTCCTTGAGCCAAACACTCCAATCTACTATGTCTCATTGTATGAGTAAATATATTACATTCCTCACCACGTACTTCGGATAAGATTTTTGAAATAGAGCATATCCTATCATACAATGCACTGTCGGTAACAGGCTCTCTTTTACCATTTAGATTTTTATACCACAACGAATCAACTTCGTCTTCACCACGTTCTTCGAGATATTGACGAATTAACTCTTTTGTATCATCAAGATACACTAAACAAAACTTTTTACCACGCTTGCCAACTACAACGTTAGTCTTGTTACTATCAGTCAATCCGTGCTTTTCTACCTGCAAAAGTTCATTCTTTCTCCCAGCAGAATCAAAACCAAGCGACCAGAGTACGGCAGACTGCAAATTACCCTTTTCTACCAATATATCTCTAACTTTGATAAATTCTTCAAAAGTAAAGAAGAAATCATCTTCATTGTCCCTAACTCGTTCTCTAGGCACACCCTTAACCTTTTTAGACTGATTGATTTCGTATTCATAGTCGTCATCTTCTTCGCAAAAGGTAAGTAGACTATTAATAGAACTTTTTAGTCTGTTTGTTCTTGCTGGTGACATTCCACACTCTTCAGTAAAATATAAACTCATACCTCTAAAATCTTTTTTGTTCATTTCGAGAATTGATTTATTTGAGTGCTCTTTAAGCACATATATGAGTATAATTCTTAAATCTTGAAAGTAAGAGGAAATTGTGCTCTTCGCTTTCTTTCTTTGCCTATACTCAGCCAAAAAATCATCAAGAATTCTTTTGTTTTCTTTATTTACCTGCTCCCACAATTCGGGTGTATAAAAATTATTATATATTCTTCCACGAGCCATTAGCCTCACTCCCTTTCGTTAACATATAAAAAGAAGCAGTTCAAACATTCAAACTGCTTCTTTTTTAGGTCTTGTATCTCTGAGAAATGGCTTTGTATAATCCAATTCGCCAACTTCTCTAATTTTTACCCAGTCAATATTATTCTGTATAAATTTTTCGATAGTCTTTCTTAACTTAATAGAACCATCATGCAATATGTTTTTAAAGTTGTCCTTGGTCAAATCACAAGGAAAGAGTATAAAGTAAATAAGGTTATTAGATTTTAACATCTCTTCCTTTTTCTTTAGTTTTAATCTGTAGTTCTCTTTTGATTTACTACGAATTATCGGTCTGTTATCATAGTACCAATTCTTATATTCTGCCAAAATACCTGCAATTTCTATGTATATTGTTTTCTCGCCAATATGTATTACATAGTCGCAATTCATATTATTTTTATATTCTGGAATAAATGTAGAATATTTTACATCTCTGAAATAATCGATATTATACTTTAAACCGCAATCTCTAAGATATTTTGAAAACATATATTCAAACTGACTTGTAATATGCTCTCCATCACCAAAATCAAAATTTATACCACAACCTTGTTTACCAAGTGAGACATCATTCTGTGCAAACAAATCCTGTACTTTACAATGATAATATTTGTCTGTCATTCTTCTTAAAGTACTCATGTTACACCAGTCTGGATTATTGTCAATTTCACGAGTGGTTATAAAATTTCTTTTTTCGTTATGAACAAACTCGCAAATTTTAGAAACCACTTCGTCAAACTGCTCTTTAGATAGTTGCTTGTCTATCATAGACTCGATATTAATCACTAAACCAAGTTCTTGTTTCATTTTATTTAACGAACCCCAGTGGTTGCGTATCATTTGAATTGTGACTTGTCCATATTCATGCCCTCTAAAATCATCATACATCAATGGTCTATCAAAATTTTTAGCCATATTTAAAATAATTTGTGTACATTGCTCTTTGGACATGTGTTTTGTAAAAAGTCCTGCCCACTCTTTAAATGTGTCAACATTGTTAACTGTCTTATCAGGACAGTGTTCTATAAACCATCGAATATTTGGGAGTCCATACACGCTGCAATTATCATCTCTTGACAACGAATATAAACTGTTCCCTATGTTTGGATTTTTACTAATCACATCTTTTAATCTACATAAATATTTATCATAATATTGAACATTAACTTTTCTCAAACTATAACAATCAATCTTTGCTAATTCATCGTTTAAGGTTGTTCCGTTTTGCTTAAAAACATCTATTATTTTTGAATAAGAAAAAGGTATTCCGTTATCTTCCGTGTATTCATTATATTTAGGAAACTTACCAGTTTTATTATAAAAATCTTTTAGGCATTTTACTATTTTATCCATTGTTATCCCGTTAGCAAAATCCCTATGTTTAGTATCCATAGTACATAAATAAAAACCATTGTTTCTACTTATGTTCTTATTATACATTGAATAAAAAATCTTTTTTCTTGTACCACAACAGTCACATTTAACATCTACATATTGGTTAGAGAAAGGTGTAAGGTCTGTTGTTTTTACATCTATGGTTGTTCCTCTAGGAACTCTCATTCTACCTTCACTGTCTTTACTTCTGGGTATAACATACCCCAACTCTTCGTAATACTTAATAACACTACTATTTAAACCTACAGTAGTATATTCGTTAATTAATCCCATATAACCCTCCAATCGTAAAAATTGGAGGCGGGGATAGGAAGTACCTATAATTCCCCTTACCAGTCTAACTGACTGACCTCTATAATGTTATTATCCAAATAAATGGATAAAGTTTTGCGATTATCCACAGTAACTCCTATAGCGTCCTGTTATCGCCACCGTTATTGCATAATCCACTTAAACTTTAAAAGCAAATTACACTCACAGACCGACTCATTATTCAAGCCCTATTCGTCTCAGGGCATCATTTGCAATGCTCTGTCCGTCTTCTGATATTGCAAACTGTCTCACTTGTTTCATCCTATCGCTAGTACGATTCAGACTATCTCCATAGAACTGTAGGTAGAGTTCGCCTTATTACTGACGCCAGAGGGAGTTGAACCCATCATTCCGAGATTGAAAATCTCGTGTCCTGACCATTAGACGATGGCGCCATATAAAAAGAGAGCCGAAGTAAATCAGCCCTCTACGTATAAATGACCTGACGTGGTACGCATCGTTGAGAGGCGTGTCAGATTCTGTTCAAAAAGCTAAGAGTTATGCGAGTATAACCCGTACAAAAGAACCGTCGCTCTTTTAATCCATTAAACTTTCCAATGAAAACAATAACTTTTATTAAAACCCAAAATCCTTTATAATTGTTCTAATGTCATCTTTGTCTATTATTTCAGAAGTATAGAAACTATAACTTGCAAACTTATCACCATCATTTTTCTTAATAGTAAATCCATGTATCTCAGTATCTTCATCAACCTTTGCAAATTCATCTACAAGTTCATCTGAACATTCTTCACAACAATCATAGTCGCATTCGCCATTTGCTACTTCAAACATCTTATAGTTGCAATTTTCATTTTGAAAACGCAAGAAACTTGATTTGATGTCTTCGTGTAGCAATAACATATCAGCATCTACCATTGAATATTCCTGAGAATCCTTTATAGGTTCCATGTATATACAATAATTTTCATCTATTGTAATGGCATATTCATCTTCATAATCTATGTCATAATGAATAAACTTGGGATATACTACATAATCTGAAAATATCGTATCCATTATTGCTGAAGCAACTTTAGGATAAGCAACAATAGCGACTGATTCGTATTTAGTTTCAACGTATTCAAATATTTCAGAAACTAATTCGTCTATGGACTTATAACTTTTCATTCATACACGCTCCAATCAGTATTAGTCAATATTTTTATAAGCCTTTGAGAGTGTCACTTTTATTTCATCATGAGCTGGTTTTGTCCATGTCTTGCCATCTCCAAGTTGACTTACTCCAGAACGTTCCTCTACATGTCTCTTCTCAAAGGTTATGAAGCCGCTTATAGCAACTTTGTTTCCTGTACTTACATTTTCCTTTACAACCTGTTGAAACGTCTCCAAAACAGCAGAAACGGTCTTATTTGACACGTCTATTCTGCCTGCAATTTCCTTTATCATATCTTGCTTGTTCATATCAATTATTTTCCTTTCATTCTTTACAATTAATTTATAACGCTAATAAAATATAATTAACCTCAATTTAAAATGAATTTATAAGTTTCCGTATGCCCGTACACGTCAGAAAACCCATATATTTTTACGGATGCTTTAGAACCTTTCATAATTGAATCGCTATAAGGGTCACTGCCTACAAATGACGGGCTAACTAAAATTTCCGTATCGTTGTATACACCTTCAAAACTTGGTACTTCTCTTCCGTTGTGCCAATGCCCTAAAAGAAGATAATCTAAGAATGAGCGTCTAAGCATACTTAAATCTCTTATAGAATTTTCTATATTCTTCAATTGGTGTCCATGCATAGCAATTATTTCATTTCCACAAACAGGAATTTCTACGTACTGTTTTCCTTCCTCGGCTAAATACACATTTATTCTTGTGTTATTTCGACACAAATCTTTTATGTAATGTCCAATTATGTATTCCAAGTCCTCATCGCCTAATTCATTAGCCTTTGTACCTAAAGGTCTAATTTGTGTATGATTGGCAGATGGAGCATGGTAATACTCAATGTTTGTGTATGCTGATATATCATTTAAGAATGACGCCATTAATCTACTAATCTCAACCGTTGCCTTTACAACAGATGAGTCGTTGATTTTTAAATCACTAGCTCTTAAAATACCTTGTATCAAATCTCCAAGTGAAACAACGTGTAACTTGTTAAGTTTATGTTTTTGAATAAAGTCAGTAACATAACAAGCCAAATTTTCAAATCTTTCTTTCGCAATATCAGGAGAATATTCGTTGTTCTCGCTTTTGAATGTAGCACCATAATGAACATCCGCTATTGGCATAATATATTCAATGTCATCCGTTTGAGAATCCGGAATAGAACAAAAAGAGGGAAGAGGTAAAGCCTCACAAACACTACCAACATACTCATAATACATTTCTTGACGAGAGGAGCTTCTGTCTACTCGACCTCTCTCAATATTTGCTGTTTGAAGTTTGATTCTTTCTTTTCGTATCTTTTCGAGTTTGTCATCTAACTCTTTTGAATAATTGGTGTTCCCAGTTTCTTTTTCATTTTTCCATTTGTGATATTCTAATACAAATGCACCACCAAAAATGGTTTGTTGCGATTTCCTGAGACTATCGTAATGAATATTGGCATCTCTGCCATTCGGATTCTTAATGTTGTATTTAGAAATTATATCAAGCCATTCGCAATCAATCTTATGATTCTGTTTGTCGGCACACTCTTTAAGTGCATTTTCATATTCTTCGATTGTCAAACCATATTTTGCAATCTCTTGTTCAAAATCGTACAATTATACACCAACTCTCTTATTCTCAAAATTAGGTTTATTTTTGTAAGTTTTTACACCTCTGATTTCGTTAAGTGCGTTAATATTGCGTTTAACAGGCGTAAGATAAAATTTCTTAGGTTTTGAATAAGTAGAAGATATACCATTATCTCTATGAAACTGTATCTTATAAACCTTATTCAATTTTTGTGCCTCGTCCTTTGTTATAGGAATTATAATTATCACTCTTTCTTAAATTATTTTTTGTAATATAAAAAGCACCGTCTTTAAACGATGCTTTATAGCTAATTGTTTCTTTATCCTATACTGTATATATACGAAGTTGAAAATCTTTATGAACGGCATAACTAAGCCTAAAACTATGATTTTAAAACAGTCTTAATGTAGTAATTGTGATTTATTTCTTTTCTTTTTTTCTTTTTACAACTATCACAATATTGGCGATTTTTTGCGTCATTTTCAATTAAAGAACCACAAGTTTTACACCTTTTGTATTTTTTATGATCCCTTACACCATAGTATTGCTTTTGATATTTCAACATTTCACCCTCAAGACATTTACAAAAATATCGTATGTAAAAATTATCTTCGTTTGCAAAATCATACAACCGAATTTTAATGTTTCTATCTTCATACTCGTTGATTGTCTTGCATCTGTCAAAAATCTTCCTTAGGAACACCTCTATCAAGGTTTTATATTCCTGCCAAGATAGCGACATCTTTTGTTTTTGATATATGGGTTTTAATTTAATTGCCTTGTCAATCGCGTCATCAATGATAACAGTCAACTCATCAGCATCCATTTCGTCTCCGTCAATCCATCTGTAATATAATCTTTTTGGTGTGTTCAATAAATGCATATAATCTTTATTAAGAATTACTTCTTTATCAAAATATCGAGTATAAAGATTGTTTATTTTCTGTCGTATAAGACTGCACCAATCATTTTCAGTTGACATAGCCTTATAGCCTTTATACTCCACATCAGACCAACAATCAAACACTTTACCAACATCTGTGTTTAACAAATCTTTTCTAACGGTGTAATGAATTGTTTTTGTAAACACTTTCCTCTTATTATCACTTTGCCAAATTATGCGACAGAAAGAATTAAAAATATTATCTTTATTTTCACAAGATTTATAATCTTCAATTATTTCATACAAATACTGCTCTATAATACATCAACCTCCTTAAACTCATAAAACTTTCCAAGATACCCATATGAGTTATTTGTTTGATAGGGGACTTCAGTTATAGAGATGTTTCTTTGTGGGTTTGAATTTGCTTTTAAATTTTTGATTATATAATCTCCATAAGCCGACCAAGCAAGCGACTTGCTGATAGAAAAGTTACCATAAGATGCTTTTATTACATAATTAGCTACCAATTCTTCTCTTAAACTTATATCTCGTTTTAAATTTTGTTTATATTTTTCTACAAGTTTCTCCATTGCGAATTTATAGTCTCCGCTATTAGATTTGTCCTTGTCCTTATTCATATTAAGATGTTTTCTTAATTCGTCAGCGTATGAATTTACATATCTACGTGCAATTTTTAGGGCGTTTTTGTTGTTTAAGTCTAAATCGTTATTTATAATAAGACATCTTGTATCAATTAAATCTTGCAACTGGTTGTCCCATAATATATTTTTCTTTTCCCAAGCGCAAACGTAGTCACACAACTCGTTCATGGGAGAAGGGGAGTGATATGCGTTTAATTTGATTTTATCTTGAGGGTTTTCGATATACTTATTTTTTTCTTTTAATTTGATATAGGTTTTCATCTTTTTTGGATAATTAAACAACAAAAAGTAAGGCAGTTGATTTAGATGTTTTCTTAATCCCTTTGTCATTTGCCATCGAGTGCCGGTCTTGATAAAGTCGATTTCATGTCCTTGGTACACACGTAGTAGGGAAGAATAATTGTCATATAAGGCTTTAATATCTTCGTTTGTAGTGTACCTATTTTCAATACTGGTTGCCGAATTTGTAATCTCGCCTATACGATTATCTCTGGTCATAACCTCATACTCAATAATATTTTCTTTTGTGTAGGGTTTTGCTTTTGCAGTTGTTTTGTCATCTATGTCAATAATTATTTTCTTATCGATTTTAGAATCAATAATTATTGGCTCATTACAGAGTAAAAATATATCTCCGTCAAAATCTGCACCGCCTTGTTGTGGAGCTGACACATCGTACATATTAAACATAACAACATCTTGGTCTTTAAAATGTTTAAACCATTTATTTGAGATGTCATTACGCACAATCCGTATCTTATTCACTTCCGAAGGATCAACAAGTGGAGAGCGAAAAGAAATAATATCACCAGACTCAAAATTGGCACTATACAACTCTCTTTCATTTAAACATCCAACAGGATCTTCACCAACCGCATATTGTAAATAACCAATCATATCCCCAACGCCAGTATGATAAAAGCCTGAACAATATATTTTTCCAACTTTAGCTTCGTCAATTGACTTTTTCAGTTTACGATATATAAACTGCTTAACGGCAGGGTCTTTTAACATTACATCGTTGACAAGTGCAGCTTCAAGATATTTGCTTTCAGGCTCATAACTTTCGGTGTCTAATATACCCATGAATTTGTATGTATAGAACTTATCACCTTTGATTATTTTTTCAAAAAGTGAAGTGGTATACTTAGCTAACGAAATTATTTTACCATTATTTTTGTTATTAAGAATATCATAATCTCCAACGATTTGATTTTCGCAATAATCAATATATTTAGGATTCCACAAATCTAAACACTGTAAATATTGAAAATTCATACGGGTATACTTATTAAGGTTTTTTATATGATGACTGTATTTGCTTATTCCAAGTTTAAAGTTATACTTACGAAGTGTATTCATATATTCTATCCAAGCATCGTTGCCATATTTTTCTTTGAAGATTTTATGTCCTTTAAACATAGACGTATTCCAAATACAATCAATTGTATCAATACGATGCTTATGTCCATATATATCGGTTATGTATTCATATCCCCATTCTTTAAGGATTTCTCGGAATGGTACATAAACAGAATACCCCTTAACAAACGGAAGCCTTATCTGGCTGCCTATAGCATTGTAATCTAGTCCAAGCTGGGCGCTGGTAATTTCCATAAACTCTTTTTCGTGACATCCACAACCATCAAATGGTATAAGTTTTAAATCTTTATAACCCTCTTCAATTTCCCTTGAATTATATTTTTTTGTTTTACCTGTTTCCTTGTCGACAAACTCACGTTCCCTTTCAACAACATATTTTATTAGCTGATTTCGTAGTGTTTTTTCATATTCTCCTATAATAACAATGTTAGGCATATAATCCTGAATGAGTGTACAGGAACTAAATACAAGACATCTTTGTGCTTCATATTTTGATATTACACACTCTTCAATCTCAATATCCATTTGTGTAACCATATATAACTCGTCAAAGATATCATCACATACAAATGCGGTAATCCCGTCTTTCCCTTGAGAGGCAGATTTTCCAAAACGCTTATAATGCACGCCATTATATACAAAACCTTTATCTAAAATATAACTTAAATCCTTTTCCTGCCTTGGATTCTTCTTTGCAACCACTAGGATTATTTCATTTATGTGAGTTGAAAATTCCCCACGAAGTCTTTCTATTTGGTCAAATAAAGGGGAAGATCCTTGTTTTATCAAATATTCATTGTTTATTTCCTGCTCTTGAGTTAAGTTTACTTCATAATTCTGAGATATAAGTTCTTTAATAGGAATCTTTACAAGTGTATATTGTGTTGCTTCTATGTCAATTTCCTCCTTTGCCATCATTCTTGCTCTTTTTATCTCTAATAATCGAATTTTTCCTACACATTTCATCAAAACGCCAGTCTGAAATGATACGAGAAGCGATAATGGAACCGGCGGTATTGTCTTTACCTCTATAATCTGTTTCAAAATCCGATAAATATATCCTGCCTCCAAATCTTGAAGGGTCATTTATGTAATCTCCATTTTGCATTATTTATTTAAAGTCTCCTTTTGTTATTTATAAAGTGGGTGATTCTAATATATTATTCTCTGTTTGTTTGAGAAGCTTTGTTAAAATTTTCAACTCCATACGCCTCTAACATTTTATCTAAAGCCCATTTAATTTCTCGTTGATATCCATTTTCATTCAAAACATATATGTTAGGAACATTTTTAGGCGGATGTGATTTTGTGGCAGGAATACTGCCAATATTTTTTCTTATAAGTAAAGCAGGATGATTTTCATCAGAAACAAGATAATCAAGAGTTTGATTTATAGTTTCTTTAGACATTGATATTTCTTTTGCCATAGATTCAAGGCTTTTAAAGAAAGCTTCAGGATTATCTTTTGCATTCTCGTACTCGGTGCCGTCATCTTTTTTGCTACGACAACCAATATAGGAATTGATATAAAGGAATGCCAATAATATATTCTCTTTGTTTAAAGAACTGTCAGCCATCATTATTGTGTTTAGTTGAGATGTAGTTATCATTGTAAACTTTTCAGCACAATCAAAGTTTTCAGGGATGATTTCAATTTCAATGCCAGTATCATAAGAAAGAGAATCTAAATCTTGCGATACTTTAATCATTTTATTATTAATCATATATTCCAGTACATCTAAAATTTCATATACCGCTTTAGGTTTATGTTTATTTGTCTTATATCCGTAAAAGTTTAATATCTTACGAATAGTTATCCAACTGTAGTTTTCATAAGAACGGTACTTGTCGATTAAGATATAAATGATGTAAAATTTCCTACTCACGCCATAATCTTTCTTGATATTGCATCGTATATACTCATTAGGAAATCTTGTAAAATATTCTTTTGTTATGTATTTTGTAATAAAAATTCCTCCCTTTATAAATTCACCTGCGTACGGCAAACGAGGTTTTACCCTCACTTAATTTTTAAATCTGAGAATTTTGACGAGGTTCAGACCTCGTTTACGGAACTGAAATAATATAGACACCTATATAATAAAACAGACATATTCATTCGCAGATAAATCTGCTCATTCAGTTTCGCTTCGCTCACCTTAAAATCTTCTTGTTAAAATTTTGCTCTCAAGATATTATTCTCTTTTTAATCTTATATCTGTTTTAAAATTTTTGTCTATCATTTTTTTGAGTGGGGGGGTAGTTATATAGTCATAAGTTTGCTTTAGATGTAAAATATACCCCTACATCATATATTCTCTGTTGGTTTGATATAAGGGTTAAGTTTCTGCTTTGAATTGTAATGATCACTAAAATGTGATGAGATAAAAATATATTGTGAAATAATTTTGCACATATGGAAATAACAGACTTCGATGATTAAATATATTTTAGATATAAAAGTGTGATTATTACTAAGATTTTAAGGAATTGTGTGAGATTTCTGTTTTGAGAAGACTAAGATATTTAATATAAATTGACTGTTTTCGTAAAAGATACTGATTTTTCTGAGATTTTTAAAAGATTTGATAAATTAAATTAATTTTTGAGTATAAAAAAAGAGCCTTAAATGGCTTTGTTGTGAGGTTTTATCGAAGTTGATATCGAATGAATTTGATGGATTTTAGGTAAAAGAAAAAGAGTATCGAATTTGATACTCTTATTTTTGTGTATTGAGTTTTGAAATGGGAGTCTACGTGTGGATGGAACAGATAGGCTCAAAATGGCTCTGTTATGCGGTTTCTAAAATGTAAACCCAGCCGGGATATTAAAAAAAACATACCATAATATTATTACTATTATAGTATGTTTTATCTGTATAAGTTTTTAACTTGCTTTTTTAGTTTTGCATCTGCTGAAATTCTGAACGGTTACGGGTTCGTAAAAATAGACTTGAATTTTATATACTTAAAATTTTAACTATAAACAATAGGTATAAAATATCCTATAAATTATACCTATAAAAATATCCTAAATTTTATAACATAACTATCCTTCATCAGTTCAAAACATAAAGCCGGGAACGGTTTACAATTCCATATCTTTTTTTATTAAATCTAATACATATGAATTAATACTTGTAAATCCTTTTTTGCTTGCGTGCAGCTTTATCTTGTCATATAAATCATTGTATACAGTGCAGGCTATCTTTTTTCTTTTTTCATTGTACTTTTTTTGTGCGGTTGCATTGTATGTACTTTTCTTTTCTTCCATTCTTCAGACCTCAAACAATAAAAACTTTAAAATATTTTATCATATTTTTTTAAAAAAGTCAAACATCATTCCTATATACAATATGTAGTGTTTAATATGTTTTAATGTGCTATAAAACGCAATATATTGTTAGTAAATATGCACAAAATAGTGTACTCTATTTTTGTTATTTTGCCTATTGAAATAGTGTACTCTATTTGCTATAATAGTAAGTGTCAAGGGTAGTTAATACAAATTACTTTGCAGCGACCTGAGACCCAAACTAAAAAAAGGACGGTACAAAAAATGAATACTATCGAATTAAAAAACACTTTAAAAAACATAGCATCTAATCAGACCAAATACGATGCAGCAACAACCGACAGTATTATTAATGTAATAATCAATTACTATAATATTACAGATACAAGCTATGATGCAGACGATGCAATTAAAACCTTTAAAGGCTTTATAAATAAAGGTGATTTAATTTTTAGCAAGGAGGCATAAAACATCATGACATACAATTATAACAATGTTTTAAAATGTATTGAAACTGTAAAGGCACTAAACACAACGGCATCCAAAAAAGCAGATCATCAATATTTATGGTATCAGGTTAAAAAAGCGTTTGATTTCTGTTATGATATGACATCTTGTATATTATTCGATTATGAGTTTAGCAGCGAAGCATATAACTACTTTAAAGCCGTAAATGATAACTTTAAAGGCATCAGCAAAAAAGAACTTGATGCAATGCTGAAGCAATCTATAAATTATTTAAAATGGGAGCTTAAGTGCCTGCATAATGAGATTATAAAAGGCGAATTACAGAGTGATTACAACGATTATATTAATTAATACAGAGGGCATAACAGAGGGCAGAAACACTATAAAACAGTAATTCTATGAAATATTTGGAGGTATTAAAAATGAAAATGACAAGAAAAGAAATACAGAACGGTTACAAAAAAATATATTGTATTGGTTATTGTGAATTACAATGTCTTTTAAGAAGGTCAAACAAAGTCGGTTATAATAGCGGTGTTTATGGTTGGAATTACGATGTATTTTCACTTGACAACGGCAATATAGCAATTTGCACAGGTTACAGAAGCATGCCGGGAATTAGAATTGATTATAGAATAACTGAAAAATACGAAGCAAAAGCAGAAGCACTTTTTAAAGATTATTCTATCAAATACGAAGAACAACAAAAGAAGCTTGAAAAACTTGTTGAAAAGTTTATTGAAGAAATACAGAAATAAAAAGCGGAGGGAATAACTATGTTAAAAACAAATAGCAAAAAAGCAATAGAAAATATTAAAAATTACATAATCAACAACTTTGACTTCTGTAATTATGATGACGGCACAACAGAAGAGCCAAAAACATTTGAAGCAATAGCAAAATTTATTTATAATTGTTTTCTTACTGAAAAGCGATATAATGACGGCTACAAAAATTACTCAGAACAAGAAATATTTTTTGATTGGTGTAGCGGTTTACCTTCTGTAATTGATACATGTTATTTTTACAACAGAAGTGCGGTTAATGATTTAGCGGTTATATTAGAAGAAACAGAAGCAGAAAAAAGCAAATATTCAGAAGCGGATGCAGAAAAACTTTTGACAAATTTAATTTATAGAGAATTAAAAAAGGCGGTGCAATAATGCTAACTATAACAACAGAAAAACAGACTATATATATCAATATAGACTTGTTAAAAAGTCGCTTTAAAAGTGCAGTTATAACCATTTTAAAAATATTAACTTTTCTATGTGCTTTTTGCGGTGTTATATGGATTATAGGCACGGCAGGAACATCAGACAACAACAACATACCATTTACACAAATTATCACACAACTTTTACAAGGCTTTTTGTGTTGTGGTATTGCTTACATACTTAATTTTATTAAATTAGTTATTAAATAATTAAATTACTTTACACTAAAAAATCAAATTAAAAGGAGAATAAAAAAATGATGGTATTTAATATTAAAGCGGTTAGAGGTTTAGCACAAAAGGAAACAAGAAAAGCACAAAAGAGCTATAAAAAGGAAGTCAAAAGCATTATCAGAACATTAAAAGCAGATGTTAAAAAATCAGCTAAAAAGGGCGTTACATCCTTTATGACTAAAATTAGATGGATTGAGGAATACAACGAAGTAAAAAACTATTTCATTGCAAAGGGTTTTAGAGTATGGGAAACAAAAGAAGATAATTTTTATAATGTGCATGGGGATAGATTTTTACATATTGCTTGGTAATTGAATAATGATTTTATAGTAAATTTTGGAGGTTGTCAAAATGCACATTTCAGAACTTGAAAACAAGCATATAAAAATAGGTAAAACATCAATTACAGTTGTAAACACGGAAAACAACAAAACATGCGGAGTTGTGCGGAATATCTGCAAATTTAAGGATTTGCAGCCAAATAAACAAATAGAACATTTTAAATCTTTGAGAAGTGCTGGACTTTGGGGTAGTGGTATTGCTGATATTATAGATGCGGTTATTATTGCAGAAAATCGCCTTTATTATCTGCACAACTTAAAACCAATAGAAACATACAACAAACTTTTTAAAGGTGTTGACGGTTGGGAATCAGATCAAAAAAGAGCAGAGGAACGGCAGACAATAGCGGAAAATATGAGACAGTTTGCAACGGTTATTAACTGCTATATTGATTAATTTTTAAATTGCTTGACAGTAGGAGCACGGACACGATGAAAACACATGACAATAAAAGACTATTGAACACGGCACAAATAACAAGTATTTATATATCAGAGCCGGAACACGAACAGAAGAATTTTATCATATATGCAAGTATTAATTTATGCGGTAATTTTGCACTTGCAGAGGCAGAAACGGAAACAGAAGCACAAGACAAATTACATTACATTTATAATCAAGTAAACGGAAAATAAAGCGGTTTTTGAAAAATATTAATTTGAACCTTGACAATTAAATACATAAATCACTCATACAGACTTGAATTTTCAAGATTAATTTGGTATAATAACATATGAAAGGAGGGTTTTGTTATGAAATTAAAAGATATTAGTGGATATATGGTTGTAGATTGCGATATATTGGTTGAAGATGCAACAAATGAAGAATATAGTTATGTTGACGATTTTTCTTTAGAGGATAAAAAAAAGATGAGTAGATATAAAGAGGCAACACTTACGGCTATAGCCCCGGGCAATAATGGGCATGTGTTAATTACTGTTTGCATCAATAGCGGAGTTTTTACAGAAAATTGATTGATATTAAAAAACATTTACAGAGTGATTTATGTGTTTAATACATAGGTCACTCTATTTTTATGGAAAAAACACTTTGAAAGCAAGATTTTAAAGCGGAGGGATGTTTTAATATGTCAACAGTAATAAGGCAACACAAGGAAAATAATTATTATGTGACTATGGAAGTTAAAAATGTATGGGGAAATGACATTTATATTGTAGAGGTTTGTCCCTGTTATGACAATAATATGTGCGGTTATCCTCTTCAAAAAATGACATATTCAATCAATGATAAAAAGAAAGCAGAAGCGACTTTCAGACGATATGTAAAGAAGTATTGCAAAGGAGAATAAAACAGATGGAAAATATCATAAAAAGCATGATTGAAAAAGCTATATATTACAAGGAAAATTTAAGCCTTTATGACGAATCAAGAGAGTTATTGCAGTTTGCAGCACAACTTATTGAACAGATGGCACTAACTATAAATTGTCCGTCAAATTGGCGAAGTATTGGAGCAGAACTTGCAGAGGAATACAAAGACAATACATGGATTTTTGACGAGCTTGAATTATGGAATTATGAGGAGTGATTGTTAATGAGCATTTTACAAGAATATGAACAGATAAGAAAACAACTTGGAGAAGAAAAGTTTTCACATATCGAAGCATTTTTAGAAGCACATCCACACTATTTTTTAAGTGATGTATATTACAGAGAATCTGTATGGAAAGAGTTTGAAGAATGGGAGAGTAAAAACAGATGATCAAATTAAAATCAGATGGTTATGTGTTTATTAGTGATTTAGGGATTGAATATGAACTTTTAGAGGGTGTATCAATAGGAGCAGATAAACAATATACAAGTGATATTGTCTTTATAATACTTATGGATGCTAACTATAATGTAGATACAAATTTTGTTGACTATGTTTACGGAGCAACACTTTGGAAAGATGAAAGCAATAAAAACTACATAGAGGATTGTGTAGAAACGATTAGAGCGAGTGTCAAAAAATATGAGGAAAGAAACAATATTACAGAGAGAATTGTTGAAGATGAAATTTTAGAGGAGACTTGTCCGCATTGCGACCATATAAACGAATACAAGTTATCAGAAGCAAAGGACTATAAGGACGGAAAAAAGATTGTGGTTTGTCAAAGTTGCGGAAGTGTTATTCTTGCATGCAGTTTATGTGATGGTAACGGATGCGGAAAATGTTCTTTATAATAAGGGGTTTTAGATATGAAGAAATTACTTTACAAAGGTATTGAATTTGATGATTTTCAGCTATACAACGGAGAAACAAACGATTATGGAGATTATAACTCAAAATCTCTTGACGGATTTGATAGTGCGAATGTATATGTTTGTCCGCACTGCATCAAGAAATATGGGTTATATGCAGAGTGTGGAGTTTTCAAAGAGGAAACCGAAAAGGAAATTGCAGAAACGGAATACAACGGAATAACTTTTGGAAATCATCATCAGGATTTAACTTGTGGTGTCAAAGGATGCTATAATAAAAATTCTTATGATTGTATGTTTAACACAGAGGGATGTCAGCTTATGGAAAATGAAACAGAGGAAAAGACAACAAGACAGTATGCAGTTAAGATAACAGAAACATTGGAAAAAGTTGTTTATATTGAAGCTGATAGCCGGATTGAAGCAGAAGCAGTAGCAGAGGAAAATTGGAATAATTCAGAATACATTTTAGATGCGGAAAATTTTGTTTGTGCAAGGTTTGAAGCAACGGAAAGCGAGGAATAAAGCAATGTTGTATTGTGTTGATATAAGGGAAAAGAAAAGCGGAAGAACAGTAAAAACTGTTTTGGAAACAGAAGATCACGATAAGGCATGGGCGGTGGTTAGTGAATATAACAAGGAATACGGAGAGGGTGGAAAATACCTTTCAGAATTTCCAAAAGCGGATTATTTTATTGATGTATTCAATGACGAGACACGATGAAACAAGGATTTTAAAAGGGGAGTTTGCTATGACGGTTTATGTATTAAGTGTAGATGGAGAAATCATAGGCATTTATGATGAATATACAAAGGCTTATGATATTGGATGCAATAAGTATGACGGAAATTTTGACATAGAAGAATTTGATGTAGAGTAGGAGGTTTTGAAAATGGCAAAACACACAATGACGGTGGAAAATTACTTTCAGAATGTTATTAAAAAGTCGTGGACTTGGCAGAAGCTAACGGAAGAAGAACAGAAGCGTTTTATTGATATGAATGTTTTTGACAGGATCAAAGGCAATGATAAAACAAGAGTGGAGTGGTTAAACACTATTTATCAGAGTTTTCTTTCCGCGTTGGGTTATAAGCCTATTGGATGGAGAGAAGAAGCGGAAATACAGTTTTAAACAAATTGCTTTACACGGAGGGATTTAATATGACTTGTAATTACTTTGAATATAGAGACTTGACGGAAAAATTATTCTTTGGTGTAGCCTTAACACAAGATCATTTAAACAGAGCAACAGAGGAAATAAGACGATATATAGTTGATGGCGGTGCCGGAGATGTGATGTTGTCTTTGGGTATTGGAATAAAGGTTATCACAAAAGAAGCGGTATTATTGCCGAAGGAAATTGTCAAAAGATGCTTTGTCTACATCGCTGGAGAAAACAAGGGCAGAGAGCTTGACAGACACGAAATTATGAATATAGGAATGTTTTTGAAGCATGGAGCGTTATACGGAAAATGCGGTTGTCCTGCTTGTTAGGAGGCTATTATGAAACTTATTGAGAATTGGAAAGACAAAAACTTAAAATGCCATTTTTGCGGTGAAACAAGAAGTGTAAAGTATGAAGTTTTAACTTTGGTAAAAAACGAAGGATTAAAAACGGTTTGTGTCTGCAACAAATGTGCATTAGTACACAGAAGGCATATATCGTAAGCGGAAATAACACGATAGAATTAGGGGTTTAAGTATAGATTTTAGGAGGAAACGAATATGACACGCAGAAGGATAATTTTTACGGATAACAAAGGCAGAATGTATGCGACAGAGGAATACAACGGAGATAAGCACGATTTTGAACAGAGGGGCATGCATGGATATTGTGACAAGGATTGGAATGAAATTATAAAAGCCTTTGAATATGTTGGAACAGTTGAGGATTTTGTAAAAGCTGATTTGGTTGCACAACAGTATTATCACAATCCGGATTATATCTTTTGGAGCGGTGGTGTTCAAAAGATTGATTTTGAATACTTACCTATTGAGAGGATATACAACATTGAGGATGTTTCGGCTGATGAAATTTATCTTGTTGAAAACGGAAATGTAACACTATTAGATGTTGAAGAATAAAGCAGATGAAAGGGCATTAAAGAGGGAGAGTTGGGATGGCAAAGAAAAAGGGAAACAATTATATTGTTGATGAAGTAAATAATATTGTAAGGGTTGAATTAAACAGAACAAATGCAGAAAGTATATGGACGGTTATTGATTTAGACGATTTGGAAAGAGTATTGATAAATTTTCCTTATACTTGGTATGCAAAACTTAATAAAAGTATGGGTAAATATTATGCTTATGCAAGTGAATACATACCTGAACTAAAAAGAGCAAGACCGATATTTTTACATCAGTTTATTATGGAAGCAAACGGAAAGACGGTAGATCATAAAAACAATAATTGCTTGGATAACAGAAAAGAGAATTTAAGGATTGTTTTAGATACTAATAATTCTAAAAACAGAAGGGGTAGAAACAGTAATAATAAGTCAGGTTACAGAAATGTTTCTTGGAGTAACACAGAGAAAATGTGGATAGTACAGCTTCAGATAAATAAGAAAAACACTGTACTTGGAAAATTTTCTTATGAAGAATTAGAACAAGCCGGAAAATTCGCAGAGGAAATGAGACAAAAATATTATGGTGAGTTTGCAGGTGGAAATTAAGCAATAAATGAGTGATTTTATTAGGAGGTAAAATATGAAACAGACTTGGGCAAAAACAAGCAATGAAAAATTAAATATTCCAATGACAACAGAAGAATGGAATATAATTGACTTTATTGCATTTGAAAGTGAAACATCTAAAGTATATCCATTTAACACTAAATTTGATGATATATCAATGGATATGATTGTTAGAATTGTTGAAGAGTGTAATGGACATACAGATGATACTGAAACTGTATATAGTGCTTGTGAACGAATTTTAGGAATTAATAGGCAATGAAATCGGAATTTTAAGTCTATTTTACAGAGAGGAAGGTTGATTATATGAGTATTAAATATCATCAGTATGGAATTGGAAATGACTATGGAGAAGACCATACACTTACAAATAATTGGAATCCAGATATGGATTATGGAAATGAATATGTAGAAGTACATTTTAATATTGATACACCATCATATGACCGTAATTGCAGATTTGAAACGACAGAAGATAGAGAGGCATGGAGAACGGAAGCAATTAACCTGATAGAATCTTTTGGAATTATGGAAGATAGCGGATGGAAAGTGGAACATAGTAAGGAAAAACGTGCTTATTTACACGCACATCCACAACAGATTAGCGGAGTTATTTTAAAGAATGATGTTAAGAAAGTTGCAGAAGCCATTGACAGAATGGAATTATCTTCTATTCGTTGGGTGAACTTGCATGATACAGTTTATGTTATTTCTGATAGCGAATATGAGGAATACTTAAACGAAAGAAAAGAGGAAATTCGCAAGGTATTATTTGAAAAAGCAGCCACAACAAGAACAACAAAATATTATTCTGCTTTTGACATAGCAAGAAATATTGCAGGAATTGTTAGATTAAATCGTTTAGGACTTAATGATGGAAAGAATTATACTGGTGGACAGACCATTGATTATATCTTGAAAGTGGCAGATGAAATGATTGAGGAAGGATATCTGAAATACTTTGAAAAAGATGGTGGAAAATATATCAGAAGTCTTAATAAAACGGAACAGAAGCAGAGCAAATTAAAGATTGCATAAAGCAATAAATCTCGTATTCAATCGGATTGGAGGTAGAGGATATGTTAAAGATTAGAAATCTTTTTACGGAAAATGAATATGAAGCAATCAGATATGAAAAATACACTTCAGAACAAGTGGAAAAATGCAAGAAGTTTATAACAGAGAAGTTGGATTTATGTGTAAGAGTAATTGTGCCAGATTTACATATTTGTAATTTGGAACATCATAATTATGAATCAGTTGTAAAACCTACTGATTATATTATCAGAAGGGTATCAGATAGAAGAATGTTTAAAGTAATATCAGAGGAAATTTTCAAGAGCAATTTTGAGGTAATTTCTTGATAGAAGTCGCATTTCAACAGGAGGCAAATATGAAAGTATCAAATATGACGATTGGCGAAATATCTAACTTGCAAAGAAGTATCATAGCAAGAGATTATGGGAAAACATCTGATAAACCCATTGATTTTGAACATGAATTAGAAGTTATGAATACTCTTGCAGACTTAACAGAGATAAAGATTAAATTAAGAATGGGAGCTATTTAATTATGGATAATACACATAGGATCGTACAAGTTAAAGAACATTATGAAGTACATGATAGCAACGGAAATTTCGTATTAAGCGGTGATACTTGGGATGAATGTTATAATGACTTAGTTGATATGTTGGTAGCGGAAGCGAGAACTGAAAATCATATGGAAAATATCAGAGAGAAGGTGTCAGCTTGAACGAATATGAACATAGATATAAAAGACCACATCAGTACAGAAGTAAACTTGTAGTAGATGGAACGGTAGATAAAGTTAAGCAACTCAAAGCGGAGAAAAAGTCTTTTGCTGAGATTGGAAATATCATTGGAAAATCACGGCAGCAAGTGGCACAAATTTACTACAAAAGCATTGCAAGAGGATGTTAATTGTGGTATAATATAGGAAAAGAATTTAGGAGGAATAAATCATGTTTGGATGGTTTGGAATATTGGCAGGGTTAGGATCTTGGGCAAAGGAAGGTTATGACAGAAATCATGTAAAATACAGTTCGCCTCAAGCGGAAAAGTATTTTACCCAAAAGACCAAAAAGGATATTGGTTTTGAGAGAATGATGGCTGATTTAGATACTGTTCCGAGAGAGGAAAGAGATAGAAGAAGAGCATTAGGATATTATGATGGCGAAAATGTTGATATAAGTAAAAAGTAAAGGAGAATATGAGTTATGGGAACTTTAATTGGAATTATTATCATAGCGGTTATTTGGGCATGTTGCAGTTATTCAACTAATCAGAAAGTGGAAAATAAAAATCCTCTGGATGTTGACAATTCAAAAATGACAAGAGACATCTGTAACGGTGTTTCACAGTCCGAAATCAGAAGAAGATACGGTAACGGATATTACGATAAGAATAAATAAATCGTGTATTTTATATAGAATTTAGGAGGGAATACAATGAATAAAACCATAGAAGAAATTATTGCTGAAGGCGGAGCTAAATGTGAAATTTGCGGTCAGCGCATGTTAAAAAGTGACGGATGTAGCTGTTCAGAAATTGAATGTAATGGAAAAATTTATAAAAGAATCCTATACGGAGAAGATGATTTTGATACAGGGGAAAGATGCCATGATTGTAACGTATTAAAAGGGCATTATCATCATTATGGTTGTGATGTAGAAAGATGCCCTGTTTGTGGAGGTCAATTTATTGGTTGTGATTGCGATATAAACTTTATAGATTGCCAATAGAACTACTGTTTTAACACCTAAAAAGGATGTGATAATATGAAAATGATAGATATTCTCAAACAGGAATTAAAAGAGGGTATGACTATCGAAAACGATAGAGAATTGAGCGACAAATATAAACTGACTATTGTGTATGACGGAATGAAAGCGCCTGTTGTTTTAGCGAAGACTTGCGCTCCCGGATGCGAAAGAGAAGTATGTAGAAAGATAATCGACACGGCATTATCAACTATGTATGTTAATTCAGGGGATTTAGTAGAAGCAAAGAAATGGCTCGACGGCGAGTTTTGGAAAGAAACAGGCGAAGATGGTTATAAGCGAGTAAATAATGATACTTGGATTTGCAATCAAATTGAAGATAAATTAAAACAATGGAAAGAAGAGATTAAAAAGTCAAAATCCACTAACCACTGGGAAGACCAAGAATTTGAGGATGCTTATATTATGGGAATGGAAGAAATAATCTCTGATATTGAAAGAATATTATATCAATGAAATGATTGTTCAAAAGTGAAAGAGAGGTTTGTTTATGGAAAACGCAAGATTTTGTTATGTATTATCTAACGGAGTTCAAGTTGTTCAAGGTGACAAAGTTGAAATTAAATTAAACAATGATGAAAAGAACTATGTTGGTATGGTTACTGATATATCAGAAACCCATATTTCATGTGACCTAATAGGCGATATAGGAGAGCTTGATGCTTTCTTCTATGAAATTGCAGATGTTCAGGTTATAAAACCACAATAGAATAATAGTTTCAACTTGAAATTTATGGAGAATAATATACCAGAGGTGATAGACAAAACAAAAGCACCTGCTTTCACAAGTGCTTTTATCAGACAACTGCGACATTATCCGATTTTTGCAAGGATGTAATCAGTAAACATAACCAAAGTGGCTATGTCGGCTGATACACCCAAGATTATTAAAATCTTAGATATGTCTATCACCTCCAAATATATAAAATGCCCCTACGACCATTACGGGGTCAAGCATTTATTTTGCTGAATCATTTTATATATTGAAGTTGTTGTCTTCAATATTATATCACAACGGAAAATATTTGTCAATTTAAACAGCCGATTTCGGTTGGCTGTTGTTTTTTATACTTAAATTACAGAAAGGAAGGATTAAAATGTGTTATAAAGACAATGTTCAAAGACACAATGAGGATAAATTGTTTGCAGAATTTGACAAAGATAAAACACCATTATTTATACGGAAGTACTTATATAAATTATATAGTAAAGCTAGTGCGAGAAATTACTATATTGCCATTAAGGATTTTCTTTTGTGGCTTGTGGAAAATGCTTTAATTACGGAGAAAGGAATCTCTGAACTAACTCCAAATTCATTTAACACACTGGAGCCGGCAGATGTATTTCTATATTTAAAACAGAGACAAACAGAAGGAATGAGTCGTACAACTTTAACAACACGAAAAAATATATTGTCATCCTTCTTTTCAAATTTAGTTGAGTCTCCAAATAGTAAACTGGAAAAGAATCCGGTAAAAACATGTGGTTATAAAGGCAAGAAAAATAATGTTGAAAATATCTATGCTAAATTGCCTGATAAAAAACAAATAGATGAAATGTTTGAACGCATACAATGGAAAAAGGATAAAATAGTGAGAGAGCGGAATATTGCTATGCTTCAAACACTTTTAGGTTCAGGAATAAGAGAGAGCGAGCTTGCGGGATTGGAAATATCAGACCTTCATTTTGAGGAAGATATACCTTATATTACTGTGCTTGGTAAAGGTTATTATGAAGAAGATGATAAACGAAAGGTATTTATAACAGGAACAGCGTTGTCTGCTCTTGAAAAATGGCTTGAGATAAGACAAGAAATTGACGGAGTGGAAAATATCAATGCTGTATTTATAACAAAAAACAACACGAGTATTTCGGCTGATACAGTTATTGCTATCTTTAAGAATTATGGCAATGGAATTACTCCACATCAGATAAGACATTATTATTCTACTGTTATGGCAAAAAGAGCAGACATCCAGTTTGTGGCACAGAATTTGGGGCATAAGGATATAGAAACAACTGTTGGAAATTATGTCAATGCTGCATTTGGTGTTGGGGATTTATTGAGAATGATGTGATGATTTTTTAATATTGTTCTTTTCGAATGGAGAATAATATAATGTAGGCACAAAGACAAAAGAGTCTATGGTAGCATCACAGACTCTTTTTCTCTCAAATTTGTTTACTTGTACATATTGCAAGAGCACTGATAAATCCTTCACGGGTACAATTCCTTTAGGGAAAATCCACGGCAACTCTGTCGAGACTTCGGTTGCCACGAGCACAATGCCAACGCCTAAACGCAATGCTACTACGTGTTATCTTGGTATGCGGCTCACTTCAGCAGTACGAGTTCTGCTATGTAAGTTTTGCTTGCCTTACGCATCGCCGTTACCACAAGAACAAGGCAAATTCAAAAAGTCGGACATAAAAACCAACTCCTTTCTTTGCCATAAGGCACATAATGAGTATAACATAGGTATTGGCAAAATGCGAGCAATATGGAAAATTTGTTTGAGAGTGCTAACAAGTTAGACCGTCTATTTGGGCGGTCTTTTGCTATTGAAATTTGTAAAATATTATGTTATACTAATATTGAGTTTTGTTAACATATATAATATAATCTTATTTAAAGAACATGGAGAAAGTAAAATGTACAATATGGATAATATAAATAAAGTTGTCACAGGCTCAGAAACGCCCTGTAAAACAAACAGTAAACAATGCAATAAAATTACCGTCAGCAACGAAGATTCGCCTTGTATGGACGATTTTGGCTATGATAATTGGTATGCTGACGGTTGTATTAAAGCAGAACGAATACTTAACAAATCAGATGAATGATTTACTGACCAATACAAATTGAACACGGCTGTAAATTGCGAGTTACAGCTTCGTCCGGTGTCAATGGTGTAATATTGGTTTTATTCTTTATGTATCTGCATCCGGCTATATGATATTTTTTGCCTGATGAAGTTGCATATACTGTAGTTGTGTTTGTTGCTTCTATTTGTGGGGCAGGGGAAAGTTTTGGAACAGGAGTATATGTAACATCGGGGGCGGCGGTTGTGGTTATTTGTTTTTGAATATTAGTTTGTTTATCTTCAGTTTTGTTTGCAAATCCTATGAAACAAAGCGTTGCAAATAATGCAACAATTAGTGCTATGTCAATTGCATCTCTGTATTTTATGCGTTTCTTAGGTGGTTTGGAAATATTTTTTATGTTTGACCAATATTCGATAGCAACATCATAAGGAATGAGACATTTTTCTGATAACTCGGTGGCATTTTTTATTTTATTCTTTTTTATACCTTCAGGTGATAATAGGATAATAGCCGCAAGTAAATTTGCATCATGGTGTTCTCTTATTCCGTCTGAATAATGCTCTAACAAGTGGTGTGCTATTTCGTGAGCGACAGAAAAATTCTTATAAGCATATTTCTCGTCGTGATAAATTGTATATTCACCATTTACTAATGTATAGGCAGCATTGCACTTGTATAGTGGATATTGTTCTTTAAAATCTTGTTTACATTCTATGCTATTTTTAACACGTAGATTTAACTTTTGTGCTAACTCAAAAGCATTTGCAGGAATTTTATTCGTGTTTTTTGTAATATGCCTTTCTGCAATTCTTTCTAACTGTTCAAAATTCAAAATTTATTACTCCTTTTGTTGTGGCATTTTGTGAAGTAATCCATACACATAAGTAAGAACTAATTCTTTTTCTTGATTATTAAGCAAATTCCAAAGTTTAATAATTTCATCTTGTCCCACTGTTTTTTCATTAGATAGACTAATAAAAAATTGAGATAGCGTTATTCCCAATCCATTACAAATCTTAATTAAGGTATTTATTGTTGGAACGTGTTGATGTTTCATCATATAATTCAAGGATGAATGTGATATGCCTGATTCCTTTGCTAATTTATAGTAGCTCCACCCACGTTGCTTACATATTTCCTTGATATGTTCTGTCACGCAAATATCCTCCATTATATAAAACTCCTTTGTTATTTAATGTTATTATACATTATTATAACAAAAATCAACAGATGTATTCTTTTGTCATAAATATGTCGAAATTTCGATATATTTAGGTTGATTTTTAGGAGTGATTGTGGTATAATGTAGAAAAAGTTGATTGGAGTGTTTGGTTGTGAAGAATTTCTTGTTGCAAATAAAAGAAGATATTACACACATACAACAGGATTGGGGTGTCATAGACGAAAATATTAAGGATGAGCAATACGCTTTTAATTATTGGGTATTAAACCATCTGTTCAATATAGATATGGAGTGTATTCCAGATCATATCGTTGAGAAGTCTGGTAACGGAATAGATTGTTATATTCATTATGAAGATACAAAAGAGTTATATATTATTCAAAATAAGTATTACCCTTCGGGATTGAGAAGAAATGATGCCATAGACTTTTTAAGTATTATAAAATCACAATTGTTGAACGGAACGTATAAAAAATCAAATGAATTAAAAAATATATTTGCTTGTGCAGTCCAAGACAAAGAATATAAAATTTACATTCAGCTATATACTGCAAATATTGGTGAATATTTAGATATAAAGAATATTTTTAATGATTTCATTTGTGATGTACAGTGTGAATATGCAGCTGAATTTATTCCACTTGACAGGATATATGAATTATATTTTGGAGTAAGAAATGAAAAGAAAATTAACTTTCCACATAAATTAAAAGTTGGAACAAAAAATAAAGTTATTTCTCTTGGTGAAAAACAGGATAATATTATAGATTCAAAATATGTTGCCCTTCCTCTTAGTGAAATTTATAATATGAAAAATGCAGCAGATAGTATTGGATATGATTTGTTTGACAAAAATGTTAGAGATTTTTTAGGTGTAAAAGGGCGAATTGGAAGTGTTAACAAATCTATGGTCGCCACTTTAAAGAATGCTGAACAACGTAATAATTTTTTCTTATTTAACAATGGAATTACTATTATATGCGATAAAATAGGAGAAGTATATAGGGATAAAGGGGACTCGTTTATTGATGTTGATAATCCTAAAATTGTTAACGGATGCCAAACAACCAATTCTATATGTATGGTGATAAATGAACTTGAAAAGGAAATTGGCAAAAAAGCGTTGGCTGATTTTAGTAAAATATTTGTTTTAGTTAAATTTTATGAATTAGATAGGAATGATGAAGAAGAGTTATACAATAACATAGTTAAATATACCAATAGTCAAACTCCTATTAAAATGGATGATTTTGTTGCACAAGAAAATTATTTTTTGAATTTGCAAAAAGAATTTGAAAATAAAGGTTTTTTGTTGCTTGTTAAAAAAAGTGATGAGAATACTTTTAGGAAAAATTATAATGATGATTTTTCTAAATTGATAGAAAGGTCAAAGCAGATTCGTCAAATTGTAGGGGTTGGATATGAGAAAAAAGAAGACCTTTTTATTCCGTTAGACAAGCTTTTAAAGGCACTTATTGCATTTTGCCAAAACGGATATATTGCATTTAAGCATGGAAGTAAGACCGTTAAAAAGAATTCGCCCAAATATTTTAAAGATTTTTCTTTAAATATAGATAAAATGCTGACTATAGATAGTATGATTTGGATATACTTAATATATTTAAAATCTGGCGGATTAGAACAAGGAAGGAAAGATAGATATTGCATTCCGTATTATATGGTTGACTTTATAGGTCGAAAACTTGACAAATCAAACAAGGAACAAATACATAAGAAGCTATCGTTTATGTATGAAAACAAAGATTCTTTTGAGGAAATATATAATAGTTTCAAGTCTATAACTGAAGAGTATGCAAGGGATTACATAGATGATAATGGTGTAGATTATTCAACTATGACAAAAAGCGAAATTGATGACAAATTAATCGGAAAGTGGTTGGGTAGACAAGAAAGAAGTGCCTTAGAAAATCAAAAAAAATATTTTATAAAATATATTTCTGAATAATAAAATAAAAGTAGCCTGTAATATGGCTACTTTTTTATTGGTACGATAATATCTAACATTTGTTCAATCTTATTTAGCTCTTCGTCTGAATAATTGGAGTTTATAATTCTTTCAGCAATCATATTTTTATGATGTTGAGTTTTATCGGCTTCGTCCATATGAAAAATTGCGGAAGGCAAAGAAGCGGTGTCGGCTGCGATTATTTTGCGATGACTTTCTAATGATTTTTTAGGAGTATTACCCAACAATTCATCTGACGAGATTTCATAAAATCGGCTTAGGCATGAAAGATAATATATTGTTGGTTCTTGGAAACCAGTTTCCCATTTACTAAGCATCTCTCTTTGTATGTTGCTATTAAATGTTTTATTAATTTTATCAACTACTTCTTGTTGAGTTAATCCTAAACTATTTCTTGCTATTTTTAAGTTTTCACCAAGAATACTCATTTTTATCACCTCGTATTTGTATTATATCATAAATGTGTCGAGAATGCAACAATAAAAATGCATAAAATATTACATAAAGATTACGGTACAGTTATAAAAAGATTACAAATTGAGAATATGTGTTGACAGCGACACAAAAAGGGTGTATTATAGATGTGTCGAATACAACACACGAAAGGGGTGAGAAATATTATGAAACATCCGACGTATTATGATTTGATTTATCTTATGGACACACGAAATATTTCATTTCAGACTTTAGCTAATTCATTAAAGTTATCTTTTAATGAAATTGTAGATAAGATTATTGGCAAAGATGATTTTACTCTTAGTGAGGGGCAACAGATCGCTATATTGTTAGGCGAGAGTTTAGACGTTATTTTTTTTACACCATTATGTGTCGATAAAGACACAAGAGAAACACATAGAGAAAGTCCGTTACCTGAACCACCAGAACCTACTATGCTTTGGGAGACTTTCTCGTCTATTAAGGAAATTGATAGATAGGGTCGATGGATTAATAATCTAAGAACGTTATAACACAAAAAGAAAGGAAATTAAAATTATGAAAGAAAAAATCAAAAAAGTTAAGGAAGTAATTAGCGAAATCACTAAGGAATTAAACAATGATGCGACAAAAGACGACTATAAATCTTATGAACAAAAAATAAGAGTTATAGAGCAATTATTGCATGCTATAACCCTTATTGAAAAAATGTAGCATTATGATTATTATTTCAACTTTTCAATAATATCATCAAGTTTGGTGTAAATGCTGTATGTATAAGAACAATCAGTTGTTTGACTCTGTATTCTGTCGATGTCATCACAAACTCTTAATATTTTGCAAGTTCCGTTGTTGAATACGCAGTCATTTCTACACTCGTCATTTACGAAAGGACAAAATGCCATAGTAAAACCTCCTATCTATAATATTCTTAAATCAATTATATCATAGATAGGACGAAAATTCAACATATTTAAGAAAGAGGGTGAAAATATGAATTCAAAGGTTTTAGAATTTTTAGAACAATTCAAATCATTGTCAAAAGAAGAACAAAAAGAATTGTTGAAAACCTTGGAGCAAATTCAGCGCGGTAGCAGATGAGTTTTGTACATAAAAAGAACGACTGTTGCGACCAGTCGTTCTTAAGACAACTACTAAATAGTTGATACTATGTATCAACTCCCAATATATAAGTTTAAATATCATTATTGTTTTGAATTTTGTACTAAACATAATAGTCTTAATTGTGGAAAATAAGATTTGATATTTGGGCTATATATATTGTTTGGATATGCAATTGCCTTATTTAGTATTTTAGCATATATTATGTCTAAAAGTCAATGCAAAAGTTGAACAAATTTGGGCGCTGATATGAAACACCCACCTACACAGTCTATACTTCCTGAAGGTCAAGATAAAGAAGTAGTTGCTATTTTGCATACTCATTCTCCTTTTAAAAGTGGGCAGAGCTGCAACGTTCTCGGATGCCCACTTAGAGTATGCTTTTAGATAAGAAAATGAGAATAGGTAGTATGAAAGGAAGAAAATAAAAATGAAGAAAGAAAAATTTATGTCTATTATAGGTGCAACAATTATTATAGTCTTTGGAATTATATTGTCTTATAAAATGACATTGACTGCATCGGGAGAGTTTGAGCGAAAGTTTGCTGAAGATGATAATGAAACTATTCAAACAGAAATTCCAATAGTAACAGAAGAACCAAAAGAATTTGATATGAATACAGATTACTCTTTATTGATGGCTCAGGCGGTCAGTAAAGGTAATAGTGTGTCAGGCAAAGAGTATGAGAGATTGAGAAACCTAAAAAAAGAATACATAGGAATTGATGATAATCTTAATTATGACGAGTTGATGCTCCTCGCTAAGATAGTACAAGCTGAAGCAGGCAGTAATTGGCTCACTGAAGAGCATAGACAACTTGTGGCAAGTGTTGTTATAAACAGGGTAAATAGTCCTGAGTTTCCAAATACGATATATGACGTCATATACCAAAGAGGACAATATGCACCAGTACGGACAGGATATTTTCAAAACCTTATTCCGTCTGAAAAGGCAATTAATTCTGCATTACAAGTGCTTATAAATGGTAGTATTGCTCCTCCAAGCGTGGTATTTCAGGCGAATTTTACACAAGGTAGCGGTACATATAAAGCAATAAGAGACAAGACGCTTGGCACAACTTACTTTTGTTATTCAAGCAACAGAAGATTATACAAATGAGGTGATACTAATGAAGTATAAGAAAACTTGTGAATTTTGTAAAAAGAAATTTCTTAGTAGGTCAAGTCTTAAAAAGTATTGTTCATATGAGTGCACTCGTGGAATGGCAAAGCAAAGGCGGGAAGAAAACGAACAACTATGTTGGAGATGTAAAAATGCTTGTGGTGGTTGCTCATGGAGTAAGAGTCTAACACCTGTCGATGGTTGGGATGCTACTCCTACAATAATTAAAGACAGCATGGGAGATATTAAATCTTTTAAAATAAAAAAATGTCCACAATTTATAGATGATCGTCAATAATACATATGCAAGGAGTTGATGACATTGATAGTGTTAGAGGAAAACTGGAAAGATATACAAAAGAAAGTTATTCTTCCCTTATGGAATAGGAAATTCAAAAAAATGTATGAGAGTGCCAAGTTAGATTATGATGATTTTGAAAGTCTTGCAGGGTTTGAGTTGTCTAAAGCTATTAAAACATTCAACCCGCAAAAATCTAACCTACTTACATATGCAACAAATATATTACAACGTAAAGCTAAAACAGAACTTACTTTTTATTATAGAGATAAGAGGATAGGAAATTCAAAATCAGAAAGTATAAATAAAGTTACTGATGAAGAATCCAAGATAACTATTGAGAATATGCTTATTGCAGAACAAGAGTATGAATTAAACTATCTTGCTCAAAGATACATCGACTCACTTACAAAAACACAAAGAAAAATAGCAGAATTAATTATAGCGGGTTATGATGTTAATACAATAAAAAAAATGCTTGGTCTTAGTGATGACAAGTTTAAAATGATAATTCAAAGGATGCGTTCCGAAGAAAAGACGGAGCCGCTTAACAAATTAAGAGGAGTGATAAAATGAAAGACAGTAAAAAAATACGCTTACATATTGGCTCTATTGTAAAAAAGATGGACAGACATGCTATTAATTTTGACCATCCTTTACAAAGAGCATCAGAGCAATGGTCATCTGTAATGAAAGGTAATTTAATATCTGATATATTACAGGAAAATCCAATACCCGATTTAGTATTTGCAGAGCAGGAAATTCACGAAGCTCCAGTTACTTGGGGTATTGATGGGAAACAAAGATGTACAAACATAAAGGATTTCATTAATAATGGGTATTCTATAAGTAAAAACATAGATAGATATATGATTGAATATGCTGTGCCAGTTCTTGATGAAGATGGAATACAGATGCGTGATGAAGATAACATTGTAATACACAAAACAGAGGTGTGTGATATTCGTGGTAAAAGGTTTAAATCTTTGCCAAGAGAACTACAGGAAAGAATTCTTGACTACGGTTTTGATATTGTTTTGTATTATGATTGTTCAGAAGAAAATCTTGCGTATCATATCAAGAGATATAATGAAGGTCGTGCAATGAATGCAGAACAAAAAGGTATTACTCGTATAGGAACTCATTTTGCAAGTGTAGTAAGAAATATTTCATCTATGGCATTTTTCGAAGATGGTATTGGTGCATATTCGAATAGTCAATTCAAAAACGGAAAAATCTATCGTATCATTGTTGAATCAGTTATGACAACAAGATTCTTAGATAAGTGGTTTAAGGATTATGGTGAAATATGTGAATATATTAAAGAAAATGCAACAAATGAAGACTTTGAAGAATTTAGAAATCTTGTAGAATCACTTGAAGACTTAGTTGACCCATCGGTTGGTCAAATGTTTGATTCTAAATATAGTTTCTTATGGTTTGGATTGTATGCTCGTTTTACTAAACTTGGTGTAGATGATGATAAATTCAATGAATTTATGCTTGAGTTAAATAAGGGGATTCCAAGAGATGAAAAGGGCAAAATTCTTACAAAAGAACCTATGTCGGGTCTATGTATAAAAGAAATAGATGGTGTTAGTTTCGAAGGTTTATTAAAAAACACTTCTACTAAGGATACAAATGTTGTAAAAACACGAATTGATTTTCTTACAAAACTTATGTGCGATTATCTTGGTGTTGATGTACCAAAAGACGATTGTGTATCTGATGATATGAATGAAGAACTTGTAGAATTCTCTGAAAACTTTGAAAGTGAAGGTGTTGCGTTAGAAACACTTATGATGACAACAGATAACCATTCTTATAATGATTTTGAAGCCGACACATTAAAAAGTATTATTAGATGGTATAAGAAATACGGGAAAAAATCAATGTTAGATGATTGTTTATCTTATAAATCTTATCTTGATGATGTTGGTGTCGATGAAAACGATGTTAATTTACCAATGTATGTTTATGCTGTTAAATATATTTTTGATAATAATATTGACATTGATATTGATGAGTGGTTGCTATCATTTAAGGGAAATGCCTTTAAAGAGATAGATGCTGACGAGAACAACTCTTTCTCTTCTAATAGTACCATTGTGATGAAGCAGCAAGAAATTATTTCAAATATAAATCAATATATAAGCAAGGAGATGATGAAGTATGAAAATATTTAAAGCAAAGAACGTAGAATCAAGGGTGTTGCCGGAACTAACCCTCAAAAGAATTCCGATAGATAGTATCAAGTTTGCCCCTTATCAAAGAGAGTTAAAGATGTCAAAGGTAAGAAAGATTATCGAAAATTTTATACCTGATATTATGGGTGTTGCTTTGGTGAGTTGGAGAAACGGAGAGTTTTGGTGCATAGATGCACAGCACCGAATCGAGGCTCTTAAAAGACTGGGATTTAAAGAGATCTGGGCGATAGTTCTTTCGGGCTTAACATACGAACAGGAATGTAGGAGATTTAATATTCTCAACACAGGGAGAACTCAACTTAATGCAAATCAGGTATTCCATTGTCGTGTTGAAGAAAAAGAAGATATTGCTATCACTTTAGTGAGTCTATTCAAGAAATACAAATATGACTATAACAAGAATGGCTCTACAAAAGACAACAACCTTATCGGAGCCGTAAGCAAATTCGATAAAATGTGTAAAAAGTATGGGTTTAGCATGGCTGAAAGAGTACTTAAAGTACTAAGGGGTGCTTGGCTTGGAGACAAAGATTCTTTAACAAGTTCAATTATTACTGGAATGGCTACCTTCTTTAACGAACATTCTGATGTGGATGATAATGTTTTAATTGATGTTTTGGGTCACATTTCTCCTAATGAATTGATCGCAAGTGCATCTCTGTTTATGAAATTTGGCATTTTGAGACCGGGACGTGCAGATGGTGCGTGTTATCATATCGCAAAACAAATAAACGAGTTGTATGAAGATACAATTAATAAACCAAGAAGAAACAAGAAGGCAAAGGTGAGTTAATTGGCAAAGGCAGAATATTACATAACCGACGGAAATAAATTTATCAAACAGTCAATGAATGGACAATTCAGTATAGTAAGCAACATATCTTTAGCTGACGTATGGGACAAAGCCCAAGTTGCTAAGGCTGTTTTAGATAACTCTGTACCAAAGGCATGGCGTTCCAACTTTTTTATATCGAAACTTGAAAATGGTGCTTTAGAGAAATCTACGCTTTCGCAGTCAGAAAAAATTCAAAAAAGAATAGAAAATACTGCGACTGATAAAACGAAGTTGTACACCCTTGACCTATATGATTTCAATAATGACGACAACGTACAAAAATATGTGTCTGCTTTTGAAAACATACAAAATATATTGGAGAACTCTAAAAAAACCGAAGAAATTCTGAAAAACAGACTGCAAGCATTGGAATGTGCTTTTGAAGATTTGGAACATCATCATTTAAAAAAGAAACTTGGAACAGTTGATGCTTATAAAAGAGATAGACTGGAAAGCAAGATATTGCTTGAGCGTAGGTCTATAAAAACTCAGCTTGAAATATTGCATAAAATAAACCAGTATCATGCTGAGTTAAATGCTCAAGTTAATGATATTTGTAAGACAATAAATATCATACGAGATAGGCGATATATACCAAGAGTGCTAATCGGCTTATTCGAAAATGATGACTTAGATATCGATATATAAGGAGAATAATATTATGTTGAGAATAAAGAGAGTTTATAGACCGAAGAGAAATAATTATATAGTATCAAAAGATGCAAGTACAAATGATGACGGTTGGTGTATGCAGGACGTATGGAATTGGGGTAATGAGGCACGTGATTTTGTTGCTGCAATACAACCAAAACAAAGAATCAAATATGGTAATAATACTGTTATGCTAAGTAAGTCACAACCGATTGAACCTATATTTGCATCTGAACTGATGTAATGATTGGAAAGGAGTTATGTAGGTGAGGGCTTATAGAAGTTTTAAGGGACAAGTTATGGCTGTATTTAAAGACGATGATGGTGAATATGGAGTGTACATAAAAAATAAAGATAGCAATGAAATTCCGTTTAAAAAAATGTCATGGTACAATCAAAATTATGGCGGTAGCAAACAAACTAGACAGGAAGCTGAAGCAGATATGGACGATATAGCTAAAACTGTTCACAAAGGGAATTGGACTAAATTTGATTTAGGGGCTGAATACATTAATAATAAAAAGCTTTTAAACACCAGTCCGTTTACAAAATGTGGTGGAGGTATAGATGATTATTCAGAAGGTTTTCTTGATGCAATAGAACAGGCAAAAGAGACTGTTGAAACTATGCCAACAGAAAGAATTGTGTACTGTAAAGATTGTGAATTTAAGAAAGAATGCAATAAAGAAGTGTACATGGGTGGTAGCTACTGTTCTATAACTTATTGCAGTAATGGAGCATTAGAAAGGAGTAAATAAAGATGACGAATAAAATAATATTATTTCTTATACGTAAAAAATTAGGTTTAAAGAAATGGGAAAAGTTTAGGTTTTCAAACCAATCTAATGTGAGAGACTATTATTATTTTAGTAATACACAAGTAGTAAAAGCAAAGTATTCTAACAAAAGCCCTAATTTCTTTATAAGAAAACCATCAAATGTGAGTTTAAATTGGTTGCTTAATGAACAGTGTAAGATTGTAAAAGTAAAAACTGCTGAAAGCAAATAAAACGTTGTTTTAAGGAGGAATTATGAACAAAAAAGACAAAGTGAAAAGCGTATATAAATCTATTGTGATGATGTTTTTACGCACACAAGATGATGTAACTTATTGGGAAAGTCAGAAAATTATGGAAGAATTCCCTGATTTGTTCCCAGAGATAAATTTTGATGAGCTGAATCACGAGATTAGAGAAGAGTTGTTTGATAAAAGAAAGTGTTATAATCCAACAATATTAGGATACAGATATGGCAATTCAACAGAATTACATAGTAAAATTCAAAACTATGAAGGCGAGGTTGTGGTGATATACGATAATGGAACAACTACCTGTTATGATTACTTTAATGGCGAATTAACAAAATCGAGATGTTGAGTAGTTGAAATTCTTATTTTATCAGGGAATTATGGAGAATAATGTATTGAGGGGAGGTGTAAAATACGAAAATTGAGAACATTCAGGTTGGCGAAATATACGAATATAGAACTTTGTGTGAACGACTAGAAGTTAAATGCGAGACTGGAACCAATAAAAAGGTTGAATTACTTGAAGAATTTGAAAGATATTTTGAATTTGAAAGAACGGACAACAGGCACATTAAAATTAACAAAATATATAAGTATCCGTTGCCGGGATTTGAGAATGGGTATTTTTATAAAACAATGATTATTCCTGTGAAATGCTCCAGTAAAGATTACCAATATCTGATGCAGTGTAGCCGTTGGGCTGGCGACTGTTGGAATGCGATAGTTGATGCTGATAAAGAATTCCATAATCAGAACGGTAGATACATGAAAAAGGGAGAGTTGCAGTCTTTTGTAAAAAACAAAACTCCACTTCATGCAGTTGGGAATCAGGGTGTGTTTATAAAATATTATACCGCAAGAGATGCAATGTATAAGTCTATGACTTCAGACCACACCAACAGCAAGAAAGTCGAATTGCCATATAAAAAGAAAAAGTATTTCGTGGTTTGTTGGAATGTCTTTAGCTTTGTTGTCGATTATAAAAACAAAATTCTTAAACTTGCTAAAAAGGTTGACGAAAACGGGCGTCCTCAAAAACAAGTGAGATGTTGGTTTAAAACAATGCCAAAACACATTGTAGAAATAGAGTTAATATATCGCAACGGGCTTTGTTTTGCAGTCAAATACAAAGAACCTAAAGCCAATACAGACATCAAAGAGGAAAATGTTGCTGCTATTGATTTTGGAGAAATACATAGTATATCTTCTATTGATAATAATGGCGATGCCGTCATTATAACGGGTAGGAAGATTAGGAGTATCAAGAGGCTTCAAAACAAAGAACAGGCAAAACTAAGGAGCAAGAGAGACAAGTTAACCAAAGGCAGTAGGCAGTACAAGAAATACAGTCGTGCCATCTATAAGTTGAAGTTAAAAACAGATAGGCAGATTTTGGACTGTGTTCATAAGATAAGTAAATTGTATCTTGATTACTGTATTGAGAATAACATATCAAAAGTATATTATGGTGATTTAGACTCTTGCACAAGAGGACATCACGGAAAATTTAATGGTTACACTAATCAAAAACTTCGTGATTGGTGTTATGGTCTATTGACATTACAGTTAGAGAATAAGTTAAGCAGGTATGGTATTGAACTTGTTAAAGTTTCGGAAGCGTTCAGTTCTCAAACTTGCCCTCATTGTGGCGAAAGACATAAGCCGAGTGGCAGAAACTACATATGTCAGTGTGGTTATGAGCAACATCGTGATTTAGTCGGTGCTATGAATATACTTAACTTTAATGGAAAAGACATTCATATTGAAAGGTACAAAAATTTAAAGTATCTACGGATAGCGTAAGCCAAAGTAGTAGATGGGTATGTGGAGCCCCTAAGTAGTCTGGTTTCTAATCAGAAAGTTGAAAAAACTCTCCACAGAAGAAAGGTTTTATTGGCAAAATTACGGAGAATAATTAAGTGAGGTTGTAAAAAATGATTAAAAAGATTGATAAAAAGAACAAATTTGTTTCTATGTTCAATCCCAAAACAGGGTTTTACATGAGAAGTGGAGTTATTGAAGATGGTCAGGACACGGGTGTTGACCCTTTTATGACCTCATTTCCGGAACTTTTGGACATAGGAATTATGGGGCATTGTGTTCACGGAGCATCAGGACTATGTATTAAGTCGGGTGTTCAGTGCTATCAGAACGGATTAAAGACTAAATTCCCTAATATGTCTTTTGAAAATTTCAAGAGAATTGTTGATGAGTGCAAAGGTAAAACATTTCAGTTTGCTTTAGGTGGCAGAGGTGATGTTGACCAGCACGAAGATTTTGAGAAAATCCTTAGATATTGTAGAGAGAATGGCATTGTTCCCAATTTTACATCTTCGGGATTAGGATTTACAGATGAAATTGTAGCACTTTGCAAAGAACTTTGTGGTGCAGTTGCAATCAGTTGGTATCGTCAGGAGCATACATATAGAGCAATTCAGATGCTACTCGATGCAGGAATTAAGACAAACATTCATTATGTTTTGGGGAATAACTCTATAGACGAAGCTATTGAGAGACTTGAAAACAATGATTTTCCGAAAGGAATCAATGCAATTATTTTCTTATTGCATAAGCCTGTTGGATTAGGTCAGGAAAGCAATGTGTTGGATATCAACGACGAAAGGGTTAAGAAGTTCTTCAATATTATTGATACTCAGCAGTTTGATTTCAAGATTGGATTTGATTCTTGCACAGTTCCAGCTCTTATCAATATGACATCTAATATCAACGAGGATAGTTTTGATACTTGTGAGGGCGGAAGATGGTCTGCTTATATCACATCTGATATGAAGATGTTGCCTTGCAGTTTTGATAATCAAGATATGAGATGGGCTTATGATATCTCAAACGATACGGTACAGAACGCTTGGAATAGCAAACAGTTTGAAGATTTTCGTGACCATTTCAGAAATTCTTGTAGCGGTTGTAGTAGACAATGCGAATGTAGAGGCGGTTGCCCTATAAGAAGACAAATTGTTTTATGTAATAGAGAGGAGAAAGATTTATATGAAAGCACGCAAAGATTTTGTGACTAATAGTAGTTCATCAAGCTTTATTATCACAAACAACACAGACAAGATTCTTACAAGTGAAGAGGTAGCTCGTAAGATGTTTGAGAGAATCATTGAAGATGCCAAAGATAGGTTTGTATTGGAGCCGGGACAAAGTATCGACCTTGAATGCGGAGACCATGGAGATGATGGTGCATTTGAAAACTTTATTCATTCTGAGTTTGGCAGTTGGGGTAACGATTATCTGTATAACACAGATGAGGTCTCTGTTGAATTTGGCGAATCACATCACTAAGGAGGAATTTAATGAAAATAAGAACAGACTATGTTACTAATTCTTCGAGTAGTAGTTATGTTATAGCAAAGAAAAATGATTGTACTAAAGACGACATAATTGAAAATATGGGGTCGTTGAAACAAATGGTTGATGATGTTTTGGAATATGGTTATATTCCAGACGACGTATTAAAATTTGAACTCCAGAACCCTGATAAAAACAAGGCAGAAACGGCATTAAAAGAGTTTATTGCCGATGAAATCTTGGGAGAAGACTACAAAATGGAACTCGGAGACTGGTTTATTGTTGGTGGAGAATGTTCTGGTGAAGACGGATATATACTTGAAACATTCCTATATGAGTACGGCAATAGGGTAAACTCAGAAAAAATAAAGATAAGGACGTTTTAATATGAAGATAAGAAATGATTTTGTGACAAATTCAAGTAGTAGTAGTTATGTGATTGCGTATAAAACGCTACCGGAATTCGATGAAGAAACAATTGAAAAATATCCGTTTCTCAAAAATTATGGTAGTTTAATTGAAAAGGTTTTGTTTACCGAAGGTGACAACGATACAAACGCTGGAAAAGTTTATAAGACCAAAGAAGAATGGGACAAGCATTTTGTTTATGAATACGGTTGGCGTGATGCTGATACAGTTGAAAAGGTTCTCGAAGATGATGAATATTTAACTGAAAATTACAACAAGGTTATTGAACATTTAGAAAAAGGATTTAGTATCCTTGACAAAAGAGTAGATTATAGTGATACATATTGCTCAAATATGCTTAGAGAACTTGCGGAAGACAAAGAAAACTTTGTGATATTGGAGGGAGAATAAATGAAATTTAGGAAAGACTTTGTAACAAATAGCAGTAGTTCAAGTTATGTATGTGAGATTTGCGGAGCGACAGCAAGCGGCTGGGATATGGGTCTGAGTGAAGCAGATATGATGGAATGCGTTAATGGTCATATTTTCTGTTGTGATGAGGCATTAGAAAAACCATCTAAAGAAGAACTTGTTAAGATCATTTTAGAACACGCTTGGAACAAAGATAGATGGGATTCAAAAATTAAAGATAGCAGAGATTTTACGGAAGAAGAGTTACTTGTAATGAGTGAGGATGATTTATGGGAGGATTTCTGTAGTGATGGTGGATACTATGAAGTTCCCGAATTTATATGTCCGATATGCCAGTTTATCGAGTATTCAGAAAACGACCTCAGTGCATACTTGTTGAAGGAATATAAAGTTTCAAGAGATGTGGTCTTTGCAGAAGTAAAACAACTCAACAAGAGAAGAAAGAAACTTTATGAAAACGAGTATATTACATACGTTTGTAAAGAATTCAACCTCAATCCAACAGAGATTGTTGCTGGTTGGAAAGAAAAATTCGGTACTTATAAGGCATTTAAGGAGTATTTAAGGGGTTAAATTCCTGATGAAACAAGTGTTTCATTGAGAAAAGCGAGGTGAAATTATGGTAGGTGTTGAAATTTTAAATCAGTACGAAGTAGTTGCAACTACTTATTTTGAGTGGTCAGCCTTTTGGGGCATTCTAATTACCCTAATGGTTGTTGCTGGTTTGATTGGATGGTTGATTGGTGGTTGCCAATGTGAGACAGTGGCGGGCATATTAACAGGTGTTATTATGGGTGCTATCTTAGGAGCAATGTTTGGTGCAGTTGCAGCTTGTGACACACCAGAAACATATACAACGGAATATCAAGTTGTAATTTCCGACGATGTTTCTATGGTGGAATTTTACGAGAAATACGATGTTATAAATCAGGAGGGTAAAATATTTTCAGTTAGAGAAAAAAATAAATAAAACCAACGTTTTAAGTGGATTTTTGGAGAATAATTAGTTGAAAGGATGATTAAATATGATTTTTTGGATATGTTTATTTGCATTAGTAGTAAGTATAGTTTTGTTGATTATAGGATGCAGAGAGAACATAGATGGTCTTGCGTTTGCAAGTGGACTATTTTCTGTTGTTATAGGAATTGCGGTAGTAGTTATGTCTTTGTGTTTGTGCGTTGAATATTCAACTGTTGATGCAAATATTGCTAAAAACGAAGAGTTATACAAAGCAATTACATACAAAGTTGAAAGCGAAGCTTGCAAAGACGAATTGGGTTTACTTAGTAAAGAAATTATAGATGAAGTTCAGGAATGGAACAAGGATGTTCTTTACTATCAAAATGTACAAGACGATTTTTGGATAGGTATTTTTTACCCGGATGTATTTGATGGATTTGAAACTATTGACTATGCCAAGTATGTAAAAGAATAACCTACCATAAAAGCAACATTTCATCAGGCATTTATAGAGAATAATTAAGTAGATTATACAAAAGGAGTGTATTTATGAAGAAAAATTTAACGGAAATTGTCTTCATTTTGGACAGAAGTGGTTCAATGCAGAGTTTGACCGATGATACGATTGGCGGATTTAACTCTATGATTGAAGGTCAGAAAAAAGAGGACGGGGAAGCTTATGTAACAACCGTACTGTTTGATGACAACTATGAACTTCTTCACGACCATGTAGACATTCAAAAGGTTAATCCGATTACAACAAAAGAATATTATGCGAGAGGTTGTACTGCTCTGCTTGATGCAATTGGCAAAACAATTAATTCAATTGGTAGTAGATTAAGTGCTACACCTGAAGACGAAAGACCGGACAAAGTTATGTTTGTGATTACAACTGATGGTTTTGAAAATGCAAGCAAAGAGTTTTCAAAGTCTACAGTAAAAGAAATGATTGAACATCAGCAAGAAAAGTATTCTTGGACATTTATGTTTCTTGGTGCAAATATGGACGCAGTTGGCGAAGCTGCAAGTCTTGGAATTAACACTGACTTTGCAAGAACATACACAGCCGATACTTGGGGAACTCAGTCAGTTTATACGGCAATGAACAATGTAGTTTCAACCATAAGAAGCACAGACTTTAACACAAAAGATATCAATAGTGCAAGTTATAAGGCTGTTATGGATTCTCTTGATGAGGTCAAATAAAAGCTGATAGAATTTTTGTTTTAAAGATAAATAAAGAGAGGTGTGTGTGTATGACAGTAAGTGAACAAATTATTCAGGTGTTAGATGCACTTGGAGAAAGAATAGGTATTGCGGTTGATTGGACTTCGCAAAATGTTATGCCTGTGGCACAGCAAATATGCGAAAGATACATACGATATGAGATTATAATGTCAATTTTGTGGATAATATTTAACGCTGCTATAATTGTAGGTCTTGTATTCGGTGGTATTAAATTATTTAAGTTTCTCATAAAAGCAAAACAAGAGTCATCATATCAACGTAATTATTATGTGTGGACAGATGTGCTTATGCCTATAGCTGGAATAATTATTGGCATATTAGGTATATGTTCGATTTGTGATATTGTTGCGAATATAGAAACGCTATGTAAATGCTTATTATTGCCAGAATTGCATTTGTTTGAAGAACTTAGTGGTCTATTGAAGTAAATAGAACTATACTTTTATTGCCTTTTGAAACGGAGGGAAATAATGAAATTCTGTTTTGGAGATATTGTTGTTGTAGACGATATTCAAATAGGCGTCGTTGTTAAGTGTTGGTCAGGTTCAATGATTAACAATTATGATGTTTATGTACGCTCATACAATGCAATTAAAAACTATAAAGAGCATGAGATTGAGAGATATATGGTAAGACATAAATATCTAAACGACGAGGAAGTTGAATATCAGTACAATGCGATTAATGGATTGTAGGAGGTGATTGATTGTACGATTGTGAATTGACAATTTGTGATATTACAGACAAAGAAGATATAACGAGAACAGACGGTAGATATCCGTTGAGAATCGGTAGCAAAGCGAAGTTGGCATATTATTTAACAAACGGAGCATGTATGTTGCTTGACTACATAGAAGATAATCAAGGGAACCCTAAGTCCGGGCAGTTGAGGACAAGCACAGTTGAGAGTTTTAAAGAAACCGAAAACGAAATCATAGTAACAACAAGAAATAGCATCTATTATTTCGAGAAAGAGAAATATCATCAAATAACAATGGATGAATATTTAGAAAGTTTGCAAACTGATGGAGAATAATACTATGTAACATTCTTTTCAACCTTGTGAAAACAAGTTAATCATAGATTAATTTTTGTTACCGTCGGCAACGGCGTTTATATATAAAAATAAAAAATTATAATTACAAGGAGGTCATTTATTTAATGGCAGTAGGTTTTCAGAAAGCCAAAAGAGAACAGGTATGGCTTAAAGTATTACTTAGCGGTGCATCTGGTAGTGGTAAGAGCTACAGTGCGTTAAAGGTTGCAACTGGTCTTGCACAAAAATGTGGTAGTGGTATTGCATACATAGGAACGGAAGGATCTCGTAATAAGTATTATGCAGATGAGTTTGATTACGATTTGCTTGAACTTGAAGAGCCGTTTGAGTGTGAAAAATATATGGAAGCAATCGATGCAGCCGTAAGTGCTGGATATAAAGTGCTCATCATTGACTCAATGACACATGAATGGAAGTGGCTCAATGATGTTCACGATAAGATGCCCGGTAATAGTTTTACAAACTGGGGAAAACTCAAACCTCGTCACAACAAGTTTATGGATAAGGTGTTAAATAGTCCTATTCACGTTATTGCGACTGCAAGAGGTAAGGACGACTGGGTTCTTGAGGATAAAAACGGCAAACAGGTTCCTAAAAAGGTGGGTATGGGACAGCAACAGGACAAAGATATTTCATATGAATACACCGTGTCGCTTATGATTGCACAAGATACACATATTGCATCTGCTGATAAAGACAACACTCATTTGTTTGATGGTAAGTTTGAAGTGCTTACAGAAAAAGATGGTGTTAGATTGTATGAATGGGCAAACAAAGGCGAAGCACCTGCTCCCAAAAAGGAAACTCCTAAATATTCAGAAACAGAATACGACGCCGAAGACATCTTAGATAGTGTAAAGAAGGAGATTATTACATATTGCAATAATCTTGGTGGCACTAAAAACGCTGAACTTATGACCACATTAAAATCTTATGTTGCAAGTGGCAATCCAATGGCACTGAAAGATGTAGCGGTTGCAAAGGAATGTCTTGAAAAAATTAAGGGTATTAAACCCGTAGAATAAATGGAGGAATTTATTGAATGAATAAGGTAACATTGGTTGGAAGACTAACAAGAGACGTTGAAAGTCGCACTACTGAATCGGGTAAGGCTATGGCTCGTTTTTCAGTGGCAGTAAACAGAAGATTTAAGAATGCCGAAGGTAATTACGATGCAGATTTTATCAACTGTATCTGCTATGACAAAACTGCCGAATTTATTGGCAAGTATTTTTCAAAAGGCTCTGCCATTGGCATTGTAGGAAGAATTCAGACGGGCAGTTATACCAATAAAGACGGTGCAAAGGTTTACACCACAGATGTTGTTGTAGAGGATGCTGAATTCGTTGAAAGCAAGGGTGGTAACACAAGCGCAACAACAGAAACAGCGAATAATGATTTCTCATTTACTCCTGATAACAACGAAGAATTACCCTTCAATTAATGAAAGACAAGTTATTCAATTGTGCGTATAAATATTGCTTACACAACGGACAAAAGGTGTCTTCCTTAGAGTCCGTTGTGATTGCAAAGAAGCATTATCATTGGGATTGTGCAGAAAGAAAGCAAAAAATTAAAGAATGTGCTGAACTGTATATGGCAAATGTTGAAGACAAAAAACAGTATCCTGTTGTTTTGAAAACAATAAATACACTTGTTTTTAAATACAGAGTGCCAATAGACTACATAATCAGACAGATTAGCAACTCTCCTGAGTATTATAAAGGCAAGCCTGTGTATGCTTTATATGGTTTAAGAACATTATTTTGGACAAGAGAATTTACAGTATAGGGGTGAAGATTTGCTCGTTGATAAAAAATTGATTGAAAAAGCCAAAGATAAATTAGGTGACGAGAATGCCATTATTATGGCTGAGTTGCTTGACTTAGATAATTTTGATGACAAAAATCTAAAGTCGTGCTGCCCTTATCATAATGAGGACACTGCAAGCTTCATATATAACCCTAAAGCTCATAACTACCATTGTTTCGGTTGTTCTAAGACCGTTGATATTATAGATATTTTGATGGAAAAGGGTGAAACCTTTTTGGGCGCTGTTAAGTTCCTTTTTGAAAAGGCTGGTATTCAATATAGTTTTGGTGAACAGGATGTTAAAACCAAAAGAGATTATAAGTACCCACACGAAGAGCCAATAAATGATAAACCTAATGTTATTGCATATTGGGGAAAGCGTGGTATTTCAAAAAGAACAATTGACTACCTCGACATCAGAGAAGATGCACAAGGGAACGGAGTGTTTAATTTTTATGACACAAACGATGTGCTAACGATGGTCAAGTATAGACCAGCAAAAACAATAACTAAATCTTCAAACACTCCAAAGACATGGTGCCAATCGGGGGCGGACACAGCTCCGCTCCTTTTTAATATGAATCGTGTTAATACATCAAAACCTTTGCTTATATGCGAAGGAGAAACAGATTGTGCGAGTGCTATTGAAGCAGGTTATTTGAATACAGTTAGCGTTCCTCTTGGTGCGGGTAATTTACATTGGATAGAAGAGAACTGGGAATGGCTTAATGAGTTTGAATCAATAATTATTTGGTCGGATAATGATAATCCGGGACAAACAATGCGAAAAGATTGTGTTTATCGTCTTGGTACTTGGAGAACAAAGTATATAGATACACCTGAGTATTTTGAGAAACCAAACGGCAAAAGAATTCCTTTGAATGATATAAATGACTGCTTGCAAATTGGTGGCAAAGAATATGTATTGAAATTGATTTCGGATGCCAAAGATGTGCCTGTGAAAAGCGTTAGAGATTATTCTGATATTGAAGAACTTGATATATCACAGATGGATGGTGTTATTACTGGCATTAAACCATTGGACAATGAAGTTTTAAAACTTTTTTATGGTACATTAACTGTGTTATCTGGAAGACCGGGAAGCGGAAAGACCAGCATAATTGACCAAACTATTGCAAGAACCATAGATATGGGTAATCCAGTATTCTTGTTTTCAAAAGAAATGCCTGAGAGAATGAGTGCTAACTGGTTTAACACCATAATCGCAGGTAGACGAAATATGGAAGAAAAAACAACAAAGGATGGTAGAAAATATTATATAGTTCCTTCTACCATTCAAAGAAAAATGCAATCTTTCTATAAAGAAAAACTTCTTATCTATAAAGACGATGAGCCAAACGATGTTGATTCTGTTATGAAATCAGCAGAGGAATGTGTTAGAAAATATGGTACAAAGTTGGTTGTTTTGGATAACCTAATGATGCTTGATTTGAAATGTAGCGAAAGCGATAAAAATACGGCTCAGACAAACCTTATAAACACACTTATAAAGTTTGCAAGTAAGTTTAACGTTGCCGTTGTACTTATCGCCCATCCACGAAAAACACAGGATGCAAATTCTGATATCGAAATGTATGATATTTCGGGTAGTTCAAATATTATCAATTTGGCAATGCGTTCCATAGGTTTGAGAAGAACGTCAAAAAAAGAAAAGGAAGATCCGAAATCCAAGTGGGGCAAATATGATGTTGTCTTAACAGTCATCAAAGACAGGCTTTTGGGTAAAGCGGACTTTCAAATGGGACTGTGGTATGACCTAACATCAAGAAGATTCTACACAGATTACGATGAATATGATGCTCAGTTTGCTTGGGATGATAATGTATATTCAAGTAAGTTACCATATGTAGATAGGTCAGCCGTAGATGAGTTTCCTGATAAGTAAGGAGGCAGTATGAACGAATACAGTTTTATAATCAATACTATGTGCTGGAGTTTTTCAAGGTTATCATCTTATCATCAATGTCCTTATGGTTTCAAGTTGAAATACGTTCAGTGCAATGAGGGAGAGCCTAATTTCTTTGCTCAATATGGCTCTCTTATGCACACCATACTTGAAAAATACGAAAAGGGCGAGTTGTCATTGTTTGATATATCGCAATATTACATAGATAATTTTTGTGAGGTAGTGACTTGTGATGCACCGCCAAATAAATATGTTGATATCAAACAATCTTACTACGATAAAGGATTAGACTATCTTGATAATATAGATTTGATTTTGGACAACTATGAAATACTCGGCATTGAGAAAGAAGTTAAATTTAATATAGGCGGATATGAAATGATAGGATATATCGACCTGCTTTTAAGAGATAAAGAAACGGGAGATATTATCGTATTAGACCATAAAAGTGGTAGTGTGAAATTTAAGAAGAACGGTGAAATATGTGGTTCCGAAAAGGAGCACGTATTAGGATTTAAGCGACAGCTTTATCTGTATTCTATAGCTGTTATAGAGGAATATGGTGTAAAACCGAAGTATTTGCGATGGAATCTATTTAAGGATAGAAACTGGTTAACATACGAATTTAATGACGATGAATTTGAAGAAGCAAAGAAATGGGCAGAAAACACAGTAAAGTCAATCGAAAATGAAACTGCTTGGCTGCCAAATCCATCAGAATATTTTTGTCACAATATATGCGACATGAGAAACTGTGCTTGTGAATACAAGCCATAAAGAACAGGAGTGATAATTTGTCTCAAAAGAACTATACAGTGTTTCATTTGCATAGCGATTTTTCAAATGGAACAACAAATATAGATAGTATTACAAATTACAAAGAATACATACAGAGAGCCAAAGAATGTGGAATGAAATCGCTCGGATTTTCTGAACACGGTAATATATTTTCATGGCTTCATAAAAAGGAAGAAATCGAAAAAGCGGGTATGAAATATCTGCATTGCATGGAGGCATATATAACTGAAAACCCAAATGAAAAGGTAAGAGACAATTATCACTGTGTTCTTATAGCAAAAAACTATGATGGTATATTGGAGCTTAACCAATTATCAAGTAATTCATTTAATAGAGAAGACGGACACTTTTACTATATGCCACGAATTACCTTTGATGAATTGATAAAAACATCTGACAACATTATTATCACAACAGCTTGTCTTGGCGGCATATTACATAATGGCAATGATGTCATTAAAGATAGTTTTATATCTTTTTTGTCTGAAAATAAACACAGATGTTTTCTTGAAATCCAGCATCATAACGACATTGAAGGTGAACAAAGGTCGTATAATCAATACCTTTGGGAATTAAGTAAAAATATTGGTGTGCCACTGGTAGCCGGAACTGATACTCACGCATTAAATTCTGTTCATTTAGAGGGCAGACAAATTTTGCAAAAAGCAAAAAATGTACGATTTGAAAACGAAGATTCGTGGGATTTAACATTTAAAACTTATGACGAATTGGTTGAGGCGTATATAAAACAGTCGGCATTACCATTGGAAGTTGCGTTGGAAGCCATAGAAAACACCAATACAATTGCTGATTTGGTCGAAGAGTTTGAAATTGATAGGTCATATAAATATCCGCATTTGTGGGAGGATTCAGAAAAGACATTTCAAGAAAAAATTCAAGAGGGCATTACAAAGCGTGGTGTTGATAAATATACTAATTATCAAGAGTATCTTGACAGAATTGAAGAAGAATTAAAAGCCTATCGTCATAACGGCGCAATTGATTTTATGCTCTTAATGGAAGATATAATTGCATGGTGTACAGATAATGAAATATATGTGGGATATGGTAGAGGCTCTTGTAATGGTAGCGTTATCGCTTGGTTATTAGGAATCACCGAAATGGACAGCATAAAACACAAGCTAAATTTTCAGCGTTTTATGAATGTTGAGAGAGTTTCGCTTAGTGATATTGATACAGATTTCCCGCCATCAAGAATTGGCGAAGTAAAGGATTATATCTTTTCTAAAACAGGTTTGTATTGTAGCGATATTATTACTTTTAACACAATTGCAGACAAGGGTGCAATCCGTGATGTGGGAAGAGCATTAGAACTTCCGTTGCAAATAGTTGGAGACATATGTGATACCGTTGACAATGAGATTGAATATGCAAAAAGCAGAGAGTCGTATCCTGATCTTTTTAAATATGTTGATTTAGTAAAAGGCACAATAGTTTCTGTCGGTTCACATCCTTGCGGTACAGTTACTTCGCCACACAGTATAACGGACAAACTCGGCACGTTTACCACATCAACATCAGCATATCCAATCAGTCAAATCAATATGAAAGAGATTGATAGTTTAAACTATGTAAAATTGGACTTGTTGAAACTCGATACTATTGAACTTATCAATGAAACTTGTAAACTTGCCAATATTGAAAGACTAACACCTGACAATGTGGATGTTAATGATATTAAGGTTTGGAATGCGATACGAGATGATACTACTCAGATTTTTCAATGGGAAGGTCAGATTGGACAAGACTATATTAAACGATTGCTATCTGACGAAAATATAAAGAAATTCCAAAAGATTGACCCAAATGTAGATCGTATGACATTACTGAGTATCGGCAATAGTGCTATAAGACCGGCAGGTGCTTCATATAGAGACGACCTTGCTAATGGTGTTATACGAAAAACAGGTTCAGTTGCGATAGACGAATTTCTATCTAACACCTTTGGTTATCTGGTTTTCCAGTGCCAAATTATCGACTTCTTACATCACTATTGCGGCTACACGATGGGTGAAGCCGATATTGTAAGACGTGGTTTTGCTAAGAAAACAGGTACAGAACAGCATATACCGAGAATTAAAGGCGGATTTACCGAGACGATGACAACAAAATATAATTCCACTGTTGAAAAGGCGGAGCAAGATATTGTTGCATTTATACAGGTAATCGAGGACGCAAGCAATTATCTTTTCAGCCTTAATCATTCACAGCCGTATTCTTATGAAGGATATGTTTCAGGATGGCTTAGAACATATTATCCTTTGGAGTTTTTGACAACAGCATTAAATATAAACAAGGATAAAGAAGACAAGACAAAAGCGTTGACTGCCTATGCCAAAAAGCGTGGCATCACAGTAAAGTCTCCAAAGTTTAGATATTCAAAATCAGGATATTTTTACAATAAGAGTGATAACACAATCTACAAAGGTATTTGCTCAATTAAGTTTATGAACGAAGCAATTTCAAATGAGTTATATGGTATGGCTGATATGAAATTTGATAGTTTTGTGGATGTGTTGAGATATTTAAAAGATAATACATCTGTTAATAGTAGGCAATTAGAGATTTTAATTAAAATTGACTTCTTTTCAGAATTTGGCAGCATTGACGACTTGCTTGCCTATAACGAGATATTTAATGTGTATGATGGTAAAAAGCAGATTAAAAAAGATAAGGCATATGAATTGGGGTTAGATTATGATTTAATTCGCAAATATTCAACCAAAGAAACACCAAAAATGTTTTCCGATTTGGACAGCAATGGTCTTATAACAGAACTGATATCGCAGTTGCCGAGTATTAAAACAAGTCTTAAAACCACTATTGAATACCAAGTGGAATGTCTTGGATATATCGACATTATTGATAAAAAGTATTCCGGCTACTGCGTTGTTACAGATTTGAATGTAGATTACTCACCAAAGATTAAATTATATGCTCTTGCTAATGGCAATGAGATTCCTGTAAAGATGAAAAAGGATTTGTTTAGACAGAATCCCTTGAAACGAGGAGACATCATTCAAGTTTTAGACCAACATAAAGATTTTAAACGAAAGATGATTAATGGTGTTTGGAGTAAGACCGATGAAAAAGAATGGTGGGTTGACCAATATAAGATATGTTAGGATGTGAATTATGGGAGTTAATATTTTAGATTTTAATGGCAAATGTCCCATGTGTGGCAAAGAAATTGATTTAACAAAAGAATATAGAGATAAGCTGAGTATACGAGAATATTTTATAAGCGGCTTATGTCAAAAATGTCAGGATGTGGGATTTGCACCGCCTGATGAATCAGATGCGGAAAGTAGTGAAGAAGAAAAACCCAAAGTTTCTCTTGAGGATAATATTGAAAAAGTTAAGATCACATTAGATGAGATTGTAAAAGATATTGAACTTAAATTACCAAAAAGCGTATTTAATTTTAATGATTTTTACATTGCTGGTGGCTGTATTTATAGTATTTGGAACGATAAAAAACCAAAAGATTACGACATTTTCTGCAAAAACAAAGCTGCTCTTACAAAAGTACAACAGTATTTTAAAGAAAACTCTTGTAATTACACCTCTGAAAATGCGATTACATACGGCAAATATCAGTTTGTTACAAAATGGTATGGTGATGCAGAAACAGAAGTCGGTAAGTTTGATTTCAAACACAATATGTTCTACTACGATTCTGAAGGGTTGCACAACTTGGTTGATTGGGATTTTCTTAACAGCAATAAACTTGTATTCAACAAATTGAGAGCAAGAGATGTTGCAAGCATTCTCACAAGAATTCCTAAGTTTGTCGCCAGAGGTATGGAGATAGGTTTAGATGAAAGTGCAGAAATGCTCGATGTAATTACAAGTCCCAAGAATTATGTTAAAGAGAGAATAAGTATTAAACGAATGAAATCTAAGCGTAGGAAAAGTAGTTATTAATAAAATCAAAAATCTCAAGTCCTGAAACTAACATAAATAGGGGCTTTCAGGACTTGATTTTGGTGATAGAATAGGACTTTTATCAGGATTTTGATTTGGAGGTAAAAATGGATTGGATGGGACTTAATCGCATACTGAAACCATGTCCGTTTTGCGGTAGAAGGGTTACGATAGATAGTGTAATTCAAAACTACGACGGAAGCATCGAGGCACATTTTGATTGTGTTTGTGGTTTATCTGCTAGATTTGTTCAAGACAGGTTTGTCAATCAAGACGATAGACGTAGTTTACTGCCTTGGGAGCAATGGAACGAAAGATTTGAGGAGAAACGAAATGGGAATTGAATTAGGTTCAGGATTTTTAACTATGACAGACCGAGATACAGGAGAGGCATTTGATTTGGGTGAAATTTTTCCTATGGAATTAGAACAAGAGATATGGAGTCCAAATGAAGAGCCCGAAAAGACAATAAAAGGATTTACTATTCCGGCAACACTTTCTTGGGATGGTGAGGCGGATATTAACCAAAATTTATTCAATGAATTATGTAAGCCGTCAACTTCTTTGGGCTTTACCATAGAAGGAGAAACGCCAATTCTCATTCAGGCTCGTTGGCATAAGAAAGCAAGAATTCGTAAGAAGTGGCTTAAGAGATATGGCTACAAAGAAGATAAAGTCAAAACAATTATGAAAGCAAAATACGGAGAGTTCAACAAAGAAACTGGCGAGTGCAATATTGAAATCGAAAGTATTGAGTACATATTCAAGCCATATCAGTTGCAGAGAGAGGTGCGACGATGAAATTTGTAAAAGACCCTAATCGAATTTATACAATTATGGACTTTGAAGAAGGCGAAGAAATAGAATTTGCATATTATCCAGACAAACCATCGGCAGTAGCAAAGGGATATGAACACTGGCGTAGCAAAGTAGATGGTAGAACAATGTTGTTAACAAGAGAAGATGTGGAGCGTTGTAAAAATGAAAAATCAACTTTCTAAAAGAGAATATAAATATAGATGCAAAATTATAGCCGAGAACCATTTGAAGAAAGATTATCAGATGTATCTTGACGAGCAAATTCGGGTAAAAGGCATTACATATAAAGTTTTATATTTTGACCCGATGAGATTACAAAGTATCTTGTCGGTTGTAGCTTTCAGGAAATGTAGTGATGCTATCCGTAGGATGAGTATTTCGACAAAACAAGCGTCCGAAGCTTTTCAAAATTTTGCACAAACATTAAAACCTTGGTTGGAGGATAGTATAGATGAGTAGAGTAATTCATTTTGAAAATGGTTCAAAAATAGAAATATTGCCAGCTAAAGAATCAAAACGTAGCAAACGAGGAGAAGAACAAATGAAACAAATAATAACTCGCTATAGAAAATCACCATATGAACTTGCAAAATATACTATGGGTGATATTTGGAACAATCTACATTGGTATCAAAAGCTTTACTATAGGATTTATTGTGAATGGATAAGGAGAATGTACAAATGAATGAATATATTAACCGAGGAAATTTACTCAAAGAAATTCAAGAAGAAATCGACTATGATACATTCTTTGTCACAGAAGAACAAAACAAATATATCAACAAAGGGTTAAAAATAGCATATAAGGACATTAAATCCCAACCAGCAGAAAATGTTTTTGATAGGGAGCAGTTGAAAAGTGTGCTTAAAGTATATAAAAATTCTACATATATTTGCTCGGTCTGTGGAAATATTATTTTTCCTAAAGTCGAGTTTGAAAACGGAAAGGTCAATATGACAACTGAATCTTGCGATTTGAGTGGTGGTTTAGGAAATCAAGTTTTAAAGAAAAATGTTTGTAAATCATGCAAAGACAAGGTAGGGCTTTGACACCCAATAAAACTGAGATTTTAAAGTGAAAATAGGTTTGAAAAAGCGAGAAAAACAGAGAAAACAAGAGAAAAACGGAGGTGTTATTTTGCTCAAAACATTTCAAGAATTATGTGATGAAGAATCGTTGTGTGCGTACTGTTCTCGTACAGATTATGGAGAAAATAAATCATATGTAACACCAACAGGATTTTACTCTTGTGAAGGAAGTTATTGTGAAGAGGCTTATGAGGCATATTTAGAGGAAAACGAAACTAATGCCGACATAGTGAATTACGCAAGTAAAGTAAAATTGATTGAGGAGTGATATATTGGCTGGCAAAAAATTAAAGTTTGAATTTGATTTTGAGGATGTTTTTAAGGGCATTCAAGCGGGCGTAATTAGAGAACTTGCCGAATATGATTTTCAGGCAACGGCAGACACCGTTATTAGAGATTTAAAATCAGGACTAAATAAAGAAATACGTCTTTCGTATAGTGATATAGCTGATGTAAAAAGAGAAGTTAAGGATGAAATCAAAGAGAAGGTTTACGAAGAAGTCCTCAAAGAGACGAAAGAAAAGTATCTAACTCAGTTTGAACATTACATAGAAGAACAATTGCTTAAAAATCCGGACAGGCTTGAAAGTCTTACAAAACAAATTAAACACGAGGCAATTGAAGAATTATATAAAGATTTATACTCATCTGTTCGCAGCGACATAAAAGATAAACTTGATAGTGTTCTCAATTCAATTAGTGGCACTGGCGTAAAAGTTGCTGGTGGTAATTTCACCATATCTCAAGAAGAATACGAAAAACTTCTGAAGAGAGACGAAATGTTGTCTGCTTTAGAAGGTGCTGGTGTTGATGACTGGGAAGGTTATGATTATGCAATAGATATGTTAAACGAAGATGAGGATGATGAATAATGAAAGTTTATGCTGCAAGAGATAAAAATACCGGCAAGTATGTAAGCGACCTCACAAGTCCTCGACACAAATTTTGGATGAGAGAATATGCTTGTAGAGAAGCTATTACAAAACATAATCAACGAAGACCATATTGGAGCAATTATGACTTGGAACTCGTTGAATTGGCTTGTGTGGATAGCCGAGAATACGCCGACTTCAATAAACTTGCCGACCTTTACATAAAAGATACTGCTTGTGACGGTCAGTTGTTTTGCGGTTGTCGTAGAGAAGATTGCGAAAACTATAAGACTGAAGAATGTCGTAAATGTTTGATAAAACATCTCAATGATATGGAGAATAATTAAACATAAGAATAAATCAGAACGGTGGTGTTAAACTCTCTCCAAGAGTTTGGGAGTGTGCTACCGGGCAAGGACATCTTTCAGAAAAACTTAAAGAATATGGATACGATGTGTATTCAACAGACCTTGTAGATAGAGGTTACGGTGAAGGTAATGTAGATTTCCTTGCTTGCACTGAGCAGTTTGATGGCGACATTATCACAAATCCACCTTATAAATTCGCAAAAGAGTTTGTAGAAAAGGGTCTTGAACTCGTTCCTGAAGGTAGACGAGTATTTATGTTCCTTAAATTACAGTTCCTTGAGGGTAAAACAAGAAGAAAACTTTTTGATAGCGGTTGTTTGAAAACTGTGTATGTTTCGTCTTCGAGGATCCTCTGTGCTAAGAATGCCGACTTTGAAGGCATGAGAGCTGGCGGTGGTAGTGCAGTGGCTTATGCTTGGTATGAGTTTGAAAAGGGTTATAAAGGAGATACAAAAATCAAATGGATAAACTGATAGAAAAACTCAATAAAGAATTTGATGATTATGAGGGTGAAATTCTTGAGCTTCAGTCAACAGAAATATTTGATAGGTCATATGAGACCGCAATTAAAGCAGAGATAGTGTGTTTAATTGAAGAAAATGCTGATAAACTCTCAAATAAACTAATTAACAAATTGCTCGAATGTGGCAATGCCTTAGAGTTTTTATATGATACATATATGGAAGATGACTCTGCAAACATTATAAATGAACTTGTTACAGTAATTGAGAATCTGGAGTTCAAGATAAAATCACGATGAAATTTTCATTCAAAGGAGCTGACACAAAGTTGGCTCTTTTAATATCTCTTTTAAAAAATAAAAGAGAATAATATATTAGGAAGCAAATTAAACACTCATTTTATGGAAGAAAGGTAGGTGTGATTGCTTTGAAAAAGAAAGTAATTGTATTTTTAAGTTTGATTTGTTTGTGTTTATGCATGGTGGGGTGTGCCCAAAACAATAAACATGATACCGTAGAAATATACAACAAAACAGATGTTATTTTTGACAATATTAAAATTGATGCCAAAGATGGTTATTTTTATGATAGGCATGAAAAATTTACTGTTGATGATGACACAATCGGTATTACTATATATTTTTCAACTACAGAAGAAGACAACTGGGATAACAAAGTTGCTAAGTAGTTAAAACATTTATTTTATGGTGAAAGTTGGTGATTATATGTCTTGGATAGATACTCGTTCAGATATTGATAAAGAAATTGCAAACTGTTATTCACAGATTGAGGAACTTAACAATAAAATTAAGCAATTGGAGATGAAGAAATCAAAAGAACAAAGAATCTACGAACTGACAAAACAATTTAGGTATGAAGAAGTATATGGCAAAGAAACGACCACCAATGGCAAATTAAAATGGTCGGGCGTTTATAGTGGAGAACATATAGAGTGAATAAAATACACATTTTATTGTAAAATGGATGGAATGATAATGAATAAAAAGATAAAATGTTTATTTATTGTGAAAGTGAGGATTTAATATGAACTATTTAAACACAAAAGATGTGTACGATTTATTTGAAAATGGTGTAGCAAAGCTCCATGTGACAGATATAGATACTTTGCCGAGAGTTAATGTAAAAGAGATACCAGAAAATATTATCAAATCCGTAGAAGTATTATTGGGTGATATTATTAGTACCGAAACAGAGATTGATAAATTATTAGACTTATTAAAAAATGATAATCATAGGGTTATCATCATGCAACAATATGTAGTTGTAAAACGTCTAATGGAAAAACATCATGACGACATTAAAGAGCTTTATGAAATAGTTGTTGCGAGAAATAAAAGTAAATCACGATCCAATGCTAAAGCGATAGAAATTATCGGTAAATAAAAATTTTATTATAAAATGGAGCTAACTATATAAAAATCAAGTAGTTTTTCGAAATATGGCAATAAGCAAGAGGGTATTGTTATTAAAAACCAGACAAAACTCAACGACCCAAATACAAGAATGCCGTATTGTATTAAGGAAGAAAAGGAACTTGTGGAGTCGGCAGGTGAATTCTTTGGTAAGATGTGCGGCTCTAAAGCTATGAGTTTTGCTAAAGAGATTATATTAGGAAACTGATAGAATTTCTCTTTTAAGGAGGTTTTTAAATGGGAAGTGGCGGAGCGTGTTGGTGTTGCCATAAGTTTTTACAGCCCGTTACAACGGAAAACTATATGGCGATTCTTGTTTGCGATGAATGTCTTGCTAATATGCAAAAAGATTTAGAAGAAGCCGAAAAATTGAAACAGGAAGAAATTAAAAAACAAGAGAAGAATCGTCAAATGTTGCATGGCATAAGACGTAACAACTATTTGAAATCAAGTAATTTTAAAAGTGGGTTAAGTAAATATGGTAGTAAGAAGCGAGGCTACTAAGCCTTACAATTTAGACATTATGTTACATAAAAAGGAGAATAATAGTATGGGATATGAATTGCCGCCTGAGCCTAAGTTTTATCCAAATGACTCGGTTCAACAGACGATCAACTGGTCAAAAAATAGTCAGAACTATAATGAAGGAATAATCGCTACAGAAGTTTACAAGCATTATGAATTAAATCTAAATAAAGTAAAATCACTTGATGATTGCAAAAAGATTTTATATTTTCTTTGTAGACACACATTAAAGCCAATCCGAGGCGATTTAACATACGGTGGGTTTTCTGAAGTTGAAGAATATTTTGAAGCAGATGAAATTTGAGTTTTAAAGGGAAGGAGAGTGGAAATGCCAAAGTTATTTGTGACTTCAGATATACATAGTTTTTATACACCATTCAAGAAAGCACTCGATGAAGCTGGATTTGACCCAAACAACAAAGAACATTGGTTAATTGTTTGTGGCGATTGCTTTGATCGTGGAGGAGAAAGCGAAGAAGTATTGCACTACCTTATGTCTCTTGAAAGAAAGATACTTGTAAAAGGTAATCACGATACTTTGCTTGAAGAGTGTTGTATGAGAGAGTTCCCTTATTCTCACGATTCATCTAATGGCACTGTTAAGACAATTAAAGACCTTGGAGGTGCAGTCTATAGAAGAAGTTTCGCTGAGTGTTGTTGTAGAACTTGGGATAAATTAGCGAGATATAGGGAGTTATTAGTAAACTATTTTGAAACCGAGAAATACATCTTTGTACACAGTTGGATTCCTTTAATAGTTGAAGATGATTACCCAAAATATTACACAAGAGACAGGGAGTATCGCTTTAACCCGGACTGGCGAAACGCAACAGAAAAAGAATGGGATGAAGCAATGTGGGGAAATCCATTTGAAATAGCAGCACAAGGACTAAATCAAACCGGCAAGACAATATTGTTCGGTCATTGGCATTGTAGCACAGGTCACAAAATGCTTGGTCATTGCAAAAGTGAGTTTGATGAAGACGCTGTTTGGGAACCTTGTTATGCCGAAGGCATTATTGGTATTGACCGTTGCACTGCTCATACAGGCGAATGCAATGTAGTGGTTTTGGAAGATGAATTTATATAAGGAGATTTTAAATTGACAATAGCAAGAAAACGTTGGGTAATTATCAAAGAGGACAAAATCTTTTGTGGACTGGCTCGTAATTATAAATTTAAACCAATAAATGATATTGGAGATACAGCCATTAAAACTTACACAAGTAAAAAGAAAGCAGAATCTTCTTTTGAAAGTAGTTGGTGGGATGGCGAAGAATTATTAAAGACCGGACAAGCCAAAGCAATAGAAGTTGTTGAAAGTTTAATCTCTGTTGAATAAAAAGAGAGAATAATATAATAGACGGTTCCGCTAAGCTCCAGAGTGATTGTGGCGTAGATTAAATCGTGAGTAGTTAAGGGGTCACAGCCGTCAACCTTCCGTTGGATGGTGGTAAACGGCGGTAAGCATATACCGACACAGATGACTAACAACCATATATGCCAAATGGGTGAGATGCCCATAAACACGGGATAGTAGCTCAATCGGCAGAGCTTTACAGCGTGAAGGGATATTGCTGTTGAATGCCCTTGGTTGTCAGTTCGACTCTGACCTATCTCACCACTGGTAGATATGATAACAAAATGCGACACTACCGCAAGGCAGTGGACATGGATTAAGGCGGTGACAACGCCGTCTCCATTGTTGCTGTGATTAAATGTCAGATGTGTGGTTGGCAGACCTACCTGTCTCCATATTGACCCTTAGCCAAGTCGGTAAGGCACAGGACTTTGACTCCTGCATTCCGTTGGTTCGAATCCAACAGGGTCAGCCAATGGCACTTACATTTTAGAGCCATCACCAATATCAAAGGTAAGTATAAGACTTGGGGGAGTCCTCCTCCCGCGAATTAAGGGTTGGAGTTAAAGCCTTCTTCAACAGAAATAAATAAAAAGGATAATTCTTTTTATTAGGAGGTAGTAAATGAAATATTGCAACGGAAGAGCATATTCTGATTTAAAATCATCTGAACTTGAGCCAATAGTTAATTACTGTGAATACGTTAAACAGAGAGACAAAAAGAAGTATTCAACCGAAAAGGCATTTATAGACCTATGCAAGTTGTATGACGAAGTTAAAGACTATATGATGTCAAATGGTGCTGATATAGAAGATTTAAGCATGATTACTTTTGACGCTCTATTCTCAGGAATTAAAGACGGATTCGATGCTGATAAAATTAGTTCTCTGTTAATGTTATCAAAAATCACTTGTGACAGATGCAAGAAACCATGTGGAAACGGTACATATTACACAATAGATATAACTGGACATGACATGAATCCTGAAGGTACATGGGGAAGTTGCGAAACAGTTTCTCATAATTTAAGCAAGGGGTTAAGAGAGGCATTTGGCAATAAGAAAATCTACTGCAAGGACTGTAAGGATAAGATAGAAGCTTTTATGTCTTATAATTACGAGGGGATAGCAGTCGATATAGCCAGATAAAACGCTCGTTTTATTGACGAAATAGGAGGCTAAAATGGATTTCTATTATATATGTAAGAATTGCCATAGGCGTTCAGACGAGACCGAAATAGATAATGATGGTGAAGAGTGTTGTCCTGTTTGTGGATCTCACGATATTCACATGAGACCTATTTACAAATATACAACCTGTGATTGTTGTCATTTGTCTATCAGAGAAACTGAGCCGACATATAGCATTGATATTTCGAGAGATGGTTTTCCTGAACACATTCTGAAACGAGTGTGTTCAAGTTGTTATAGTAGGTTTCGCATGATTATAGATAACGCAGAAATTTGGAACAAAATTTAATAACAAAGAGAGAATAATATATTGTAAACAAAATTACAGAAGGAGGAAAGAGGTTTGTCCGGACATCAAACTATAGTTTACTCCAATGTGATTATTGAAAGAAATAAATGCAGTAAGTTTATTTGACGGAGTGTCTTGTGGAAGAGTTGCTTTTGACAGAGCAAAAATTCCATTAAAGAGATACGCCGCCTATGAAATTGACCCAGATGCTATAAAGGTCAGCCAAAATAATTGGTCTGATATAGAACGCTATGGCGATGTTACAACGGCGGACTTCACTCAATATGTGGGATTTGATATCTTGATGGGTGGCAGTCCATGCCAAGGATTTTCATTTGCAGGTAAGCAATTGAACTTTGAAGACCCACGTAGCAAACTGTTTTTTGAGTTTGTAAGAGCATTAAGGGAAGTGCAACCAAAATACTTTTTATTCGAAAACACGCCAATGAAAAAACAATACATTGATATAATCAATCAGTGCCTTGGACTTGAACCGCAATTAATAAATAGTAATTTGGTATCAGCACAAGATAGAAAAAGATTATATTGGGTTGGTAAAAGAAATATCGACGGTACATACAGTAAGATTGAAATCGAGTTGCCTGAAGATAGAGGTATTTTACTTGAAGATGTTGTATTGCCTGATGCTCTTGTAGATAGAGATAAGGCGCATGCTATTATTGCATCTATTGGTAGAACTACTCATCGTGAATACTTTAAAAAATATCAGGGACAAATGGTGTTTAAAGCTATCGAATTGTCTAATATTTATGGCGGATTTAAGGAGAAGAGACCGAGAGTTCATTTGAACAAATCAGTAACTATTAGAACAGCAAAAGGCGGAGGTCATATTCCAAGTCTTGTGATTGAGGGAAAGGCAAAGGAACTTACTCTTGAGAACTTTAAAAATTGTATTCGCAAAGTAACTCCGTTAGAATGTGAAAGACTTCAGACATTGCCAGATAATTATACTGAAGGTGTTAGCGATACAGCAAGATACCGTTGTATCGGGAATGGCTGGACTGTTGATATTATTGCTTGTATCTTGAGCCAGATATTTTGCCAATAAAACCACGCTTTTAAAGTGAGAAAGGGGTAAATCTTGAATTTAGAAAAAATAAAAAGTGAAGATTTGATTTTCAGCAATGACATTGAAGACGACAGAACTAACACATATCTTCAGCTTAATGATTACGATTGGATGGACTATAACCTTACAACAAGATTTAAGACTGAGAAGATGGGCGTTCTTAACGTAACATTTAATTATTTTGGTGCTGTTTCATCCGCTATGAGAGTTGAGCAATTATTAAATGATGTCCGTCGAAAATTTACGTATGAATATCCGACAGATCTTTTTAAAAAGCATATTATTAAGTTTTTAAAGAAACATATGGAATTTTGGGATAGCAAATATGTGTTTAACGGAGAGGAAGAGGTCGTAGAATTCTTCAATGATGTTATTGAAAACGGCACAATTTGTCAATAAAACAAGTCTTTCAAGGAGGTGTGATTGTGAATTTCGAAAGAGCACAATTGCTATTTATGATACTAATACTTATTATTGTGTGTATTGTTGCTGAAAAAATCAGTAACATTTTTAGCAGTATTAAGGACTGGTTTGAAACTAAAAAAAGGCAAAAAGAATGGAGGGATAAACTCAATGGTAAGAGCAGATGACCCAAGGGCAATCGAGATTATGGAACGAGACCGTTTAGGTAGAGATTACATAGAAGATGAAGGCACAAAGTGTCCTGTGTGTGAAACTGAAAATCCAGAATATCTATATTATTCTGATATTCGTGACGAATACGTAGGTTGTGAACACTGCATAGAGAGGGAGAAACAATAATGAAGAAATTTATTGTTTGTGAGATAATTAGGGCAATAGGTTGGATAATTACTCTTTATTTTGGCATATTCGAATTATTTATTCAGCCGTTATCAATGCTTATATCGAAAGAAACCTCAGTATTAGAGTGCTTGATAAAAATATTTTTTATGCCTTCTGTCGTATTGCTATTGATTACAATCTTCAAAAATGTTGAATCTTATATAAACAAGCACATGAAATAAAAGAGGGTTTATTGATGAACAAGCAGGATTATAAGAAGTTTTTGAAACATAAGGAGATTTGTTGGGTGAAAATATTTGATAAAAATGATAACCTTAGATATTTAATAGTAACAAAGAATCAGTTAAGAGAGAAGTATTATTTAATATCAATTAATGCTGGTATCAGAACAGAAATTACAAAATCTCCCAATCCTTTAGATTTCAATAAATATCTTACAGAAATTTTAAAGTGAATAGTAAGGGAGGTGAATTGTTGAGTCAAAATTCTAGAAGACAAAGATTAGGAGCGTGTGACGTTACTAATCAAGTGGAAAGATATGAGGAAGAATGCGGAAAAGTAATTACAAGAAAAGCTTCGCAACAGGAATTAAAGGAAATATTATATAGATTCAAGAAAAGAAAGGAACAAGACGAAAATGATAGAAAGTGCTATAAAACTGAGCAATGTAACTGAAATTAATGACTTCGTTCGATTGACAAATATGTGTACTGGTGACGTAACCATTTATAGCGGCAGATACATAATAGACGGGAAATCGTTAATGGGAATATACAGTTTGGACTTATCAAATTCAATAAGAGTGGAATTTGACGGAGATATACCAGACACAGTAAAAGAAGAGATGAAAAAATACATAGCAGAGTAGGTGGGTTATATTGAAGGTTAAAATTAATAGTATTACAGGTTTCGAAGATGCCTTTGTAGCGATGTATATAAGCAAGAGAAGTTGGACACCTAAACTTGATGAAGAAATTAGAATGGTTTGCAGAACTGTATTAGATAAAACTGGGCGAATTAAATCGTCAGATATATATGATATTTCACCCGAATTTAAAGAGTTGAAAGATAAGTTCAATAATTGGTTGACTATGCTTTTGCGAATGGGGAGAAAACATATAACACTACTACGTTATATAGATGTTTCCATAATGACTGAAGGGATTCATAGAGCAGGACAAGATGATGTGGATGCACACGCAAAAAGATTTGACAATCGCATCATTCGTAGCAGTACTCGACTTGCTGAATTTGAAGAAGGAGAAATGTCTAAATACTATGAAGACAAGATAATAACAGATGCAAAAGCTCTTAAATGTGTTCTTGGAATTGATATGCCAGGAGAAATTATATATAACGATTGCAAATATATTAAAGCACCTAATGGATATATAAAAGAGGAATATAAAAACAACAAAGATGTTAAGAGAGGTTTATATATGCTTAGTATTCCGAGCAATTTTATCTCTAAAATTAATATCACTGAGTTTGGTCATGTATTCAAGGAGCGTAACCAAGATGGCGGCGCGAACCCAGAGGTTAAGGAATGGGCTGAATCGGTTATGTGTCAAATTTCTAATTTTCATAACCAAATCACAAGAGAATACGTGTTATCGATAGAAAATTAGAAGGAGATTGTATGAAAACATTTAAAATTTATACTGCCGGTGGAATGGGGAAGTTTGGCAAAGATGAATTTGATAAGGCAAATGATTGGAGAAATTACTGTAAATCAACTTTGGAAAATTGCGAATGTGATTATAAGGTTAACGTTATAAATCCAAATGACTACTTCAATTTTGTTGACGAACCTCCGAGGTATGCTTCTGAAAGAGAAATTATGGATTTCGATTTGTATAAACTTCGTAGCTCAGATTTAGTAATCATTAATTTCAATGATATGTATTCTCTAGGTTCGATGGCAGAGCTTGCTATAGCTTATGATAGAGGAATACCGGTTATTGGACTTGACACAGAAAAACAAAATATTCATCCTTGGCAGATTTGTATGACAGAGAGAATATTTAATAACATTGATGAGATGTTAGATTACATAGAAGATTTCTATTTAAAGTAAGGGGAAGTTTACATGATAAGCAGAGAAGATTTTTACAATAATCTATCCGAAGATGAAAAGCAGTTATGCGACTTATGTGACGATTGGCAGTTGGGTGACTGTGAAGAATGTGAACTTTGCTCCAATATCATAAAACAAAGAGAGGGGAATGACTATTGCAAATTATAAAAAAAGATGGAACATTAGAGCAATACGATGAACAAAAAATAATAAATGCATGCAATAAGGCTGCAAGACGTGCAATGGTTGAACTTTTAGATAAAGACTACCAAATTATTTGCAATGCCGTATGGGATAAATTAATTGAAAATGACTTAGAAGATACGGAAATTTATGATATGCATAACATCGTTGAAGCTGTCTTAGAAGAACATTACCCATTGGTTGCAAAGATGTATAAGGAATATAGAAACTATAAAAAAGACTTTGTACATATGATGGACAAGGTATATGCAAGAAGCCAAACGATTAGGTATATCGGAGACAAGAGCAATGCCAACACCGATTCAGCCTTGGTTGCTACAAAAAGAAGTCTTATATACAATGAATTGAGTAGCGAATTGTATGAAAAGTTTTTCTTAACACTTGATGAAAAACAAGCTATGAAGGATGGATATATATACATACACGACAAAAGTGCAAGACTCGATACTTGGAATTGCTGTCTTTCTAAGATTGGTGAAATCATGAAAGATGGATTTGAAATGGGTAATGTTTGGTATAACGAACCAAATTCACTTGATACAGCTTTTGACGTTATGGGAGACATTATTCTTTCCACTGCTGCTCAAGAATATGGTGGCTACACCATACCTGAAGTAGATAAAATTCTATCACCATATGCAGAAAAATCTTATAAAAAATATTTTGAAGAGTATTTACAAATAGCTGACGAAATTGAATACGAACAATCAGTAGAAATACATTCTGACAAGGCTTGTAAGTATGCAATGAAAAAAATTAAACGAGATTTTGAACAGGGTTGGCAAGGAATTGAATACAAACTGAATACAGTAGGTTCTTCGAGAGGTGATTACCCATTCGTTACTATGACTTTGGGTTTAGCTACCGATAAATTTGGCAAGATGGCAGCAATAACTTTGTTAAATGTTCATAGAAAAGGACAAGGAAAAAAGGGATTTAAACGACCAGTATTATTCCCAAAGATTGTATTCTTGTATGATAAAGAACTTCATGGTGATGGTTCTAAAGAATTTCCTAACGCAGATGTATTCAATGCAGGTATTGATTGTAGCAGTAAGACAATGTATCCTGACTGGTTATCTTTAACTGGTAATGGATATGTGTCCGAAATGTATAAGAGATATGGTCAAGTGGTTAGTCCCATGGGCTGCCGGGCATTTCTATCACCTTGGTATGAAAGAGGTGGTATGCATCCAGCAGACGAGAATGATATTCCAGTATTTGAAGGGAGATTTAATTGTGGCGTGATTTCTTTAAACTTGCCTATGATACTTGCTAAATCAAGACAAGAAAGTAGGGATTTTTATGAAGTATTGGACTATTATCTTGAACTTATTAGAAATCATCACAAGAGAACTATTGATTATTTGGGCGAATTAAGAGCATCTACAAACCCAGTAATGTTCTGCGAAGGCGGTTTATATGGCGGTAATTTAAAGCCAGAAGAAAAAATTAAGTCAATTCTTCCACCCATGACAATTAGTTATGGCATCACAGCTCTTAACGAATTGCAAAGATTATATAATGGTAAATCAATTAGAGAAGATGGTGAATTTGCTTTAGAAGTAATGCAATATATACAAAACTATGTTGACAGAATTAAAGAAGAAGACCAAATACTTTATGCTATATACGGAACTCCGGCAGAATCACTTTGTGGATTGCAAGTAGAACAATTCCGTAAGATGTACGGCATTATCGAAAATGTATCAGATAAGCCTTATGTGAGTAACAGTTTCCATTGTCATGTTTCTGAAGATATGTCGCCTATAGAAAAACAAGATAAAGAAGAACGTTTCTGGGGTTATTTTAATGGTGGCAAAATCCAATATTGTAGATACAATTTAGGGTATAATAAAGAGGCAATAAAAACACTGGTATTAAGGGCTATGGATAAAGGTTTCTATGAAGGTGTAAATCTTGCAATGTGTTATTGTGAAGATTGCGGATATCAGCAAGTAGAAATGAATGTTTGTCCGAAGTGTAACAGCAGTAAAATAACAAAGATAGACCGTATGAATGGATACCTTGGCTTTACGAGAGTTCATGGGGAAACAAGATATAACGAGCCTAAAAATGCCGAAATCAAAGATAGAATAAGTATGTAAAGTAAAATTAATAAGATAATAGCTGTTTACTAAATAATCTATATAAATGGCTATTGTCTTATTACAAACAAAACAAAGAAAGGAACAATACATGATTATTGCATTAATTGGAGCATCAGGCTCCGGCAAATCAACAATTGAGCAAGAATTGTCAACTAATCACGGATTTGACAAAATTATATCATACACTACAAGAAAACCCAGAGAGCACGAAAAAAATGGAGTTGATTATCATTTCATTTCAAATGATGATTTCATAAAATTAATGAATAGCGGGGAAATGGCAGAATACGATGAGTATTCACAAGGACGCTTGTATGGCACGTTAAAACAAGATTATAAGATAGGCAATAAAGTAGTTGTTCTTACACCCAACGGAGTTAGACAGTTGAAGAATAACTGCAAAGAGGATGATATATTCACTGTTCTTGTAAATGCAAATCTCGGAACTCGTGTAAAAAGGTATATCGATAGGTGCGGTGTAGATAAGTTTACTTTCGACGATAAAAATGAAATTGCTGCTAGAGTAGAACGTGATTTTGGTATGTTTTTAGGACTTGAGAAAGAAGTTGATCTCGTAGTTGATAATAGTGAGGGTGTTGATATAATGAATTTGACAGCGGAGATTGTTACAGAATATTTAAAAAAATAAAATAGGAAAGGGGAAATTATATGGAAGCAATTACAAGCAACAGCCTATATTGGGCGAAAGTAAAAGAGAATGCTATCATCCCTACAAAGAATGATGAAGATGCAGGATATGATATATATGCCTGTTTTGATGAGGGTTGTGTTTTAATACCGCCTCATGAAACCAAATTGATGCCAACAGGTATAGCTTGTGCAGTAGGTAGTGGCTATTATTTGCAAGTGCAAGAAAGAGGTTCTACTGGCAGTAAAGGTATGAAATATAGTGCAGGAGTAATAGATAGTTCATATAGAGGAGAAATATTCATCGCTATTACAAATGTTAATCTTAAACCTGTATGTATAATCAAAGAAAACGCAGATAAGCCAAACATTTATCCTTATAGCGAATGTATATATTATCCGTATGAAAAGGCTATTGCGCAACTAATTGTACATAATGTCCCTGAAATGAATAGTAATGAAATTACGTTTGAAGAACTACAGGGTATACCTTCAGAACGAGGTGACGGTGCTTTAGGAAGTAGCGGAAAGTAAGAATAATCAAAGATATATTTTCATAAGAATAGGAAATAAAGGAAATAAACCATTTTGATTATGGAAGAAATTACATAGGCTTTGATTGTAGAATAAAAGTGAGGGGGTTGCTTAATACTATATGATTAGTTCAAGAACCGAAAATATCGAAATCCAACATTATAATAGAAAAAAAGAAGAAATTGATATAAATTCTAAATCAAGTGAGGAACATATAAAAAATATCATATCCAACACAATTATAAGAACTATAAAAGAAACCTAAAGTTAAAATGTTACATAAAAATACAGATACACATTGCATTGTTTTAAGAAATATGTTATACTAACATTATAATAGATAATGTAATGTGTATCTTTTGTAAAGGAGGCACATTATGAATAATTTAACAGCAATATATGTAAGACTATCAAAAGAAGACTTGGATAGCGGCGATAATGAGAGTGAATCAATACAAAACCAAAAATCAATGCTTCTAAATTATGCTATAAAAAATAGTTGGGCAATTTACGATATTTATTGCGACGAGGATTATAGCGGCGCTTATTCGGGAAGTGAAAATACACGTCCTGAATTTAATCGAATGATTGAAGATGCCCGAAAGGGTAAATTCAACATTGTTTTATGCAAAACGCAGTCTAGATTTAGTCGTAATATGGAAGTGATTGAACAGTATATTCATGGACGGTTTACAGAATGGGGAATACGTTTTGTCAGCCTAATTGACAACGCCGATACAGAAGTCAAGGGCAATAAGAAAGCACGACAAATTAATAGTCTTATTAATGAATGGTTTTTAGAAGATTTATCTGAAAACATTAAAGCTGTTTTTAAAGACAAAATGAAGAGAGGTGAATATTTAGCAACATTTCCGCCGTATGGATACTCAAAAGATAAAAATTGTAAGAATCATCTTGTGATTAACCCCGCTACAGCTCCTGTTGTAAGGGAAATATATGAATTGCATCTACAAGGATATGGAGCAGCAAAGATAGCTCGTATACTTAATGATAGAGGTATTCCAAATCCACGAAAACAACAAGAAATAGACGGTTTAAGAAAAACATTTTTTTATAAACCAGAAGAAAATGGTACATGGAGTACTACCACGGTTGGCGATATTTTAAATAATCAATCATATTGTGGTGATGTAGTACAGCATTTAAAAGAAAAAGTTAGTTATAAATCAAAAGTTGTAAGGCATGTAAAACAAGAGGAAAGAATTATTATACATGATATGCACGAAGCCATAATAAGCCGGGAGATGTTTAAGGAAACTCAGTTAAGATTGTCTAAAAAACGAAAGGCTACTGGTACGGGAAAGGTACATATCTTATCAGGTAAAGTTTTTTGTGCGTATTGCGGTAAGCCTATGCAAAAAAATCACTCTAAAACAGTCAATGGTAGAATTGACTATCTTAGATGTCGAGACAAGTATGCATATGCAACAAAAGACAGATGTATTACGCCTAACATAAGGATTGATACTATATTGGAAGCAATCAAGAGTCAGCTATTTGAAAAATTTGAAGATGCAATTATCAATGATATTAACGAGGATTTAATACTGGATAAAATAACAAAGAAAACTGACAGGCGAGATTTTAAGATAACTGAACTTGAAAAACTTAAAAACGAAGCACAAAAAACAGAAAAAACTTTGGAGCATCTATACAGCGACAGACTTAATGAGATTATTTCTTTGGAGCAGTACATCCAATACAATAAAAATTATAACAAAAAATTGAACGATTTAAACTTTAAAATATCTGGAATTGAAAAGGAACTATCAAATGAGGACAAACCTTCTAATGAGGATATTGAACAGATTATTAAAGATTTTTTAAAAACACAGTCCATTGACAGAAAAATCATTGATAATGTTATAGATAAAATTGTATTCGGAGAAATAAACCCACAAACCAACCTGCCGATATTGAAAATATTTTGGGCATGGGATTAATTTTTTTTATAGATTGTACTTCGAAAGCTCTATATCTGAAAATACCCATATAATTTCTGCCTTAGTACATTTTACATTGATTGCTCTATCAACAATTTCCTGACCGCAAGCAGTAAGGTAAACTCTTATATTTTCTAAGCAATCCTTGTCTCTACAACTGTCCAAAACCTTATCAGTATGTATACAAACTGCTTCTCTGAAGTTTGTTCCACAGCAGTTTGAGTTATCATGACATTTATCCAT